ACAGATCGCTTTTTAGCAGAAGACTTCTTTTTAGATGATCGCTTTTTAGCAGAACGTCTTTTAACAGATCGCTTTTTAGCAGAAGACTTCTTTTTAGATGAACGTTTCTTAGATGAACGTCTCTTTACAGATCGCTTTTTAGCAGAAGACTTCTTTTTAGATGAACGTTTCTTGGATGAACGTCTCTTTACAGATCTCTTCTTAGCAGAAGACTTCTTTTTAGATGAACGTTTCTTGGATGAACGTCTCTTTACAGATCTCTTCTTAGCAGAAGACTTCTTTTTAGATGAACGTCTCTTAGATGAACGTCTCTTAGATGAACGTCTCTTAGATGAACGTCTCTTAGATGAACGTCTCTTAGATGAACGTCTCTTAGATGAACGTCTCTTAGATGAACGTTTTTTCATTGGAGAAGACTTCTTTGGTGCAGATCTTCTACGTCTTGGGGATTTCATTTTTTTGGAACCAGATTTTTTGGCACCTCCGAACAAATTACTGACAAAGTTTTCAATCATTTTTATTTATACTATAAACAAATATTTTTTTTTTATTTAATTGTAATTAATTTTATTTTAATAAAATTAATAAAATAATTAATCAATCCCAATACTTTGAACCATATGATATAAATATTTCACTAAAAGGTTTAATATTACGAGAAGTCTTTGCATAAACATTATCACCTTTAATTTCAAAATAACTATTGTTTCTAAATTTAGAATTATGAGCATCATTAATATTTCTTATAATAGTACTCCTTAAATCCAGACCATCCCAACATTTTTGTCCTTTATTCTTCATATCACAAAATACGTAATCCCAGCATTTTTCTTTTTTACATCTTCGTTCCAAATTTTCTAATGAAACTTGGTTATAAGGAAAACTATATTTTCCTATTATATCACCTCTTTTAAATCCATATGGTCCAACAAATAAACCATTACCACCATTACGTATATTTGATTTGTCTATATACACATTGTCTATTAACATTGTATGTAAATGACAATATTCTGGATATAAACCTAATTTTAATTTACAACGAGAATTATTACTATTATTAATATAACCACATTTACTCGTTTTATCAACTTTTGTTTTTGCTTTAATTTCATAATCTTTACGTTTAGGTGATATATGTTTTTTTTTAATACTTTTAAAATTTCCTTTTACAAAGTTTGGATCTGGACTTTTAAAAGATTTACTCATATTATAAGCAATCAAAAAATATTTACATAAAAATTATAATTATCTTTTTTATTGATCTAAATTAATATGACTATAATAATTTTATTTATAGTAATAATATTAATAATAATATTTACAAAACGTTATGAATCTTTTAATCAAGACCCGTATAAATCTTATATTTTTGATGAAAAATTAAAGTCTCAAGAATATTTAACATTTTTAGAAAATGTGTATAGTGAATTTAAAAAAAAAACTAAAACTATTGATAAATTAACTGACGATATAGAAAATGAAATATTATCACCAGTTTATAAAAAATGGGACGAAAATACACCTAATAAAACAATTTATAAAAAAGAATTTAATAAAAAAGGTGAATTGTCTATAGATTGTACAGCATTATCAAATCATTTGTGTCAATTTACTGATCCTAATTTTTATATACCTTCAGATAGAGTTTACGCTCCACCACCTTGGTTAATAAAAAGTTATAAAGATTTAGAATATCTAAAACAAACAAATTTAAAATGTTTTAATGAAAATTTTGCATGTTGTAAAAAATCATTAGCATAAATATCATTACTTTTTATTTATGATATATATAAATTTTTTTTACATAGTTATATTATATGTTGTATATTTTAATATTTATTGCTATTTTGTATATAGTTTATAAAAATATAGAAACATTAGAAAACACTAAACAGCTCACAATTGATGTTCCGTGTAAAAATTGTAATATTTGGAATCATTTAGATGCAAAAACAAAATGTAATACTATTTGTCAAAAAGCTAATATTAATAAGCCATATAAGTTTACTGGTAAATGGGTAAATAACGCTAATAAATCAAAAGATTCAATTTGCGAATGTAGTAAATTAGGTGAATATAATAAACATTATGTTGGATGCGCATTAGGAAAAAATTGTTTTATATGGAATCATGGTGATGCAAAAACAATTTGTCCAAAAATGTGTAATCAATATTTACTTGATAAAAATACCGAATGGACAGGTAATTGGAAATCTACTTCCATAAATTCATCTGCATGTGAATGTCAATATTATAATTAAAATAATAATATTAAATATATTATTATTAACTTTTATTAAACATTTTCATATGCTATAACTTGTTCCGGATTAGATTCTCTTAAATTAAAAACTAGACCAGCTAACATAAATATTAATCCAATAACAATACCAGCTATTCCTCCGCCTCTATTTGAACTTTCTATAGGTGGGTTACATTGTTCTTCACCTTGACTTCTTCCTGTAAACCAATACCCAACTAAAAATATAACTATACCAACTAAAATTAAACTTGTACCTAAAAGACCCATTTTTATATATATTACTTATATATAAAAAAATAATTGTAAATTAAATTGTTAATTTATATTTGAAATATTCTAAAAAAGCATTTTGAAAAATCTTAAACTCCTTTTTATCATTTATCGTTAAATTTTTTAAAATATATTTTGAAGACACTACTTTATCAGGTAATTGATAAAATCTATCTTTAAAAGTTTCATTAAATATATCTATTTCTTGATTTCTATTTAACATTATATAATTATAAAATGAATCATATTCCTTTGTCATTTATCTATTTATAATAAAAATATTTTATCTATTAACCTAATACAATTTTATATTTTTTAATATATAAATCATTGTTAATATTTCCTCTTGATTTTTAATTAATCTTTTAATATTTTCTTTACTTTTATAAAAATTATGTAGTTCTTGTAAATATATTTTTCTATTTAATATATTCTTAATAAAAAATACAAACTTTTTATATTTTATTTTTAATGATTTTTTATTTAAATCATTCTTTATAGTTTTAATATCATCATTTAGTAAAAATATATAAGTTCTTAAAAAAATATATAATGTCGAACATTCTAAATTAGATTGACATAATGGACATTTAAACCTTTTATATTTTAAAAATATAGATTCATCATTTATTTTTAATTTTGATATTATATATCTAAAAAAACACATGAAATGATAATTATGATTACATTCTAATATAATTTTCGACGTATTTATATTCAATTTTACATATTCATTATTTACATATTCATTATTTACATATTCATTATTTACATATTCATTATTTACATATTCATTATTTACATATTCATTATTTACATCTTCTAAACAAAATATACAATCTTTATTAAAACTCGGATTTATTGATTCATCTGTTATTTTAAAATTTTGTATAGTCATTATTATGAATATAACTCCAATAAAATTTTATATTTCTCTAAAATTGATGATGTACAAAAACTATTCACTTTTTTCTTACATAATGGACATTCTACTCGAAAACAATTACTATTAACAGATGTATTTATACTATTTTCTGTTTCATAATATGATTTTATATTATCTAATTCATTTAATTCATTTGATTTATTTACATTTGATTTTATTTCATTTACATCTGATTTAATTTCACTTGAGATTCTTTCATTTGATTTTATTTCGTTTACATCTGATTTAATTTCACTTGAGATTCTTTCATTTGATTTTATTTCATTTACATCTGATTTAATTTCACTTGAGATTCTTTCATTTGATTTTATTTCGTTTGATTCAGATGAGTTTATTATATGACGTAAATTAACTAAATGATCATAATAAAGATTTATATCATTATTATATGATTTTTCAGTTAAATTTTTATTACGATTCCATAATACGGCTTTATTTTTTATTATATCAAAATCAATTACATTATTATCAATTACATTATTATCAATTACATTATTATCAATTACATTATTATCAATTACATTATTATCATTTGAATTATTATCATTAAATTTTTTAAAATTTTCGTGTTTACTACTACAATTACTATTACTATTACTAGAGTCACTTGTTTTATTTTCACTTGAACATAAACTAGATAAACTTGAAGATAAAGAATTATTTTCACTTTCATTTAAAATATCAATTTCTACATTTGCAAATATATATTCATTATAATTATGTTTTATATATTTTGTAAAACAACATAAATGAAAAATATGATTACATTTTAAAATTATAATTCTAGATTTAAACCAATCCATATTTAAACCATCTGTATCTTTATTATAATCTGTTTTAATATTTTCACCATTTAAAAATGAGTTTAAACAAAAACAACATGTAGATTGAGAATATGGAATATTATTTAGTATTTCGTACAAATCATGAGTTGTATCGTATAATGATAATTCTGGTATCACATTACATTTACCAGATTTTATAACAAAACCAATCATTTTTATAATTTTCATTAAAACAATAAAAAAACAATTTTTTATTATTGATCGACGATTTGATCGACGATTTGAACGTCTTAATTACAAAAAATACCAGAAAACTAGATACCTAGGCAGTGGTATATAATATACTTATTCCGTATTATTACAATATCGGTGTATACTTATTCCGTATTATTACAATATCGGTGTATACTTATTCCGTATTATTACATTATCGGTTTAAACTTATTCCGTGTTATATAGTTATACTAATGGACACCACATAGATTGCCATGGATTTTTAGCACCTTTCATATATACTATATCAGAAGGTAATGGATAAAAAATTCTATATAAATTTTTATAGAGTGTTTGATTAACATATGCATCAGTCATTGTTCTAACTTGGCTACTTGGTCTTGCTGCTGTTTCACCTAACATAGGATCTGCATACTTCCAATTATTATAAACCAAATTATAAAGTCTATTAATAATAAATGGTTGAGCCGATAGTGGATTTTTTGTTGACATTTGTGAATCAATCATACTCATAGCTCTCATCATATCATGATCTTCATGAACTAAATTATGACAATGAAACATATAATCACCTTTATGTGGACCAAATCTTGCTAAAACATATATTACTTCACTTGGTCCTAGGTAAAATACATCTTTTGGTGACCATATTTCATTTGTTCTTAAACCTACTGGTTCCACACCACCTGGTATTTCACGATCTCTTCGTAATAAGAAAAAATCTACAAGATGCATATGAACCGGGTGAAACCAACCTCCACCAGACTTAAATTTCCAAACCTCCCATGTATTTTGTCCAACATCGCTAGCTGCAATTTTTGCTGTGTCCCATGTCTCTCCGTTTATTACCCAATGACCATTACTTCTACCAAATACCATTTCTCTATGATATTGATCAGCCATAGCCATCGCCATTGCAGCATCACGATCTGGTTTTGTTAAAACATTAAATATGGGTTTTAATGGATCAGGTGTTGTTTGAGTAGTAATGAAAACTGGTGGGTTTGGAACAGATGGAACTGCTGAAAAACTAGCTCTTGCAAGTAAATGTGAATGACAAAAATAAGGAACATCTTTCATAATTTTACTAACAAAATCATTCCAAAAATAAACTGTTCTACTACCATAATTTGCAAAATTACATACAATTTCATATCTTTCTGCAACTCCAATGAGTAGACCTTCAATAGGAAAAGCTATATGAGTAGTTCTAAAACCACCATCTGTTGCTATAACTCTACATAATCTCTGAGAAATATCATTTAAATTGTGATCCTTAATCTTAAAAAGATAAGGTCTTGATGCAGCTGCATTTAATATTCTAAATCTATACCATTTAGGTTCTAAATTCATTTGAGGAAATGGTATTCCATTAATAGTATTAATATCACCATAAAGGTCGTCTTTGTGATCTTCAAAATAACTATATCGCAATTGACATTTATTATCTAATACTTTATCTGCTAATATCATACTGAGTTCTTCTATATCTTCTAAATTCCATGGTTCTCCACATCCACCATCTTTGACTTTTGCTGATGTAATTTTTAAACCAGCTAATCCATAATATGCATTTTCTGTTGTAATATGTAAAGCATGATCATGATACCATCCTGTACCAGCTCTATTATTAGGAAAGATGTAATCTTTTACTTCACCAAAACACGTTTCATCTTCTGCCCAACCATCAAATGGAGCTAAACTTGCTGAACCATGAAAATGAACACTTATAGGTCTACCCGATTTACCATTTACCGGTAAACAAGGATTGTAACTTCCTTTAAAATACCCTGTTACTGTATTAATTGAATTTTTAAATCTTACAAGTGACTCATGACCAGCTGGTACTCTCATTGTTGGTCCAGGTGCCATTCCATTATATGCTAAAAACCATGTTCCAGGATGTACCTTACATCCCACAATTGAATTATCAAATGGTCTAGTTTGTACTTGTGATATAGTAATATCATAGGATAACATACAATGATTATCTGGTCTACATAACTTATTTTTTGGAGCAATAACTGGAGGATTTTTAAACAGATCAACAAAAGGTGTAATTTTATATGGTGTACCCAAAAACCCACCAACATTAATAGTAATACCATCTCCTGATTGACAAATATCACTTTGTAAACCAAAAGGTGAAATTGGAATCGTTTGTGAATTTATATTACGAAATACTAAATAATATATTAATATAAACATTTTTAATATATTATTACAATTACTTTTAAATTAAAATTTAAACATATTTATGTTTATTATTATAATAATTGCGTACATTTTGTATAAAATATTTATTTAGGGTAATCAAGAAAGATGAAAAGTACATTAATCACGCTTCCTTTATATTTATTATCTAATCTTAGTATAAATAAAGGTCTTGAACCTTGGAATATAGTAAGAAATATATTTGGTACAAATACAAATACAAAGAATCATGAAATTATAAAATGTAATAATAGTTATTTAAATTGTAAAAACGAAGAGGAAATTATTAAAATATTTTATCCAAAAGGTAGTTATTCACCAAGTAAACAAATAGTTGGAGGAATAGGATTTTTTGCTAGTCCAAAAAATATATTTATGGCAAATGAAGTTGTTTTTAAATACCAAGTTTATTTTGATGATACATTTCAACCAGTTCTTGGTGGAAAACTACCAGGATTATTTATTGGTAAAGGAACCAATAAAAAACATATGGTTGGAGCTTCAGGAGGAAAACACCTTGACACATCTAGTTGTAGAATAGCTTGGAGAAGTAATTTAACAGCTGAAGCTTATATCTATATTCCAGATAATCAACATCCGAATTTTTATAATATTCCAAATTTAATATTAAATCCACAATATGGACATTCATTATGGAGAGGTCTTTTTCAATTTTACAAACACCAATGGAACAATGTATCAATTAGATTAAAAACAAATACTTTCACAAATTCTATACCAAATTACGATGGTGAATTAGAAATCACTATCAATAATGTTACACAAAGTTTTAACAAATTATTATGGAGAACACAACAAGAATATAATATTAACGCTATTATACTTGAAACATTTTTTGGAGGAAGTCAACCTAACACTGCAACTCCAAATGATACATGGTCTTATTTCAAAAATATACAATTGCAAAAACTTAATTAAATATTAATTTAAAAAAAATTAAATTAATATTATTTATGTTTTTATGTTTTTATGTTTTTATGTTTTTATGTTTTTATGTTTTTATGTTTTTTGATGATATTAATTTATAATTGTCATTTCAATTTGAGAACGTCTATTATTTTTTTTATAATCGTGTGTAACCCATGAATACATACCAATATGATATAACATTACTGTAAATATAATTACTGTTGTAAAGAATGTAAATATTTTATTAAAAACTACACTTAAAAGTAATTTATGATATTGATTTCTAAGATGACTATTAAATAAAGAATATATCATAAAACAAAAGACAGGAAAAACTAATATAACAATATATGGTAGTAAATCTAAAATTTTCTTATCATAAAATGCTGATAATAAATATATAAAGTATAATGTATTAAATAATCTAAAATAAATTAATGATAATCTTAAAACATTTATGAAATTAAAAAATCGTAATACAAAATTTATATTTGGTGCAATAATATTTACTAAACTATTAAAATACATATTGTTACACCAACGCTTTCTTTGATTTATATAGCTTTTAAATGAATCTGGTGAAATAGTATAAACGTGTGCTCTAGTATCCATAACTATTTTAGCTGTAGAATTTGTATAAATTAAAGATCCAGTAAATCGTCTGTCAGTACCAATGTTTTGAACACTTGATTTAATTAAATTATCTTGTTGTGTCATTTCTGAATATAATGTCATTGATTCGGCACAGCTATTTTCAATTTTATACATTGTATTACACCCTGGTAAACATAATACTTGATTAAATAAATCTTCATTTGTTCTTCTCATAAATTGACCATATAAATATTGATAGTTTTGTGTTAAATTCCAAAAAAAGTTTCCATAAGCTTCATTTACATTTACAATACCACAACAAGCAGTTGCATCTCTCCGTTTCATTGTATCTAATAAATACATTAAATTTGTATCAGATACAATTGTATCACCGTCTGTTCCATAAATATAATTAAATCTATTTACACCAAATAAATCAACTATATTAGATAAAATATCTTCTTTTAACGATCGGTTTTCAATTGTTAGATTATATCTTTCGTGATTAAAAATATCATTAAATAAAATAATAGAATCTTTTTTACCTAAATTTTTATATTTTCTAATCAAAATCATTGGTTTATTATTTCTTTGACCATATGTAATCTTTACATTAACTTGATCACCATTCCAAGATTTATATACTCCATTATTTTCTTTAGTAATAGAAGTAAAAATATCTGAATAATCATTATGACCATCTGAAATAACTGTAGTTAATAAATAATTTGATCCTAATTTATTAGAAATCAATGAATCAATTGTTTGTTCCACTTGTTCTAATCGTTCTTTACAAACAGGAACAAATGCTACAATTTTTTCAACATCTTCAGATTGTCCAAAATTTGGCTCTGAATCACCTTTAATAGCTTTGTAAATCATATTACAAATAAACATTACAGACATTAAAATATCATTTGACTTCAATATTAAAATAATGTACAAAATAACTTGTAAACTTCGTGTATAATATACTAATACACATCCCATTGCATTTAATAATACAATTCCAAAAATAAACATCCATTTTTTTAACAAAAATACTTTATTACTTACAACTTTGTTTTTATTATCCGAATAAAACAAGCCAAAAAAAATACCAGTAATAATAACAAAAATAGATAATCCAATAGCCAATGCAGCAATTTCAGCTCCTGTTAACGTCTTTATACTCGATACAGATGTGTCAAGTAATCCAAATGACACACTTGATTCAGTTGGTACACTTAATTCAGTTGACACACTTGACACACTTGACACAGTTGGCACACTTGATTCGGTTGATACAGTTGATTCAGTTGACACACTTAGTTTTAACATTTTACTTTTTTTTAAAATTAATAAAATAATCTAATTTCAATTTTTTATTAATTTTTTTTTATTAAAATATATGAACCTTTCCACCCATTCTTTCATAGTAATCAATAACTTTTTTATCTTCTTCATCTATATTTAAATTAATTACAATCAAATCGTATTTATTTTTTATAAATGTTACTCTGAAATTTTCTTTATCCAAGAATTTGATACATGTATTTGTATTTAAATTATTTTGAACTAACGGATCATAAATATCTACATTTGTATGTTTAACAAGTTCTTTATATAAATCATAACCTGGTGAATTCGTCAATAAACTTTCACCAGTTTTAAATCCTATACCGACAATAAGAACATTTTTACTATCGTATTTATCCATTAATTCAAACGCTTTCTTTTTAGGACGTTTTTCCATCAAATTTGTTGCATATTCTAAAACTGGTAATGATCCATTTTTCATTAAATAATATGGATTTACAGGAATACAATGTCCACCTACACCAATTCCAGGATAAAATGGCATAAATCCAAAAGGCTTAGTTGAAGACGCATTAATCATTTCTTTGACATCTATACCTACTTTGTCACACATATCTGAAATCTCATTTACATATGCAATATTCACCATTCTAAAACAATTTTCATATAATTTGCACATTTCTGCGCATTCTGTTGAACTAACTGGTACAATAGTATCTATAACTTTACTATAAATATCAACACATTTATTTAAACTATTATAATCTAATCCAGATACAACTTTTGGAATAAGTTCCATTGGAGGCTCAGTTCTTCCTGGATCAACTCTTTCAGGAGAAAATCCAACAAATACACCACGTTCTCTAAAAAATCCAAATATTTCTCTTGTAGCACCAACGTAAACAGAACTTTCAACCATAAGTAAAGATCCACTTTTTATAACATCTTTTAAATTATCTCTAACAGAATAAAGACAACTTAAATCAATTTGTTTATCAGATTTTACCAATGTTGGAACAGATACTAAAAAAACATTACAACTTTCTATACATGAATAATCTGTTTGAAAATGTATTTCTGGATATTTAGTCTTTAAATATTCTACTCGCTTCTCAGATAAATCTATACCAATCACATTATAATATTTACTAAATGTATTCATTAAATGCTCACCAACATATCCTACTCCTAAAACACATACACGAATTTCATCTTTTTTAATCATTGTTAATATATTAAAATTTATTTTTTTAAATTACTTTTTAATATATTAATTAAAATATTTTTGTTGCAATCTTAAAACTGCCTGTTCTTTCATTTTTGCTTCAATATCCAAATTAATCTTTGATCTTTCCAATGTTCGAATTAATGCCAATGGTAAATTTGTAACGTAATCAGAATGCGCTCGTCTAGCTGTTATAGAATCACTTATTTTTACACCACGTCTAGATTCAGATAAATGAAATAATGGTGTAATATCTCTTGATTTCCATATATCTAAAACTTCATTTGTTATATTTATCAACGCGTCATCATCTTTAATTGTTCCTGGATTAATATTATGATGATGATAATCAATTACAACACAAATTTTTAATAATTTCGATACTTCAAGAAGGTCTTCTATAGAATAAGCCATTTCACAATTTTCTAATACAAGTCTAGATCTAGAACTTTCAGATAATTTATAAAAATTTTCTTTAAAACGACTTAAAGCAAGTTCCTTTCCACCATTTTTTGATCCACCGTGAATAACAATAACACTATCCCTTCCACAATTCATCATATCTAATATTTTTGCATGAAGATCAATATCTATTACACTTTTTTCGACGACAGATTCTCTATGCGATGTTAATTGATTATATTGCCCTGGATGAAATGTTAACGTTTGATTGTAATGTTTTGCTATTTCACCAATTTCTTGAAGTCTAGATCTGAATTGTTCTAAATCATAAATAAGGTAATAGTCGGGATGACTTGCAAAAGGAAACATTTCACTAGACATTCTATATAAAAAAATATTATTTTTATAATTCCATCTAAAAATAGCTGGAAGATCATTAATATTTTGCCAAGCTAATTGGTAGATGTATTCTATACTATTTTGATTTACTGTATCTAAACGACATGTTCTAGAACAAAAAATTCCAAGCTTACGTAATTCTGTATTTATACAACAATATCCCATATTCAAATTACTTAAAGTCATCTTTCACATTTAATAACAATTTATATTTATAATTCAATTATTTATATAACTTTTATTTAAAAACATAAAATATATATTATTTAAAATAAATGACAATATTTTTAATAGGTATGTGCTATGCTGGAAAAACCACAATTGGTAGATTTTTATCTGAAAAATTAAATAAAAAATGGCTTGATTCAAGAGATATTTTTATATCTAAATTTAATATGTCAGAAAATGAATATTTAACACAACATGGAAAAATTAAATTTCAAGAAGCTGAAGAATTGTCTATATCTCAAGATTTTGGTGATTCTATTATATCATTAGGTGGTTCTGCTATTTACTATAATAAACAAATGCAATATATTCTCGATAACTATACTGTTATCTGGTTAGATGCTCCGTTTGATGTCATATTAAAAAGAAAATCTAATGAAAATTGGGAAAGACCAATTGTTTTTCCAGATGGTATAGAAACATTTCAAGATCTGTATTATCAACGTAAAGAACTTTATAAAAAATTCCATACAATTAGAATACCAATTCAGGAAACTGACTCGGCAAATGATGTTGTTGATAATATTATACTTAGATTAAAATTAATGCATTGAAATATATCTTAATTATATCGTATGGGTTCAAAAAGTTATGTTAATGAATTACTTATATATAATTATATTCATGTAATTAAGCCCAAATGATCCTAACATTTGGGCTTAATATTTTTTTAGTTTTTATATTTTAGTTTTTTAATTTTTAATTTTTATATTTTATCCTCTAATATTATTATTCAATTTAATTTTATCAAATTCTTGAAGCCATTGATCGATTTCAATGATACGAGTTTGGATCATTTTTTTAACAATCGAATCATTGTTTTCTAAACGTAACATAGAGGACGTAATATTGGATTTTTCCAACATAATAGCATTTTTATTAGCAAGAGTAAAAGGAGCGGCAGTAGTAGTCATAATAGTAGTACAAAATTTATAGAAATCTAAAAATAATTCAATTTTTTATAAATTTGCTTTATTTATGGTTTAAAATTATAAAAATTATATAAAAATTATAAAAAATTATAAAAAATTGAATAATATATATGACTGTAATTTATTTAAATAAGTATGTCTATTTATCAAACATCCCAACAAGATTGTGAGCAACAATTACTTGAAAAATTTAAAGACTTAATTGTTGAACATAATGAACAAACTGGGTCTAATATTCCTACAGAATACGAATTAGAACTATCAAAAACTCAAACAATAGCGTTTGAAAGATTTAAAAAGGGGGAGTCTTTATTAATTTTAGGGTCAGCAGGTTGTGGAAAAAGTTTTCTTATAAAACAATTTCACAAATGGATTACAAATAATCAGCAAAAAACAATGTATCTTACTTCTACTACTGGGATTTCCGCTTATAATATTGGTGGTATTACAATCAATAGTTTTATGGGTATAGGTACAGGAGAATCTTCTGTAGAAACATTAATCAGAAGATTAAAATATAAAACTAGTATTAAAAATCGTATAAAAATGACAGATATTCTTGTCATTGATGAAATTAGTATGATGTCTGCTAGTGTTTTCGAAAAAATAAATCATATTTGCCAAATACTTAAACGTTCAAATAAACCATTTGGTGGTATTCAAATAATTTTAACAGGTGATTTTTTACAATTAGAAACAATATTTAATTCAACAACAACATTAAATAATAAATCAGGTGATAATAGATTAATAATAGAAAGTGAATTATTTAAAAAGATGTTTACTAAATCAACAATTGTTTTACAAGAAAATTTTCGTCAAAAAACTGACACAAAATATATTGATATTTTAATGAGAATTCGTAAAGGTCTTCAGAATGAAGAAGATATAAAAACATTACAGACAAGACTTTTAGATACTGATAACAATTCTTTAATTCATTTAGTAAGTAGTAATAAAAAAGCACAATTAATTAATTCTAAACAACTTAATAAAATTAAATCAGATGATATTATATTTGAATGTCAATTTTCAAGATATGGTAATACAGAAACATGTGATTTATTAGAAAAAGAATTACTCTCACAATTTTCTCAACGAGGTATTGACACTCTAAAATTACGAAAAGGTTGTAGAGTACTACTTATTAAAAATTTAGATATATCATTAGGTCTCGTTAATGGTTCTATTGGTACTGTAAAAGATTTTATAAATAATAAAGTTGTTGTAGAATTTGATAATGGTGTTACTGAACAGATAGGTAAAATAGAATGGGAACTTGAAATAGATAATAGCAAGATTGTTGCTACACAAATACCATTTATGCTAGCTTATAGTATCACTATTCACAAAAGTCAGAGTTTATCACTCGATAAAGCCATTTTAGATTTGGCAGATTGTTTTTGTAATCATATGGTTTATGTTGCTCTTAGTAGAGTAAGATCTTTAGAAGGTGTTTATTTACATAGTTTTAATCCAAAAAAAATTACTGTTAATGAAAAATTACTCGATTTTATAAACGAAATTGAAACAAAAAATTGAAAAAATAAAAAAATCATAAAATTTTGAATAGGATGAAAGTAAAACAAATTTTGAAAAAGATAAACAACTTTTATAAGCAATATATAGAAATTGTCGAATTAAAAAGTTACTTTTAAAAAAACTCAAATATAAAAAATTAAAATAAAATAAAAAAAGGGCTTAAGCTTGCAAATAAATTATTATCTAAATGATATTAGTTTATTTGCAAGCTTAAGCCCTTTTTTATTTTAATTTAAATTTATTGTAAATTTTTTTATTAAATGTATATTTTAATATAATATGTCTTTATCTAAAACAAATTATGAAACTTTAAAAAGTTATTTAAATGATGGTATAGTACAAACTGAAATTTTAAACCCTAAAAGTACTTTTATGATTTGTAGTTATTGGTGGGGTAATGGAGTTGTTAATAGAAATTCTGTTCGTGGATTAACATATGATCAACAAGTTGATAGATTAATCTCTCAATGTCGTAAACTTAAAATTAATTATTATTTTATTAGATTTCCAATTTTTGAACAAAAAGGAATGTATCAAATTGCTCTTGGTTTAAAGGGAGAATTTATAATGCGATGTTTATTACAATTTCCAAAATACAAAGTTATTTATATAGATACTGATTTACAAATTTTAAAATATCCAAATTTGTTTGATATTGATGCTGATTGTTATTTTTTAAACTGGAACGAATATGATTTTGGTTGTTATAATCCTTATCAATTAGAATTACCAGGAGGAATTTTAGGGTTCGCAAATACACATGGCGCAAGGACTTTATTAAGTATATTAAATAGTTATATGATTAAAAATTTACATTTAGCAGAAGATAAGTCTTTTTCTGGAATTATTACCAGACATTTTATGGGAACATATTTACGTTGTGTTTGGTTACCATTAAATTACATGTATATGTTTGGTAAACATAAATATGATCCTAATATTGGAAAATATACTCATATAGCTGATTTTAAAGAAGAATTAAAAAATGAAGACTACGCTTTGCGCGATCTTGTTATGATTCATGAAGATTTTGAAACAGGTGCATTAGATGATGTTTTTTTTCAAAGAGTTGGAAAAGTATCCAGATGGCCACCAAATGTTTATAGACAACTAGGAGAAAAATTAAGATGTTTAAATGTTACTTTTAATAATTATGTTGATTTTAATTTAAACAAAAATCAATTAAAAGATTATTTACAAGATTTCAAAATTCGAGAAAACGAAGGTGTTTATAAAAATAAAAAGTTAATAACTGATATATCTACTAATATCCATTGTAAATTAAACGCTCAGAATTTAAATAACACGAGTAATTATATTTTAGTTTCTTTATTTGATAATACAGTTGATAAAAATGATATAGTGTCTTTTAAAGAATATTGTGATCGTTTTAAAATAAACTACTTACTTTATAAATCTAATAAGCGCGATTACACAAAAGTCTCTAAACCAACACTTTTTTTACATGTCCTAAAACAATATAAAAAAAATATCGTGTTTGTAGATATCACCACCGAATTAAAACAAGATCCAACCTTTTTTAAAGTCAAAAACATGGATTTTATGACAATAAATTTAAACAACACACGTGTTACAAAATCAAAATGTTCAGATTTAAGAATTTTAAAAACATTAAATGATAATTTATACTTTTTTGCATATAACGATGTCGTATTAGACTTTTTAAAAATATGGTATGAATACAACGATAACCTTAAATTTCAACATAAAAATTTAGAATACGCATTCAATAAATCTTTATCTACAAATAGATTACGTTGCTATTGGTTCCCCAAAGAATACATTTTAGGTCCCGTTTTAAAATACACCCAAATTAAATATTTCTTTAATCACAATTATCCAAATAAAAACATGCGTAAATTTACGAAAAGTATTCAGCTTTGTGGTATTAAACCACCATTGCAAGACGGATTACCGAGACGCACGCATTATTATGGTAGTTCTCATGGTTCAATATATCACAATAAATATGGGAAGTTATTTTTAGAATTTTAGTAAAACAGATATTTAATACAGTAAACTTTTTTTAAATGTTTATATTAAGTAATAATATGAATATAGATGTAAATATAAAACAACGTAAAAATATATTTGATAAATTCCAAGATAATTTTGATTATACCGTTTTACAAAAACAAAAGGAATTAGGACGAGGTGGACAAGGAAAAGTATACAGTTATTGTAGAAAAAACACTGAACAAGATTGTGTAGCTGTAAAAAAAATATATATTGAAGAACAACAATCTAAATATCTTAGTGACCCATTTGGTAAAAGATCACTGCTACATAGTACATTTATTGAACTAGCTTCTATGAAAATGATTAACCAATTCGTTTTATCTAATGTTTGTCCAAACTTTATCTTGCATTACACATGGCGATTTAAATCTAGATCTGGTATATGTGACGATCTTTATCCTAATGTTGCTTACTTTTTTAATGAATATATTTCTAATTCGCAAACTTTTACTGAATGGGTTAAAAAGGAATTATCTCAAGAAGAACTTTATAATGCATATTTTCAAATTATATATGCTCTTTATACATTACAACTTAAATTAAATATGACACATTTAGATTTACATACTGATAATATTATTGTACAAAAGGTACCAAAAGGTGGATATTGGGAATATACTATCGGTGAAAATACTTATTATGTACCTAATTTAGGATATATATTCTATATTAATGACTTTGGACATGCTTGGATACCTAATGTCTTAAAAAGTTGGTTTATTCGTCAAAGATACAACCCGAAACGGATAAAAAGTCATTTTGATTTAATGATCTTATATCGATCCCACCTTGCCGAGCTAAAGCGCAGCTTTGGTGAAGGTCACCTTAATAAAACTAAGAAAAATTTCCCAAAAAGCTTTCAAAAAGTATTATTATCTATTATAAAATCTTTACGTAATGGCTCAATAGAAGATTTCCCCGAAATCATTAAAAATGTATGGTTAGATAAATACAAGGTTACAAATAACAATAGTTCAATTATTGATAAATTTAATATTAATAATTCTATAAATATATCCGAAATTCCAGTAGAATTACGACCACTTTTTAAATAAAAAATTGAAAATTAATTGAAAATCTTAATTTTTGTACAAATATGAATGAGTTTAAAGTTATCGATGAATTAAGAACAGAACAAGAATCAAAAAATACTAGAAATTATCCTAGATTTTATGAATTAAATATTACAAAAAAGGTAGAATATAATGGCGATATATATGATGTAACGGTATATTATACTATGGTAGAAACTTTATGTGATGTTAAACATAAATTTGCCGATGTTAGAATTAATAAAAATAACAACCTTTGGATAAATGTTGTTATAGATATATATTGGAATGACTACTACCAATGTTATAATGAAGACATAGCACCTGTATTTACAGAATGTAAAGAAACGGTGTTATTCGGTGATTTTCAAAAAATTGCTGGATTCAATTTTTATGATTCGGATTTTGATATAGAAACAGAATTTAATAAAGATATGGAATTCAATCAACTAAACAATTTTAACAAACGTTTAAAAAATTATTAAAAACAATAAAATAAAAAAGGCCCTATGTAATATAGGGCCTTTTTTATTTTATTTACATTGTGACTTTTTTATTTAAGATATACAAATGCTATAGCAGCAGAACTAGAACTGAGAACTAATATACATATGATTAAAACAACCCACCACCAATTCTTAAAAAAATCTTTTAAAGGAGCAGGAATAAGTTTATCTAATACATTACCTGTTATATTAAGTGGTATATCAGTTAAGGGCTTTGCTGCATCAGTTACACTTTGAGTGAATTGATCTTCAGCTGTTGTTCTGCATTGTAATTTACCGCTAGTACCATTAGTAGTTATTTCTTCTCCTGAAAATTTAATAACTCCATTACCTACATATGTTAATTCAACATTACTAACATCAATTACTGGTACCGAATTAGTTTCTGATATAATAATTGTGTCTTTTAAAGTAAACTTATCTTGTGGATCATAAAGTACTATTACTTCATCGTTTTCATCTGATGTTATAGATGTTATTTGATAGTCGGTACTGTTAATTCTATTTGTATCTATTTGTGCTTTAATATACATAGCTAAAAACGCTGTACCTACCGCTGTAACTCCTACAATTGTTCCTGCAAGTTTAGGATTCTTTTTTATCCAGTCTCCCATTGAATTAAGTTTTTCTTTAAATGTTTTACTTTTAAATTCTGGAGTTTTAATTTCATCTAATAATTTTTTTCCTTCTATATCAAAATCAGCTTTTTGTGCGTCTGGTAAATCAGCCTTTATATCTTCTGGACTTGATTTTGCTAACTTTTTAGCATCGTCTCCTAAATTAGGAATATCATCTACCTTTTTAATATTATCTAAATTATCTATTTTATTTAAATCATCACTAACTTTGCTAACTTTTGATGGATTATCTAATACTTTTGGCGGATTTTTCCCAGATTTCAAAGAATTATCATACGAAAAACGTCTTTGCGCTGATCCTTCAGGAAACTTTTTATAATCTGTTCCTAAAGATTTTTTTGCCGAAGGAGCAGCTACTTTAGGAGGTGCTTCAATCTTTATTTTAGGAGGTGCTTCAATCTTTATTTTAGGAGGTGCTTCAATCTTTATTTTAGGCGTTTTAATTTTAGGTATTTTAATTTTAGGCGCTGTAAATTCTTCGTAGTAATTATTATTAAAAAAAAACATCTCTTATAATTAATTAATAAATAAAATTTAATAAATTCATTAAATTTTATTTAATTATGCACATTTTATTATTTCATTTTTAACTAATAAACTTGCTATTTTAGGATAATAGGAAGGATCTTTAATAACACGAATTGGAACTTTATTATCTACAAATACTTGTGTCATATAAGTTACATCTTCTCTAAATAATTTAAACAATTTATTAGGTGTCATATCTTTACATTTTTCTAATATTTGTACTTTATCTAATTCTGTTGTATCCTCTTCAAATTCTTCCTTTTTTTTATATAAATATACTATTAATAAAATAAATATAATAACAATTACTATAAATACTTTTGTTTTGTCTATTTTCATTATATTATTAAATAAATAAAAAAAATATTGATAAAAAGATTAGTAAACATAACAATATACTCCAGAATATCATACCAACATAATAAGCTTCTACAAATTTTTTTATCATTGAAGGTTTCGGTTTATTTTCTCTTCTATATTTTGCTATACGTGCTTGTAATGCTAACATTAATAAAAGATTTGACTGACCTTCTGCTATAATGTCAAATGTAGCTTGATTTGTATCCTGTTTTGCAATTGCATTACCTTCTGCATCAAAAATATACTTTCTAGTATTTCTAACTAATTTCCTAAGGTTTAAAAGAAGTTGATATTCTTCTAAAAATTCTTGTTTTGAAATCAAGTTCTTATTTGAATAATATTCATTTAAATAATCATAATATTTTTTTTTATTTTTCTCGTCTCCAAATACAATATTTATTATATCCGGTTTTATTTCCAATGGCCAATTTAACCCCATTTCTAAAAAATTATTTTTTATAGACGAATGATATGCTGCACGCATTTCATTTAAATTTCTATTAAACATTGGTTGAAATGGATTAACATATTGGTCTATAATAGCACCTAATATTTGAACAACAGCTATAACAACTGCAATAGCTAGACCAACTGGACCAAGTGCTGCACCTCCTGTCAATGTCGCTCCGACTGTTCCACCTATTGACACTCCTGTTGTCACTACTCCTACACCTATATTCAAAGCTGCACCAATAATTTCACCAGTTACTTGGTAAGCTCTTTCACCTTCTGTCATAGAAGTTAATGGTGCTTGTTGAATATTCATTCCTGCACTCGCAGCATCTGGAGCAATCTCACCTCCAACCCCTAGTGCTGTTTTTACTGGTTGAGGAACTTTCGCACTTACTCTTGCACCTGCTGCACCTACTTTTGTACCTACTTTTGCAGCTGCTGCAAGTCCAGCTTTTATTCCTGCACTAATAGCTGCTCCTATACCGCTCATTTACACTTAATTATTGTAAATATTTTTTTTATTAACATTAAATTAAATTAATTTAATCTAATTTAATTTCCACATCCTGCTATAATTGCTGCGTCAAGTCATCCTATAGGATTACCAGTATACAGTAAAGCTGCACCAATGCCCATTGACAAACTTTTACCAAGAGTATTTCCAAAAACTTTTAATAAAATCATTCCACCTGGAGGTTCAAAACAATCATTATTACAAAATCCCAATAATTTTTTTTGACAATAAGGCTTAGTTGTATAGGATTGTCCATTTTCTGGATCATATCTTAATTTTTCATCTTCACACCACTTTCTATATTCTTCTACACCTAATCAATAAAATAGATAAATAATACTTAAAGTATATGTTTATCTTAATAGTCATATAATTGTAACTTGTTGGTAAATGTGTTGGTATAATCAAAAGGGTTAGAACTATCTTTTCCACACCCTGCTATAACTGCAGCGTCAATTCCTCCTGCAAGAGCTAAACTTTTACCAAGAGTATTTCCCAAAACTTTTGATAAAATCATTCCACCTGGAGGTTCAAAACAATCATTATTACAAAATCCCAATAATTTTTTTTGACAATAAGGCTTAGTTGTATAGCATTGTCCATTTTCTGGATCATATCTTAATTTTTCATCTTCACACCACTTTCTATATTCTTCTAATCCCATAATACACATACCTTCACGTTCAGTTTCTCCTCCTATTTCATTTTTACTTGAAGATTGTGTTTGTTTATCAAATTCAAGTATTGTTTTAACATCTGGATGACTTTTATCTCTCCATTCGTAATATCTTGGAGGTGTATCTTCTACTTTTGGTGTAGGATAAACGGATTCACCAAGACACGTTTTTTTAGTATGTCTACATTCATATGTAAATTCATCACCAAAGTCTTGCCAAAAATATCCTTTATCTTCACACATTTTTTTTAAAGCGTATTTTTGTGCTCTCTTATCATCTATTTCCGTTGCTACGTTTAAAAGCAAGTGTTCTTTTTTATTTATATAATATTTTCTATAAATTATACTAATTACTAAAAAGATAATTATTAATAATAATAAATTATTCATTATATTACTTTATATAAATAATTTTAAAATTTATATAAATAAAAAATTTATATAATTTATTTTAAAATTTATATAATTTATTCTGATTCTTCTCCACCTATCAATAAAACACCTACGATACCTGAAAATGACATAAACAAAAATATTAGAATAATTGCTATAATTATATACATTGTATAATCTTCAGAATCTTCAGGTTTGGGTTTGGGTTTCTTCTCAATTCCCAATACTTCATTAAGACTTGTCTGAGCTGTATTAAATTGCTCAGCCATTTGTTGTCTTGTTATATCATTTTGTTCCGCTTGAAATACTCTATTTAATTCATCTTCTACTGCAGTTTGTGAACATGAACCAAGGTCTATGTTATATTCTTTACATTTATCCTCAAGAGTTTTTATACCATTCAAAGTACAAGCGTAAGTACCAGCGCCTATTTTACTTTCTGTAAGTTTATAACTTAAACATTTAGCTTGTACTTCATTTATTTTTTGTAGAGTACATTCTGGTTCTGTAATTTGATACTCTTCACAACTATTAGTAGTATTAAGCATAGTACAAGAATTGGATCCAGCCTCTTTACACCAAGCAAGACATTTATTATTTTTATAATGTTCTTCAGTGTTACATTTTTCTGTCATTAAAATGTTATATACATCGCTATTTTTATTTTTTAATGCTTGACAATTGGGATTAAACAAATTATTAGATTCTTTACAATAATCACTGTAATAATTTCCACATTCTGTATTTCCTGGATTTCTATAAGTTGGATCACATGTATAATCACCTATAGTTTTAGTTTTATCTTTAGATTCCATATTTGCTAAACAACAGTCTTTAGGATCTGCCTTATATTGTCTACGTCTAACTTTTCCTCTTTTACCAGGTACATGGTTTGTTTGATTACATTCACATCCATATCCACCATCGCACATATTACAATTATCTCCCCTTCCACCGTATTCAAATTCACCGTTCTCAGGCCATCCAAAACCATTTTCTCTTAAATTACCTTCGTTTGTCACATCAAAATCTCCATAACCACAACCTTTTTCCATTTGTTTATCACTACCCTTAGCCACATCTTTTAAATCATCTAATGAAAATTTATAAGGTCTTATTCCATTATCACAATTTCCAGGCTGTCCCATATATAATAATAATATATTTTATTTTTATTATTATTATTATTTAAAATATTTGTATGCCATTTTTTCTTTCCGGAATACTAGCCATTTTGTAATTAAAAATGTGTGTTTTTATATTAAAATCTTTTAAATATATATTCTTATTTTGTAAATCCATATAATGATCAGGAACAGTTAGAATATCTACATTTTTCATTTTAAGAAAACATACAACAGATTCTAAAAAATTATATTTATCATCTAAATTCCAATTAGACGGATAAAAATAATTATGAATATATGCATTATTATATACTTGACCAGATATTTCTTTTATTATATATAAATCTATATATGCGTAAATTTTATTATTATTATTTATTTTTAAACTTATAAAATCCGGATTCTTTATTAGTTGTTTAATATATTTTTTCGTACATGTATTGAAAATAATGTAATTTTTTTGTTTAAATTTATTTAATAATCTACATATTTTTCCAGAATCAATATCGTTACATTCTATTAATTGCGAGTTATTTATATTACAAACATAACGTATTTTTAAATTTGTAATAAAATTAGATACATTTTCTTTTGGTGTTTCAAATACCTTGGCTTTAATTAATTTATCTATATTAATTGGTCTAGAATAATATTTATTCACAGATATAGGTTTAGGTAATTTTGTTTGAGTATGAAAAATAGATATTGTTCCACCTTTCATATTTACAAAATGCCATAATTGTGTTATTAAATACGGAGCTATATATAAATGTCTATAATCATTTGATATACATAAAAAATTAACATATGCAATTTTTTCATATATCTTTAAACCAAGATTTTTATAACATAAAGGTTTAAATACTCCAGATATAAATGCAATTATTTTTTTATTTTGATCTTTTAAAACAAGCAATATAGATTTATGTATTGTAAAATAAAATTTTAATAATGTCTTAGAATAAACATTTAATCTTCCTCTATAATTTGTATAATTTCTTAAAAGAAAATTATAAATACTATTAATATTTAAATCTGTTACTTCAAGACATTCAAAATATATATCGTCCGGTTTATATATTTTTACCCTATCAATCATTGTATTCGCTAATACATTCATTTCTCCAATGTCCTTAGTATCTTTTGAGGCATATCATTCCATATTTCATGCATATTATTATTAAAATGAGTTTTTAATAATTTTATTCAAACACAATTAACATCAAAATTTATAATAAATATTTATTCTGATTTATTCAACATAAACACCACCACTTAGTAATATCCATGATCCTAGATTATTATCACCGGTTGCATTAAATAATAATTTAGCACATTGACCTTGGCGTTTAAATATTATTCTTGTAGGTTGTGTACTTATATTAATTGGATTTGGTGCTATTAATTTGTTTGGTCCAAAATATAAAGTATATATTGATCCATCAGCCATTGAATCGCATACTATTATTTTCATTGTACCATCTTCAATATCTATATTACTTGAACCTATTGTACCTATCGCTCCTGTAAAACTAGGACTAGTAACAGAAAACATTGATACAATTGTTGATAATAAAGGATTTCTTGTTGGAAACTCAGATGACATACTATACCTGTCTATACTATAGACTAAAGAACTTGTCATTGTCACATTTCGTAAATTTGCTGCAACCGTATTTGTTAAATTTGTAAATCTACCTGTTTGTGCTGAAGTAACTCCAATTGGAGTGTTATTTATATTTCCACCACTAATTTGAAAATTATTACCCATTATTGCATTCGATCCAGCCGATATTCCACCATCCAATACAAATCCACTTAAATTATTTGCAAATACTTTATTTACCTCTATATCACTTAATGTACCTGAAACGATGTTATCAGTTATAATAGCATCTTTATAATAAACCCATCTTTGACTTGAACTCTTAAAACCATAAAATCCAGTTTTATAACCCATACTACCAGATGTAATTGATGAATTACCCATTGTTGTCCAATAATTAACCTGAATACCTACATCTTTACCTTGAAATGTAGTTAAATTACTTTTTACAATTCCTTTTGATCCGGATACTGTTAAAGATGAGTTATTAGTTATTGTAAATTCTGTTCCACTTATTATACTTGTTATATTAAAACTATTATCTATCTTTGGTGTACTATCAGAATTTTTTATATAAATGCTGTCACCTACTCCTAAATTATGTGTGGAGTCTACTGTTATTTTAACATTACCGGATAAAGGATTAGGGTCTAGTGGATCAGGGTAATTACTAATATTTGTTATATTTAAATATTGAGATGTCCCTAATGGTAAAATATACCTATTTAAATCTAAATCAGGATCTGGAGTTGATGTTATTGTTCCTATAATATTTACATTTCCTGAAATAGTAAAATTTGATGTATTTATTCCCACCCCATTATAACCATTAATTAATAATTGTGTTCCATCACTTAATATACTGTTAGAAGTTGATCCAAATGATAATATTGTATTTGTTGGTATTAATACATTTCCTGTAGAATTTTTTGGGACTAAATTAATATTTCCAGATGAGCTTGTAATATTTAAATTACCACCAGTTGACATTATATAAGATTGACTTCCAAAATACAATGGTGTATTATTGGAAACGTTAACAGAAGAACTTCCTGATGTATTAACATTTAAATAAATACTACCTGTTTGAGAAGTAATATTTATATCATTTGTTGATTTTAAAGTTAAATTACCAGATGTAGTTACAGATATAGAATTAGTTGTTGTTCCAAAATTTAAGTTGGAATTGTATGGTAAATTAATATTTCCTGAACTTATATTCAATGTACCTGATGAAGAACCAGTTATAGTAGTAACATTATTTATATTTCCATTTTGAATATCTAAATTTGTGAAATATCCATCACCAAATTGTACATTTCCATAAGATCCATAAAAAACTTCATATAAATTAACACCATCTTGTATAAATACAAATCGTCCTAACGAATTTTTATAACCAAAAAATCCAGTTTTTGATCCGCTAGTTCCAGATGAATTATTCCACTTAAATTCTATACCACGATCTTTAGCATCATTAATAACAGGTCCAACAACACCACCTATCGAAAAAATTGGATCTTGTAAATTTGTTACTGTACTATAAACAGTAGTAGTTGTACCATTTATTTGCACATTTCCATTTAAAATTAATTTACCACTCCCTGATAAACTTGATATTGTTAAATTGCCATTAGAGTCACTTGATATAGAATTATCAGTATTACCAAACGATAAAGGAACATTATATGGCATTTGGACTTTTGTTCCAGCCAACAACATTATGTTGTTTGAACTTATATTTGTATTACTAGTCGCTACAATATTTATTGTACCACCACATCCAATTAATGTATTTAAATTTGATATTGTACCACAATTCAAATTTATTGATCCACTACTTTGAAAAATTATATCTTCTTTTAAATAAAGACTACTAAACTCGGCTGATCCGATAGTTCCAGATATAACTTCATTTGTATTAATAGTATCTGAATAATATGTAAATCTTTGATTTGAATTTTTCCAACCAAACCACCCAGATTTTAATATTCCTGATGGGTTCAATAAGTAATTGTATTCGATACCACGGTCTTTTAAATCGTTACTATTTAAATTGTAATTTGCCAATGTTAAAATAGGGTCTTGAAATCTTACATTTTCCATATCTATATTTACTGTACTTCCTGTTGTACCAGAAATAGTAAAATTACCTGTAGAAAATAATGTAGAATTTGCGTTAATTACATTTAAATTAGCTGTTGTAATATTTGTATTACCTGAAATATTTTGATTTAAAATGTTAAAATTACCTGATACATCTGATTTAATTGATATATTACGATTTGAATCAAAATACAATATTGTACCAGTAGATAAATTTACAGAACTATTTGCTGATAAATTAATTTCATTAATATTTTTGAAATCAACTGAATTACTATTTCCATTACCATATATAACTAAATTACCAGTAGTATTACTTGAAATACTATTTGTTGTTCCTGTCATCGAAAAAATTAAGTTTCTATTATTTAAAAGTCTTACATTTCCACCTGTGCTATACAAATTGATATCACCAGAATTTGAGGTTAATACAATATTACCACTAGAACTACTAATATTAACATTACTTGTTGCGATTAAATTATTAGAATTACCAACCATAAAAATACCACTTGTTGTTCCATATATCCGTTCTGTTGAATTCCCTAATTGTACACTAGTTGAATTTGGTATAATAATATTACCACCAGTTGTTGTAAAATACATATTTTTATTTGTATTTATTAATAAATCACCAGAACTATTAGATGATATCCTCTGTGAACCGATTGATGTTCCGTCAAATGACAAATATGTATTTATAGGAATTATAACACTTGCTGCTGAAACATTAATATGTTGTAGAGTAGATAATGTTAAATTACCATTGGTACTTTCACGTATACTACTTCCAGATATACCAAATGTAATAGGAATATTATTTGAAATATAAATATCACCTTTTGCACCTAATGCAATTCTATTACCAGCAGTAATGTTTAAATTATTTGTTGCATCAAGATTAATTGTACCTCCACAACCAGTAATTTTATTAACATTTAATAGATACCCGCAATTTAAATCAAAACTCCCTCCTGTATTTAATGTAACGGTATTTGCACTAATATCACCAATCTCGAATTGCCCAGTTGCTCCAGATATTATTTCATTATTATTTGTTGCATCTGGTATAAAAGTAAATTTATTTGTAGATGTCTTATAACCAAACCAACCTAATTTCATTGAACCACTTGATGATAAATATCTATATTCAATACCACGGTCTTTGTTATCTTGCGTAGTTAATGTGTAATCTGCTATTGTAACAACTGGATCATATATCCTTGTATTACTTGTATTGAGTTGTGTTAGGACTCCAGATTGTATTATACTATTTGTACCAACTATATTAATAGATGATCCGTTATAATTAATATAATTTCCTGTAGAAACATAACCAGATGACCCAGTTGTACTAGATGCAAAGTGTATTTGTGTATTTGTAGGTATTAATAATGAATTACCACTAGATACGTTAAAAAAGATGTCTCTATTACTTGATATTATTAAACCACCTGTATTGCCAGAAACAGAATTAGTTGTAGTACCAAATGTTAAATCTATATTTTCAGGAATTGTAACAAATGTACTTGCATTAAGATTAATTTTACCACTTGCGATTTTAATTAATGATCCTCTGGTTAAATTAGATACAGAAACGTTAGTACCTGTTATTGTAAATGACGTTGGTGATAAAATATTACCAATTGTATAATTGTTGTCAATAGAACCTGTACTACTAACTGTTATAACATTACCAGATGTTAAATTATGATTAGTTGATGTTGTTATTGTTGTAATACCTGAACTTGTATTTGTTAGTACTATTGATTTTGACGTTAATACTGCTTCTGTAATTAAAGAAATATCTCCATTAATATTATTAAATGTTTGCCCATTAAATGTAGATAATAAACTAGATCCTGATGTAGATTGTAATAATATATTATTTTTTACATCAAAAGTTAAACTTCCATTTTGCATCTGTGTATAAAAATTTCCATATGAAGAAACATTGTATACAGGACCATTTAAATAAACTGATCCTCCATTAGGAATTATCTCTACATCACCACCTAAATTGGTTGCTCGTATAAAATTATTACAAATTCTTAAATTTCCTAAATATGAACAGCCATTAACTATAAATGTAGAATTTCCTAAATTTAATGTAGCGGTATTATAATCCCAATTAACAGATGATCCAATGACATTACTATTAAATAATACATCACCAAACGTTGTTAAATTTGTAAAATTACCTATATTAGGTGTAGATAGACCTATTGGTGTATCATCAATTTCACCACCTACAAGTGTACCAGAAAAAATTCCATTTTCAATTAAACCTTCTATACTTAAATTTTCAAGTACTAAATTATTAGTAGAAATTGTATCAAAACTACCATAGTTGGATTGAAGTATTTGACCCTTTAACGGTTTAGTTAAAGGTTTCATAGAAATATTTGAACTCATTTTAAACTCTAATATTTAGAAATAAAAATAAAAAAAAAAATAGCCTTATTACTTTTCAAAAAAGTAATATCAAAACATTACTTTTTTGAAGAAATTGTTAAAATAGTTTAATTAAATTGTATCACCTTGCCGAGCTGAAGCTCTGCTTCTGCAAAGGTCATTCGATTATATCTCTAATATATGTTTCAACACAAGTTGTTTTTGTAGTAGGAAATCTTGGAATACCTCTATCTGTTAATTCAAAATATTTTACATACAATCTTTTACCTTTATATTTAAAATTGTCAAGACAATCACTATATATTTTTTGACGTTCTATTTTTGTACCACCTGGTCTAACATTAAACTCATCACCATTTGTAGTTTTACAAATCCAAACAATTAAATTTTTATTTTCTTTACTAGTATCCGCTTCATATGTAAAATTAACAATTTCAAATTCATCGTCTTGAAAATCTTTATATTTTAACAAATCAGTTGATCGTATTTTACATTTATAAATGCCAAATTTGTTACGTAAAATACTTCCTTCATAATTATTTTTAATAAAATTACTATGATATTCGTTTATCATCGCTTCAGAGTCTAATTGTAACGTTTCTACCAATTTTATCATTTTAAATTTATTTGTATCTATTAATCTTTTTAATTTTATAAATCTATTATCGAAATCTATATTACCAACGATAATATCATATACATGATATTCTATTTTATTAAGATAATCAATGTCACTTTTCTCTATTTTTTTTTTTCTTAATATTCCTAAATCTTCAAATAAACCTTTATGTATATAGAGTTCTCCATCTAAAATAATATCGTCTTTAATAGACATTAATTCTTTATATAATTCTGTCCTTTTTATTATAGAAAATTCTTTACCTTGTCTTGAATTACATGACTTGTCTTTACTATTAAAAATACACCTGTAACCATCTAATTTTGGTTGAATAAATGCTGGGTATTTTAATTTTGTTTTATGTTTATTAAAATCTTGAGCTAACATTGGATAAATAACTTTTGTTGTTTCTTGTTTTTCATTTGTAGTTTCTTGTTTTGTTTCTTCATTTGTTTCATTTATAGTAGAATATCCTTCATTAACTTTTTTAGTCCATTTTGATTGAGCTTCCATAATAGCTTGAGTAAAATGAGTTGTACAATTACTTTTGTTTAAATTTTTTCCTAAATTAAGTCTTCTTCTTTGTTCAATTAATCTTTTATAACCATAAATAATAATAATTTCTGAAAATTCTTCATATTTTTCAACTCTTAAGTTCCAACTTCTTATTTTTCCATGTGCATCTTTTTCATATAATGCCTCGAAATATTTTATTTCAATTGGTTGTACTTCTATGTCTGCAGTCATAAAAATATTTATTTATATTTATTAATTCAGTTTTTATTATTTTAAAAGTAACGTTACTTTTTTAAAAGTAATTGTTCACTTTCTGATAATTTTTTACCACCATTATACATATATGCAAACTTATTATTTAATAAATATTCTGATAAAGATATATCATATTCATTTGTATCTTCATTAAAACAATAAACATTTGCTAATAATCTACCATATTTATCAAATTCTAAACATTCTACCCAAACCACGATTAACTTATTATCTAAAATTTCTTGAACTTCATGTTTTGTTAAATTATCAGTTTTTATTAAACTATCCATTTTTGTTAAATTATCAGTTTTTATAATCAACTTTACAAGTTCATTTTTCGCATTTTCTGCAAAATGTCTTAATTCTTCTTTATGACTATGCAATTCACTTGTATCAATACCATTAAGTCTAACGTTAAATTTAAAGTAGTCATTGTAAATTGGTAAAATAATTGACAAACTATCACCGTCAATAATATCTACTAATCTTCCATAAGTGTTTATATTATTTAATGTAAAACGTGGCGTTTTAATTCCATAATTTTTGAACGCATTAATGTCACTCATAATATTAATCAAGAAATAAATTTAAAAGTAAATAATTATTAATATTATAATAATGTCTGAACAAATTTTAAAAAATTATAAAAACACAGTCAATAATATGGCACGATTATTACACCAAATGTTTAATTCTAAAGACTCGGAATTTATTGATAATAAAAGACAACAAACTATTAAATTATTAGAAAATTTTGTACAACACTTAGAAATAACAGATTATTTGTTAATTGACAATAACCCTATAGTTCCAAAAGATGTTTTTATTGAAATGTATTTTAATTTAGGAACATTGTATAAAGACCATATAGAAAAAATTTTAAATAAACAAAATAATGCAAATAACATTTTAACAAAAGAACACGAAAGTGAGTTTAGAAAAAGTTTGAATTGTTTTTTTAATATTTTGCGAATATCATTTGAAAATGAAATGGCTATAAAACAAATTATCAGTATTTTTACACAACTTTGTTTTTATTCACAAAATGACTTACAAAAATCTTTAAATTATTTACAAGAAGCTTTATTATATTCACCTGGCAATGAAACTATTCATTACAATCTTGGACATCTTTTTCAAAAAATGAATAAATTAGAAATGTCTTTAATACATTATAAATTATCATTAAATTTAATTAGTGCAAATTTAAATAAACCAGAACAAAAAAACGAAGCCGAACAACTGCGTTTAAATTGTTTAAATGGTATTTCTTATATTTTTAGGTCTATTAAACAATGGCCACAAGCATTATATTATTTATTAAAATCAGAAGCTATAAATAATACTGATCCCGACATTCAAAATCAATTAGGTGTTGTTTATACTGAAATGAGAAGAACAGATTTAGCAGAAATTGCATATAACAAAGCTATTAAAAATTATGATAAATCATTTATATCTAGAGACCCAACATTTTTTTTATCAGAAATATATTTAAATTTAGGTCATATGCACTCATACAATGGTGATAATAATAAATCAATAGAATGTTATAATAAATCTTTACAAGTGTGTCCTAAATTTACATTACCTTTTCAAAACAAAATTATGAATCTAAGTTATATTTTTGACGAATTACAAGATAAAATGTATATACTTAATCAACATAAATTGGTTAATAAAATTTACGAAAAAGGGAATGGGATGTTTAAATTTAGTAGTTCTTTTTTTAAAACTGAAAAGATTAACATTGGAATTATATCAGGTGATTTTATTGATCATCCTGTTAGTTATTTCATTAGTCCACTTTTGAAAAATTTTAACACGGCTGAATTTACATTAACATGTTATTCTGAATGTATTATAGATACAAAATTGTTTAATAATAATATCATATTCAAATTAATTAAGAATATGTCTAATAAACAAATTGCAAATATTGTTTATAATGACAAAATTCATATATTACTTGACTTATCTGGGCACACTGCATTTAATCGTTTAGATGTTTTTGCATTAAAACCAAGTCCTATACAAATAACATATATTGGATACCCTTATTCTACTGGATTAAATGAAATGGATTATAGAATTACTGACAATACTTGTGATAATCTAGATGTTTCTCAGAAATTTTATACAGAAAAGTTGTTGTTTCTTGAAAATTCTTTCTTATGTTATGATCCAAATATTATAACAATGAATAACCCTGTTACTAAAAAATTCACATTAGAAATTACACAAAGTCCTTATTTAACAAATCGATATATTACTATAGGTTGTTTTAACCGTCTTAATAAAATCACAGATAATGTTATCAAATTATTTAATGAATTAATGTTAAAATTTAGTTCTGTACGTTTTGTTTTTAAAACTAAAGCCTTAATTAACAAATCTGTTCAAAAAACGTTTTTAAATAAATTTAATCAATCTGTTCGTTCAAGAATTACTATACTAGACTGTACAATATCACACAATGAACATTTATTAACATATAATCAAATAGACTTAGCAATAGATACATTTCCATATTCTGGTACAACAACAAGTTGTGAAGCCTTATTTATGGGTGTACCTGTTTTTTCATTATACGATTCCGAATATTACTTACATTCTCAAAATGTTACTTGTAGTATATTACGAGCGAGTGATTTACAAGAGTATATCTTTTATAATAAACAAGAATTATTTGATCGTCTTAAATCTATAAATAATGAAACGGATGATTTTTGGTATAATCTTAAAAACAATACCAAAAATAAATTTTTATCAGGAAAAGTTTGTGATCAAAAAGAATATATTAAAAATATATCTAATTTATTTAAGAGTACCTTTAAAGAAACTAAATTAAAATATACTTAATTAATACCTTGAGTATTAGATATTCCACCAAAATTACTTAAATTAGTTAATTGAGGTTCTATTATATATGATATAAATATACTTGGCAAAATTATATCAATTGGACCTTTTATAGGTAATAATTGTTGTATTTTAGAAGAAATGGCCTTATTATTTATTATATAACTCTGTGTACCAAATACACGTTTTATTTTTTTAAATGTATATTCATTAAATTTATAATTATCTTTTTGTTCCGTTTCTTCATAATAATTATGACCTATAAATATAATTTCCCAATCTAAAGGTGCATTATTTACTACATCCTTAATAATATTAATATTTTTTTTTATATCAAATTCAACGTCATCTTCAATTATAATAGAATAACTATCATTGTAATTTTTGATTTTATTAAATATGTTATAATGACTTAAAAAACATCCTATTTCACCTTTTTTTATATCTTCTTTTTCTATAATATTTTCCTTTTTAAGAGTTTTTATCGATAACAATTTAGAACCATCAACTGAAGAATATTCATTAGGTGTAACATATTTTAGTAAATTGTTACGACGTTCAATATCTTTTTCCATTGATACTAAATATACAGGTATTTCATTTTCAAAATTATTATTTAATATATTTAATTTATTTGATTTATATATTATTATATATAATACAAGTAATAATACAAATATTAATATAAATGTTAATACATATAATATCATTTATATAATACAATAATTTAATTAATTATATTTTTTAATTAAATTAGTGATTAAGTGTAGTCACAAATTATCGAATTACCATTTTTTTTACAATATGTACCTGCAGCACAATCTCTATATACCCAATTATTATTTACACATGTATTAAATCCACTATTTTTACATTTCATTTCACCTAAATTACATGTCGTTAATTCAGGTAAAATTTCAAATCGTTCTTTTTTATTCTTTTTAATACCCTTTTGTCTTTCAACTCGTTCCTGACGTTCAACCTTTTCTGGACGTTCAACCTTTTCTGGACGTTCAACCTTTTCTGGTTTTTTAACTCGTTCAACCTTTTCTGGACGTTCAACTTTTTCAGGGAGTTCAACCTTTTCTGGTTTTTTAACTCGTTCAACCTTTTCTGGACGTTCAACCTTTTCTGGACGTTCAACCTTTTCTGGTAGTTCAACCTTTTCTGGTAGTTCAACCTTTTCACCATTGTTATTTACAGTAAGAACCATTTCCTTTCTCGCATAAAATAATGTTCTTCCATCTTGGTCTGCTGAATCAGATGGATTCCATTCTGGAATTATTGAATATCCTGGTAAATTAACAACTAATAGTTCAGTTCCTTTTAACTCGGCAAATTTGTTAGGTGAATTACCATTGTTTACAGTAACATCTGCACATTCCATATAATATTCTCTATTACCTACACGATTAACCCATGTCCAAAATACTGTCATTTTACCACCAGGTGCGTTTTCTGGTAAATCAAAATTATAAGTCATTGAATCTAATAAACACGAATTTAAAACAGTTTTTAAAACTAAAAATTCAGAATCGTCATATGAAACGCCAAATTGACAATGACCACCACCATGTACAGCTGTACCTTCTAAAGTTACTTGAATATTATTACCATTAAATGTACTAACCGAAGGTCCTGGTGTGAATCCTTTACATGGAAATGTGAAAAAATCTGGTGAAACATTTAATGGTGAACGGAGATTGTAATTAACAAGACCTTGCGAAACATAATAAGGACTAGCTTGATTTCTTCTTGATGGTGGATTAATCATTGAAATATGACAATTTATACCTAATAAATATGCCAAAATATATATAATTTTCATTATTATATATATATTATTTTATAAAATTATAATTTTTACGCACTTAATATAAACGGATCATCTGTTAAAACATAATTTTTTGTATCAAATTCATTTTCTATATAACCTACTTTTTTTAATGTATCACGTTCATAAATAAAATGATCATCTACATAATAAAATGTATCATCTATCATTTTTGTTTTTAAATCTTCTGTATTTATATTATCTTTAGTTTCATTACTACTCAAAACAAAAATATCTTGTTTAATAGTTGTATCATTAAGTTGGTCACGGAATGTTAAATATTGATGTTTTTTACAATATTTAGATTCTTCAAATACTTTATTTATACATTTATTTCCATTTTTAGAAAATCCTGCACAAAAAATAGTTTCTTCTTGTTTATCTAATAAATCTAACTTAAATTTATTTAAAATAATTCCACGTTTTACCTTTTCATCTGTATCTTTATAAAAAATATCATATTCTTCCAACATTTTATCTACAATACATGCGATATCATTTAAATAAGATCGTTCTAAATTCATTGGTAAATTTCTAATACGTCTAATTAGTCTTTGTGTTTCCATGTTTCGCTTTTCTTTTTATATTTGCAAAAATATTTCTATTTTTTATTACACATTCCCATTTTTTTTCAATTGTTTTTTCTTCAAAACCATTAAATAATTTACTTAATCCAAGTCCTATACTTTCACTGAAATTAACGTTGTCGTTGTTGTCACTGTCATTAACGTTGTTGTCGCTGTCATTAACGTTGTCGTTGTTGTCACTGTCATTAACGTTAATATAATAAACGTAATCGCATTTGTTATTATCAATTTCTTTTATATAGAATATAAAAAGTGTGTATTCTTCTCTGAAAACGTTTATCGAATCCTTTGTTTTTGTAAATTTTATTTCTGTTTTATCACATTCTAATTCTCCTGTTTTACCACTTTTACTTGTAAATTTTAAATATTTTATTTGTTTGAACTGTTTGTCAAAAACTAAATTAATAGTTTCATCTAATATTTCATATGACTTTAATTTCATTTAAATAATATATATACTATTATTTAAATAAAAATACTATTTAATCCTTATTATATCTTAATTTATTATTTCTACTAATAATATTCTCTAAAACTTTATTTGGAATACCTAATTTTTCTTGTAAATATTTTAATGCTAATGTTTCTTTTGGAAGACACTTTCCACCAAAACCATGTAAATTGTCATGACCTGGTACATCAGTATGTGATTCACCTATTCTCGGTTCTAATTTAAATAACGACTGTAAACCTTTATATTCCACACCAAATTTATTACAAATTTCACTTATTTCATTAAAATACCAAACCTTAACTGCTAAAAATACATTAACTGTATATTTAAATATCTCGCATTCCTCAGATGATCTACATATAACATCAATCTCTTTGTGTTTATAAAGTGTTCGCATTACATCTGAAACTTTTGTATCTATATTGTCACTACCTACTAAACAAAAATCTGCATTATACATATCTTCTTTGTAAGTATGTTCCTTTAAAAATTCAGGACAAAATACAATTTCCAATTTATCTTGAAATTTATTCATTAACATACGTGTTGTACCAGGTTGAACAGTTGATTTAATTATCACTATATTAGATTTAGATTTTACCGTTTTATATAATTTTTCAATTACACTTTCAACTATACTAATATCACATTCACCTGTAGTACTCGATGGAGTTGGTACACAAATTGTATACACATTGTCTTCATTATACAACTCAGAATGTTCTACTAATTTTTCTAAATTATCTGTATTCATTTTTGCCATTGGTTCATCCTTTTGTATAACATCAAATGTACAAAATGGAACATTATTACTTTTACATAAATGTCCTAATCCACCACCGACATATCCGTATCCAATTATATTTAAAAATGTAAAAGACATTTAATATAATATAATCTTTGTTTTTAAATTTAAATATAATCGTTAGATAAACTATTATAATTTTTTTATTTAGATAATAATAATGTTACGTATAGGAACTGATTGTTCTGGTATTGAAGCTCCAATTGAAGCTTTAAAACAATTGGGTATACCATTTGAACATAAATGGGCATGTGAAATTGACCGTTTTGCAAGAACAAGTATACTTGCAAATTACCAACCAGAAATTATTTACGAAGATATTACTAAAAGAGACAATTCCGAACTTCCTGATATAGATATATATGTATGTGGTTTTCCATGTCAAAGTTTTAGTCTAATGGGTAAAAAATTAGGTAGTAATGACCCTAGAGGTAATATTATGATGCATTGTATTGATGTCATTAAAAAAAAACAACCCTCTATTTTTATATTAGAAAATGTCAAGAATTTTAAATTCATCGAAAAAGGTAAACCATTTAATTTTTTAATAGATGAACTTGCAAGTATTGTAAATGACGATGAAGATATAGCTTATAATGTTTACAATGATCTTCTTAATACAAGAGATTATGGTATTCCTCAGAATCGCGAAAGAATATTTATTATAGGTATTCGTAAGGATATTGAAAAAGAACCTTATTTAAAACCTGAGAAATTACCTTTACGAGATTTAGATGACTTTATTATTGATAAAACAATTTGTAATATAAATATATGCAAATCTCTTCAAAAAAATTTAAACAAAATTAAAATTGACAATACTTATAAAAAAAATCATATTGTTACACCATTTACATATTACTCTATTATGAATAATATGACACCTACATTGACTTTAGCTGGATGTAAATATATGTATCACACTACATATAAACGTTATCTTTTGCCTAAGGAATGTTTATTACTACAGGGATTCTCGTCTGATTTTATTAATGTTGTAGGAGATGTTGAATTATGTAAACAAATAGGTAATAGTATGAGTGTGAATGTATTAAAAGCGTTAATTGAAAAAATATATACAATTACTAATTTATAAATTATATACATGCAAAAAAGCCCAAGAACCTACAATATTATATTGTGAATTCTTGGGCTTTTAAATTTTTTTATTTATTTTTATAATTTTTTATTTATTTTTATAATTTTTTAATATTATCAATATATTTTCTTGCTTCTTTTCTTACTTTGTGTTTCTTTAATGTCATCGGTTAAGAGATAATCCATAAATTGGCTATGATTAGAATTAATTTTATCAAATTCTAGAAGCCATTGATCGATTTCAATGATACGAGCTTGGATCATTTTTTTAACAAGATTATGGGAGTCATCGTTTTCGATAAGAGACATAGAGGACATCATTTTTTGTTTATCCAAGATAAGGGCGTTTTTATTAGCAAGAGTAAAAGGAGCGGCAGTAGTAGTCATAATAGTAGTACAAAAATTATAGAAATCCAAATAAAAATCAATTTTTTATAGTTTTATGGTCTAAATTTATAAAAAATTAATATAAATAATTAGCAAAGTTTTTTATAATTATATTTAACGTATAAATTTAACTCCACCAAATATATAGTCAGCGTATCCCTGGTCAATTGATAATTGTGAACATTCTGTAGATTTAGGTTTAGATTTATTTTTTTTGTCTTTTTCAAAATCAGCAAACGTTTCTTTTGCGTTCATCATAAAATAAATAATAAAAAATATAGCAACTAACATTATTAATTGTTCTATATTGATTTGGTTCATCGTATATAATATATATAATATTTTTTTTATTATTAATTAAAAATTATTTATCTATTAATTTATCCATATCTAAAATTATATAAGTGACAAAATTATATTTAGTAAATTGATGTATACATTTTATGGCACAGGTCTTAATGTTTTAATAAAGTTCTAAATGATTATCTTTATTTTTTTTATTTTTTATATTTATAACACAAGTTATAAAATGCGTACATCTTATACAAAACGAACAAAATCAAAAAGACGATCTCCAAAAAAATCTAAATCAAAAGTTAGAATTCCTGCAACCAAAGGAAAACTATTTGGTTATCATGTAGATAATTTAGCAAGAGATCGAAGAAGTTTATTAAAAAGTTTAATACGTTCAAGACGGGCAACGTTTTCAGAAATTATTAAACGATTAAATGTATTAGTAATATATAATAAACGCAAACATCCAGAAACATCAAAAAAAATTAAAAGAGATTTAGATTATATTGAAAGACATATGAGCCAATATAGATTATCACCACAAAAGAAAAGCCCTAAAAAGAAAAGTTACAAAAAGAAAAGCCCTAAAAAGAAAAGTTACAAAAAGAAAAGCCCTAAAAAGAAAAGTTATAAAAAGAAAAGTTATATGTAATTATAAATTCATTTTCATTATAATTTCCATAACATTTTTTTTGTCATTTCTGGATATCTTAACACATAAACGTTCTTCTAATTTATTTAGAATATAGTTTAAATGAAGTTTTGACTTTCCACAATTTTGTGGGTCGTTGTTGCATATATTTTCTATATGAAAAGACAAAAAAGACTGTTTATCTAAAATTCTATTAATTTCTTCTGGTAATTTAGAACGTTTAAAAATAGTCTGAAATTTATCTTGTTTTTTTTTTAAACCAATTGTTTTATAATGGCTACCCGTTTTATCATAATATAAAATTATTATTTTATCTTGTAAATTATCCGGATCTGATAAATTTATAATATCTAAATCATTAGTAAAAATTATAATATCTATACCAATAGCTCTAGATATTAATTCCAATGATATAAAATCACCTTGGAAATCGAAACCAGGACGTTTTATAATTTTTATAAAATCTCGTTTGTTTTTTATTGTCATAGGATCCCAATTGCCTACGAATTCTCCATTTTCTTTTTCTATTTGATATGTTTTTATTATATCTATAAACACTTTATTATCTATTGATAATATATATTTTGCAAGTAGTCTTCTTAATTTTTCATGTGTAGCTCGATACCCACCTTGAGTTAATGCTGTTTCAATTGATCTAAATTGACAATTTCCATCGCCTAAACAATTTTTAACCATAAAATCTGTAGATCCCAATTTTGATTGCCAAGTTTCACTAAGAGGTTCCCAATAATACGTATCATTGATACATTTACTTTTTATATTTTTACTACAACTTGAATTAGTTTCCATATTATTATTATCTTATAAAAAATAATATAATAATAAATTATTTGTTTTATAAAAAATAATATAATAATAAATTATTTGTTTTATAAAAAATAATAATAAATTAACATTAATTAAAAATATTTTATAATCACATTTTGTTTATATTCTAAAATATAATTCTCATATACTTTTTTATTTCGTATAATTTTTCTAATAGTAGTCGTATGTAATTTCAATATTCTAGATGCTATGTCTAAACTTTCATATTCTTCTACAACTTTTTTAGTATTATAGTCTATTTTAACCACACTCTTTCTTTTATCCGGGATCATACCCACTTTAATATTATTATCCGAGTTTAATTGAACACCCCAAATACCTATAACATTTCTATAACCTGGCATATTTATCTTTTCTTTCAAAAAATGTCTATTTATATATGTATCCATATTAAATTGTTCTTGTTTTGAAATAGTATATTCAGGATACTTTTTAGAATACCATATTTTATATTCATCAATAAAAGTACTATAGGCTATTCTATAATTATAATTATATTTACATTCTGTTAAAACAAATTCTTCATATTTTGGTAAAATATTTACATCTTCTCGTACTATTTTTAAATCTTTGGGTTTTATACCAAAATAAGTTAACAAAGAAGAATTAAACTCTTTGTAATATTTTCTTTTTGATTCATAGTTTTTCTTCATAAATTTGGAAAATTGTGTTCTATCTGTATTAGTACACCCCTTTGCCCATATTCTATACGCTCCAAATAATTCATAACTTAAAACACTATTCTCATCACCTAATTCACAAAATTCACTAATAAACTTTTTTATTTTATCATCATTACATTCTATTTTCACTACTTTATTTAACATACTACTATTATTAAGATTTAATTTATTGTCTTTATTTTCATGTTTGTCTTCCTGGAATGTATCTAAATCTTCTTCATTTATACATTCATAAGATGTATTTATATATTCTTTTATATTCGATAATGGCAAATTTTCACTACAACCTATAAATTTATCTAAAAAATCACATACTATATCTATAGTATAAATAGCTAATTCATCAGATATGTTGAACCACTCCTTGTTATTTTCTTCTCTGTGTTTATCTAAAATATGATGAATAACCTTTTCAATTAAATCACAATTATAACATCGTTTAATATAAAAAATATCTCCAATTTGATTATCAGTATAATAACTTTCTCTTTTTTTAATATTACGTGTTTTCCCTATTTTTATAATATTATCAACTTTGATTGCATATACTGTATCACCAGATTCTTGATTAAACCATCTTTTTGTTTTTAATTTTTTTAAATTTTCAAATTGTTCTTTGTTTTCTTCAAGTTCTTTATCTTTATTTATTAATAATAATTTTTGTTCTTCTAGTGCAGATTGACTTTCTTCAATTTGTTCTTTAATAATTTCATTATAAATATTCTCTAATTTAACATAATATTTTCGAATTTCTTTACCTTTATCTGTCTTTACTATCATACATAAATTCTTAAAAGTATCTGTATTTAACATTACTGTTTCTTTATTAAAACCACCTTCATTTTTGCGCTTTTCCATATGGAAAAGCGCAATCTTATAATCTTCATTTTCTACGAAATTACTTTTTATGGTCTTCATTGCATTACCTTTATTTGCAAATCCTATCATTTTAAACACGTTTTCTAAATTAATTGGGTAATCATTAGTTGGATGATAATTCATGTACATATATAAATTCGCTACATACCAATGTTGTTCGTGATCATTGAACATTTCGTTGAGTTTATCTACCATTTTAGTTTGCAAATTGAGTGTTAATGTAGTATTACTATTTTTAACTAATTCTGTAAAATTTATACATTCTGGTGTAATAAGTTTGTTTGTATTTTTATTAATCAAATTATTCATTTTAATATATTTATTATATAATAAATATATTTTTAAATACAATTTTGAACGGCTTTGTTAATTAATAATAATTATTTGTTTTATACATCACTATATACGTCATCATCAATTAATACTTGTTTTAGTTTAATATTAAACCCATAATTTATAGTTCCATGTACTAACGTTTCCTTTTCATTACCATATTTGATTTTCATAGCCCTACGTAAGTCTCTAAGTTCTGGAACTTTAGAATTTGGATAATTATTAGACCACCAAGATGAGAAATTACTATAGATATTTTTATTTGTTTCGAAACTATCTGAATGTTCTTCTAAGACAGCATCAAAGAATTCATTAAATTTATCGTTATCAACCTTGTATTTTGCAGTAGCCTGTTTAACTTCATCTGGTTCATTCATTCCTTGTTCTAAAAATTTATAATACCAATTTATTAAAATGCTCATAAAATATGGTCGCCATTCGTTAATTTTTGTTTTAATTGTTGGATCTATTTTAAATTCATTTTCTTTAACTGGATTATCACAAAATCTACTTTTAAATTCTACGACCCTGATACGTCTCCAAGTCCCTCCATCAATACTACTTACAGCAGGTAAATCATTACAACACATTATCATAGTTCCTTGTAATTTAAATGAAACTGGTGCTTTAAATAATTCTCTTGCTATAATTGTATCACCTCCTGTATATTGTTTTAAAATACCTGTTCTAAGTTTATCATCATGTTCAGGTTCTTGAAATGTAAATATACGTTTACCTCTCAATCTAACTACATCAGGTGATGCATTACTTGCATTTCCACGTTTATTTGTTAAAAGAGATACATCAACTGAAGTAATATAATCACCTAAAGTATTTTCCAAGAAATTAACTAAAGTTGATTTACCATTTGCACCAGACAATCCCGTCCAAATATAAAATCTTTCTTCAGGAATACCAACTAATGCTTTACCAAGTACTTTTAATGTATATTCTAAAACACGTTTATTTGGAATTATTTGTCCTAAAAATTTATAAATATCTTGAACTTGTTGACTAGATTCGTCATAATCAATCCAATCATATTTTGTAGAAAATGTAATACAATCTTCTTGAAGTCCTTTTCTAAATTCACGCTCACGTAAATCATAAACACCATTTTTAAAACCAATTAAATATGTTTTTGAATCTAAATTACTATAAAATTCTTGATCATGAGTCTTAAATAAATATATAATTTGTGATATAATATTGTTTTTAAAACTTACATTTTCTAATTTTGAAATAATATTGTCAACCATTTGATTTCTTAAATTAGCATCTATACGATCATTATTAACTAAAAAATCTTGTAAATCTTTTGTTTGAACAGATGTATCACTTATTTTTATCGCTCTATAATATTTTGGTAGATCTTCAGAAATTAAAATATTCATTAAATGACTACGCTTCCATCTAATAGAATCAAATTCATACCACTCTGTATTTTTTATGTCATCAACTCTAAAACGATCTTTATAAATACTAAAAACAGCTTTTGCAATTGAATAATGAGATCCACTTAAACTGGATTCTAAATAATGTCTAATTTCATCTGTAATTGTGATATCTGAATGCCAATATTTTGTTGTCATGCTCAAATATATCTGTGAATATTCCGTTTCAAAATTTTCTGGTAAAGATAACCCATTCTCAGGAAAACGTCTACGAAGACATTCTTCATCATAACATTTTAAATAAATTCCAGATGTACTAATTTCAAAATAAATAGGACTCGCTGGTCTACTATGTTCTCTCTTTTTAAATGGACAATACTTTCCATTAATTGATACATAATAACAAAATAATCCCGTTTTATTTTGCGATGCATAAATTCTTTGTATAGAAACATCAAAATCTTGCAATATTTCATTTGTCATTTTTAATGTATTTAATAATTTTGTTAACTCGAATACTATTTTATCATTGTTTATACCTTTTACTGGAATATTCTGTTTTTTATTCATTTCTTCTTCATTTACATTTTTAACTGTTTTATCTTCGATTACTTGTGTAATTTGTATAGTTAGTCTTCTTTTAACAACTGTTTTTAAAAATTGTTCATATGTTGTATCTTTTAATTCAATAAATTCTTGATTTTCTAAATTATATATTCTATAAATATCATTTGTATAATCAATTTTGTTTTTTATATCTTTTCTTGATCCTAACAATCTAAGACCTGTTCTATAAACAGAAATATCAATACAAGATTTTATTTCACCAGATAATAAAGATTTATTTTCTAAAATTTTTAAAGTTAATTTTTTACCAATTACATTATTTACTATTAAATTATAGAAATTAATATGATAATTCGATCCTGTATCTGTAATTCTTTTTGATACAATATATTCACATAAATTCACATCTTTATCCTTTTTAAACATTTTAGAAATAATTGCTTGTACTACTTCTATAACATCTAATATATCATCGTCATCGACATCTCTATTTTTAATATCTAAATCAAGAAAATACGCAAAATTTGAATTGTATACTTTTTCAATTAAATATAAAGATAGTCTTTCAGAATCATCTTCATTAATTATTGTTTTATAATAATTTTTATAAAATTCATCATACTTTTCATCTGGTACATTATATTTTCCTTTGTTAAATGACAAATGAGTTTGCTTGTCACTCACGTTTTTCGTAAATTGTAAAATATATTTTGAAAACATAAATCTCTGTAAATACTAAAATTAAAAGTTTGTATTCAATTTTTTTTAAATATAAACAAAAAATTTTCAAAATATTGTAGTTTTATTTTACATACAAAGGGATTTCTATCATTTGATGACACAGTTGCGTACATATAATCATTACGTATGACTAATCCTAAACAATATTCTATTGTATATTTATCAAAATAAAAAGGCATTGAATAATTAACTATTTCAAAATCTAGTGACATTACAACAACTTGATGAAAGTATTTACGAGGATTTTCATATTCTACTCCGTGGGTGATTATCCATAATAATCCTTTCCATTCATATACATTAGATGATCCTCTATAATATCTAAATATTTCTGGTGTTTGGATAATATGTTTAACGACTAATTGTTTATCTATATCAATGTCATCTGATAATTTTTCAAAACTACATAATGTCAAAGGATACCACTTATAAATAACAGTATCTTTATGTACAATCCAATTTTTTTCACAAAGTGTTTCAACAGGTGGTCTCACACGAGAGTTTTTTAAAAATTGTTTAGATATTTGATCATATATTCCATTAACAATTCGTATTTTATCATCATAAGAATATTGAACAGTGCTTGCAGTATACCCAATTTGCGAACGATATGCAAATAATCGTACATCTTCAATACCAATAATACGTGGCGTTTCAACCTTTACATGTTCTAGATCATGTAAATTATCTTTCATAAAACTAATATCTGTTAATTTGTTAAAATGATGATCATATACAACACAAGCGTTAAGTGTTTTTATCGTTTCGTTATTTTGAGTTAAATAATCTCCTTGGTCATTTATTGTATAATTTACATATCTAATATTTCCTAAATATCTATCTCCATATAATTCAACTAAACTAATTGAAGATGCCGCAAAATTTTTATAATTGGGGATTTCCAGTTTAATTCGTTTACCATAATCAAGTAATCGTGGTATATAATACTTCATATTATTAAATACTATATTAGATTCACCGGTATCTGGATATTTGTTTAAATAATCAATTGTGGTAAAAAGACCTAGTAAACGATTTTTATTAATGTAGTATTGTATAATAGTATATTCGTAATGAAATAAATGCGTATATACGTCTGGTTCTATAAATAAGATGTCATTTATTGGAAATGGTATAGATTTACCAATTTCATAATAATAAGCTGCTTTTTTATATTTTTTTTGAATACGCAAATATTTAACAAGATGATAAACAGGTTCAGCTCGTGATGGACGAAACTTGTATGCTTGTAAACAACTGTTAATGAATTTGTCGTATTTATTTAATAACAACCAACAAACTGATATCATATAATAACAATACCAAGTTTGTTCGCTCCAATCATCTAAATCTATACATTTTGTATAAGTGTCTATAGCCTTATAATAATCTTTAGTATCTCGATATGATTGAGCTAAATAGAAATAATATCTTGAATTACAAGGTTCATCTCTGATACCTGATTCAAGTAATCGGATATCTCGTTTAAATTTATCATGTTTTGATCCACCATCACCTAAATCAATTATTAATATAGATGTTTTCTCTAATTTACCTAAACTAACATTTGAGTTTTTATTATCATCTACATTTTTAACCATCCAATATTCGTGAGTAACTCCTATACAAGTCCAAGGTTTATTTAATCGAATAAGTCTTGTATTGTAATATTCTAAAGTTGTAGATTTTTGTATAATGTAATAATGATCATGTGTCAAAACGTTTCGATCAAAACTAATTGTTTGTAATTTCATATCTGCATCTAAAAGCAGTCCGTATGTTTTTTCTAGATCAAACCTATTCCTTTTACAAAATTCAATAGAATTATGAAAAGATACAGATCTATTATATCCAAAATTTTGCCAAGGTTCACTATACACAATACAAGGTTTATTATTTTTACATGCAAATGTTTCTATAGTTGCAACTGTAGTATCTGTAGAACCAGTATCTGTAATACAAATACCATCAACTAAATCAATCACTGAATCCAACATTCTTGTAATTATATGTTCTTCATTTTTTACAATTGCTATTAATATTATTTTTATTTTACTTTTTGACATTATATTATATTATGTTTATTGTAATATAATAAAATTGTACACTTTACGTCAATGTATAATTTAATTTTGTAGTATTTTTAGTATTATATAAGTAAAATTATAAATTATTTTATATTTATAAGATATATATATGTATCTTATTCATATTAAAGACATATTAGAAAACAAAGAATATATTTACAACACTAATTCAAGTGACCGAGATAATTTTGAAAATTGCATAAAATTTTTAAAAAATCAATTACCCACTGAAAATCAAAACAAAATAAAATATAATATATTTCAAGATTATTGCGAAGTTTATTACGATTTAGAATTTAAAAACAAGGGATGGGTATGGTCTTCTATTGAAATTAGAAAAGATATAATATATATTTTAACTAAAATTAAAATTTTAAATTCCGAAGATAATAAATTAAATAATTCATCTCAAACTTATAACAAATTAAAAGATTTTGAATCTCAGACTGAAACACCATTTGAATATATTAAACCTATAGATAAATCAATTCTTGATATAGCTTCAAATAATGAATTTTTCAAATCTATAAAAAATGAAGATAAACAACATTTAAAAACTAATTATAATTACTATAATCCAAACATTAATTATTACGATCAAAATTGTAATCAAAATGTTAATTATTACAATCAAAATTATAATTCTAACGATAATTATTATGATCAAACTAATCAAAGAAGCCAACATCAATTATCATCTGGATATGCTAGAAATCCAATTATTCCAATGTGGCCAGATAATTTTATAACTGAATTAGAAGAAAAATTTTCAACACTTAATTTTGGATTAAGTCCTACTAATCCAAATTATTTTTAATTAAATCATTAATATCAGGAAATATTTTCACGAATTCTTTATTTTGTAAATTCCATGCTAAAGAACTATTTGCTAAATATTTTTTATCTTCAATTGTTGTTTCCATTGATCCTAAACCTATATCTGGATTTTGATCTGTCATAAAAGATATCATACCTTCCATCATTGTTAATATATTCCATGTACTTGTATAAGTTTCTTGATGATATGCTGAAAATGTAGTACATATTTTTTTCTCTGTTTGAAATCGTCCATTAGGTGTTATAAATACAAAATCTGGAGGTTTTAACGGATATTCATTAGGTAATGTAACTTTACCAAAATAAATTCCGTTTTCAAATACAGTATCTTTTAAATCATATACAATAAAATACCACTTTAATAAATCATCTTCATTATATCTTAAAATTAAATTTGGAAATTTAAAATTATCATTTTTATACATTAAAATTTCTTTTGATATTCTTTTTACAAATAACTTGTTAGTCATATATAATTAATAAATTAATATTATAATTTAATAATAATTTATTTTTAAATATTTCATATACTATTAATTAATGTTTTTTAATTTTTACTCTTTTTCTGAAATTATAGGAAACGATTCCATAATCTGATTTAATGAGCTTTCTGTAATAGGAACTAGTGGTAATTCTTTTATAACTGGAATTGATTCTGTAATAGGAATTGACGGTAATTCTTCTGTAATAGGAATTGACGGTAATTCTTCTGTAATAGGAATTGACGGTAATTCTTCTGTAATAGGAATTGGTGGTAATTCTTCTGTAATAGGAATTGGTGGTAATTCTTCTGTAACGAAGACTGGTGGAATTGATGGTAATTCTTCTATAATAGGAATTGATGGTAATTCTTCTGTAATAGGAATTGGTGAAACATTTGTTCCTTGATTCGATTGAAGCTCTATATCATTCTTTACATATGTAATATAATACCAATAAGATCCGGAATAATAACATAATATACACCATAAAATAAAATTTAAAAATCCAAAAACTGTTGAAATAATTTGACCATTACAATTATAATTATAATATCTATAATTATTTTTAATTACAAGACAATATCGTAAATTACTTGCTACACTAGCTGATGCACCTAACCAAAAAATTGTATAGATACTTCCAAAAATACTAACTGCATACATATGTAAATTAGATAGTTTTGTACTTTGTCTAGTATAACTAATTATATATTTTAATGTATGAGTAAAATATGACGCTAAACTAAATAACAAAGATGTAATTGCTACAAACCAATAAAAACTGTAAGAATCAGATAAAGTAAAAATGTCATTTGAATCAGCCCATACTGATACACCAACTATAGATCCAATTGATAAAATTATACTTGCAATAAAAAATTTTCTAATTAATTTCATTTTAAAAAAATAAAAAATAATATTTAATCAATTTTTTTTACCTGTTTGATTTGTACTTTTTTTTTATTACCTTTTATTAATATATATGTCACCTAGTATTCTACAATTACAAGCTCTAGGACTTCAAGATGTTTATTTAACTAAAGATCCGCAAATTAATGTTTTTAAATACAATTATTATAGATACATTAATTTTGCAACAGAAACAGTTAATTTACAATTAAATAACGTTGCAACATTTGGACAAAAAGTATCTTGTAGTGTACCTAAACGTGGACATTTATTATCTAAATTATTTTTACATATTAAATTACCAGCATTGACAAAAAATGGTGGTACATATGCCAGTTGGTGTGATACTTTAGGATATGCAATTTTTAAGGAACCTATAGAACTTCAGATTAATGGAGTTATAGTAGATAGATTATATCCACAATTTATGAATGCATGGGATGATTTATCAAATGCAAATAAACAACTTGGTAAAAATTTTATGATTTTAAAATCTGATACATATGCTTCTAACTTTTATAATGCACAAAAAGAAATAGATTTAGTTATTCCTTTGGAATTTTGGTTTACAAAACAATATAATATGGCATTACCATTATTAAGTATGTATAACCAGGAAATTAAAATAAACTTTAGTTTGAAAAATTTTTCAGATTGTGTAAATTATGATGGTTCTGAACCTAATTCTGTATCTACAATAGAATCAAGTATTTTTGCAGAATACATATTTTTAGATGACGTAGTTTTAAAACAATTTCAAGAACAAAAACATATGTTTGTTGTAGATCAAGTTCAATATAATGGTGATGAATTAATATCTGCAAATACACTTTTACATAACAGTTCACTTAAATTTAATCATCCATGTAAAGAAATAATATTTTTTTGTGCTGAAAAACAAAGTATAGATACAAATAATTATTTTGCATATTCAAAAACATCATCCGATACACCATTAGTTAAACGAGCATCATTATTATTAGATGGAAGATCTCGTTTTGACTCATTACCGGAATTTTATTATAGAACAATTTTTCCACATTCTGTACATTCTGTTATACCAATGAGATATATTTATACTATGCCATTTAGTATCAATCCAGAAGATAATCAACCTACAGGTTCAATTAATTTATCAAGATTTAATGATGTTAATTTATCTTTAGTTATGCATCCTGGTAATACAGATTGTTATTTATACACATTTGTTAGATCATATAATATTGTTATTATAGAAAATGGTAATTTAACTTTGGAATTTACTTATTATTAGTTACATTACTTTTTTGAAAAGTAACAATATTGATAAATAATTATAAAATCTAATGATGATGTTATTATAGGACTTATTATCCATTGAATGTTTTTATTTATATATTCTAATTTTTTGTTGTTGTCATTTATATCAATTAATCTTATCAATATTGATGTTAATAAAAAAAGATTTGCGCATATAATATTAATAAATATAAACAAAGTTGATTTTTTAACAGTTTTCTGATTATAATGAAAAATTATTTGAGGTAATCTTGCTAAAACAAGTATTATAAATAATATCCATCCGTAAATTTCACCAATTATTACTTTTTCTACATGTGTAATATTTATTATTAAATCCATACATATTATAAAAAAAATATATATCAATAATAGTTGTGATTCTATTGATTTAAATATATAGAATATCTTTTTAAATAAAATTTGAATTGTATTTACATTTCTATTTTCTAATAATGGATCGTAATTGTCTATACAAAATAAATCATAGAATTTATAATAAAAATATTGACAAATAAATATTGTATCAAAAATAATATTACATGAATTTATATACATAATAATTATAGGCGCCTGCTTATAATACCCAGCATAATTAGATAAAGTATCACTTACAAACCAACATAAAATAAAATAAAAACTTAAATTAAAATCAGATTTATTTATATAATTTTCTTTTAATTGTGATATATATACATATGACCAACTTATATTAGATATAATTGCAAAACCCCACGATAATGTTACACCTAACATAATATTATTTACAATTATTTAAACAACTAAAATGTTATATTTCTTTTGAATCAATTTATTCAATTTTTTAATTCTATAATTTGTAATATATTTATCCATCCAACTTGTTCCATATCTATAAGCATCTAAATTGTCATTCATTAATTTATCAACTAATTTTATTATAAAATTATAATTATTATCTGTAAATGAAATTAAAGATTTAATTAATTGTAATTCGTCTCTTCGTGTATAATTAATAATTTTCATAGAATAAAATATTTTATTATCTAAAAAAATTAAAAAAAAAACAATTTCAATTTTTTTTTTAATAATAAATTTTTTTAGTTTTTGATACAATTACTTGTCCTGGTTGTGATGTTAATTTTACATTTTTTATATCTGTATAAATAACTGTATAATGATTTGGTAATTTATTTTTATAATTTGTAAATAGTGTTCCTATATAATTTAGGTGTCTTTTTGGTATAATATCACCATTTGATTTTAAAATTATGTGAGGACCACTTAAATTAGATAAATGAAACCATATATCATTTTGACTTGCGTTTTTTATGATATTATCATTTTCAAGTTGATTTTGACCTATAATAATATCATATTTTTTATCATCTATATCAATAGTTTCAATTTTCATAATGATTAAGTTATTTATTAAGTATTTTTTTTAAATTCAATTAATTATTAAGTTGATTTAATCGATTGTGCAAATTCTAGTGTCTTAAATGTTTGTTCGCAGTATTTTTCTTCTTGTCTAATATTACAAATCGTTATAAATTTAGTTGGTAACCATTCATCTTGTTTTTTGTTTTTATTTGATAAATTATCTAAAAATTTTAAAATAGGTATCATCAAACAATTATTACTTGTATTTATAGAGTTTTCTTCTTCTTGTGGTTTAATATAATATTTTAAAGTATCATACTTTTCTGAATTTTGTGATTGTAATACAACTGGGTATTGACGATAATTTTTTTTATTAAAATAATAAATTAAATGATTAATTGATTCATTAATGTAAAAACTTTCTTTTAATATTTCAAAAATAGATTTTGGAGAATAACTACTTATCAAATCTTGTCTCATAGTTGTACTTATTTTCCCTTCACCACCAACTGGTTCTGGGGCCATTATACTTGCTAATTTTGTTTTAGTAGTATCTATAAATGTATTATATAAATCTAATGGTGATTCTCTACCAGCCATATCTACTATTGTTATAAATCCAGTTTTCCCATTAGTAAATTCTATTTCAAATACTAAATACAAATGAGATCTACTTGATACTGGATTGTTTGGTGTTGGTTTAATACGATTATTATTTTTACGATAACCCTCTATTATATCTGTCAATGAATAAATATCTTCTATTTTTAAATTATTAATATCAATATAACTAGGAATTTCTTTTTGAAATATCTCTGTTTCATCTTTTGAAAAATCTTTTAATTGTGGCACTTTATTTATTAAATTATGTATTTTACCAGTTAATTTATTAAAATTAATATTAACAAGATTATAATATTGTTCAAATAAATACTTTATTTTAATATTACTCACATTTTGTAAATTATCTAAACCATAATGTAATACTCCTGGAACACCTTTAGTTCCCAATAAAGTCATTGTCTTTCCAGATCCTGAAATCCCGTATCCAAATAAAACAACTGAATAACCATTTTCTATTTGACTAAAAGTCGAATATAATCCAGGACTTATAGAATCTGATGAAATTGATTGTAAATCAACTTTTGTTTTTGATGTATTATATTTAGTTGATTCTAATTTACCAGTATAAACATCTAAATTAGTAAAAGTATCTTCAAATATTCCATAAAATTCACCAAATGTTTTTTTAACAGAATCAATACAACCTATAGTTAATAATTTTTGTTTTTTATTATCAACTTGTTCTATTAATATAGTATTCATTTTCTGTTCGTTTCCTGTTAAAGGCTTTATACGCACATAAACACGTATAGCACCAGATAAATCTTCATATATATTAGTAAGAATTTTATCTTGTTCTCTATATTTCCCTTGATTTAAATTCCAATAATCAAGTAAATTAGTTAATTCTTTACAAAAATTTTCAGGTACATATTCTCTAGTATTCTGATTTTTCAAATATTGAATATTTGGACTACTCATATATTCTGATAAATTTAAAAAATTAATATGAACTAAAATTTCATCACGTACTTTTTGAAAATCATTTTTTATCTTTTCTTTTACCGATTCATTTAAATGTGTAAACACCCCTATGTTATTATTAATAATTTCCTTTAATTTATCTATTATTTCCAACTTTCTATAAAATACATTGTTTAATGCTATAAAATTTTTAACTATTAAATAACAATTTTCATAATCTACAACCTTTTCTATTTTAACAGTTTCATTTTGCTGCAACATTAATCTTAATTTATCTAATTCATCTCTTAATTCACTTATTGTCTTCGTATTCTCATTTATCGTCCCTTCATTTGAATTTATCGTTTCATTTTGACTTTTTATTTCAGATTCTAAACGCGATTTTACGTCAGATAGCTGTTGTTCTCTTTCTAGTTCAAATTGTATACGTTCTTGTTCTAAACGTTTAATCTTTTCTTCTTTTGCAGATAATTCAGCCAATTGATTACTAATTGATGTCTTTAATTCATTTTCAATATCAAACATATTTTGTTTTAACTGTTTAATTTCTTTATCATCTAAATCACTTTTTATAAACGATTCTTCTAAATTCTTTTTAACCATTTTTAATTCTGATAATATTTTTATTTTATAATCATTTACATTCGACTTCACATTTTCCGACCAACTTAACCATTTCTCATTATACTCCTTTATAGCCTTGATAATTTCATCTTTTTCTTTTAAAATCTTATCTCTACATCTTGTTTTGTACCCAGTTAATAAAACTTCTTTCATTTCTGATTTACTTAAAGTTCTTTTTAAATCATCTAATTCATCATTTATTATTTTTATATTTTCCCTTAATTTATTTATTTCACTTTCCCGTTCACTTATTTTTACATCACTTTCTGATATTAGATCCTTGTTCTTTTCTAACTCTTCTAATCGCGTCTTTTCATTTTCCATTAATTGATTTAATTTATTTTGTAATACACTTCTTTCATTAACACTTTTATCATATATTTTTTTTAAATCACCAACTTCCATTTCTTTACCTTTTATATAATCTTTCATTTCTTCTTTATATTTATTTATACCATTAATTATACTCTGATTCTGATCAACCAATTGCATTTTACATTGCTGTACATTTGACAACTGTTCTTCATATTGTTCTTTTATTTCATTTAATTTCTTTTGATACTCTTTTTCTATTAATACTACTTTATTAGATTGACTATCAAAAAATATATCATATTCGTCTGTTTTTGTTTTTAGATTTGATTCTAATTGTTTTATCCTTTTATTTAATTCTTTTATAACCAAATCATTTTCCTCCTTAGAAATCACGTTTTCATCAACAATGTTTTTATTCACTACTTCTTTATCTGTAACTTCTTTATCTGTAACTTCTTTATCTGTAACTTCTTTATCTGTAACTTCTTTATCTGTAACTTCTTTATCTGTAAGTTGTTTATCATTAGAAAATAATCTCATTATTCTTTCTTTATCTTTTTCAGTAAATCCTTTTACAATTGGTAAAGATTCTATTACTTTTATAAAATTTGTGTTAGATAAATTATTTAAATCAACAGGATTTATTAATTTACACATAACTCCATCTTTATTAATAAATCCTATAACTAATTTATCTTCTGTAATAATAAATCCTAAAGCTCTAGTTAAAGACTTTTCAAATTGTATTGGTTCAAATACAATTTTCGGATAATTCTTTTTTATATATTCTACAATAGATTTGACATCCATTTTACTTATTATAAACATTTAAAAAAATTTATTCTAAATACCCCAATATTTTATCTTTATTATCAATAACTATTTTCATTTTTATATAATCATCATCATCTTCCGATCTTATTATTTTTTTTATATCTTCTTTCAACATTATTTTACAAGCCTTATATTCAGGATCCCAAACTAATCCATATTTATCACAAGAAATACACCTATTTTCATTAATATCCCATTGAGACCCATCTAAACATTTTATTTTTTTTATTATATCCTCACTTCCTATAATAGGGGATTCCATTAATTTATCCTCTATACTCTTAATATCATCCGATTTTATAAATTCAACCTCGGGCAAACTTTCTATATATTCATTTTCTATTTGTAATTCAGGTTTTTCTTCTTTAATTACTTCTTTAATTACTTCTTTAATTACAGGTTTTTCTTCTTTAATTACTTCTTTAATTACAGGTTCTTCTGATAAAGATGATATGGTATCTTGTGTTTTTAATAAACTTTCAGGAATAGATACTGTATCTAATTCATCTTTTTCACTTTTTGATAAACTTTCTGGAATAGATACTGTATCTAATTTATCTTTTTCAATTTCAGATAAACTTTCTGGAATAGATACTGTATCTATTTTTTTTTCTTTAATTTTTATTGGTTTATCGAAACGTTTAATTTGATTTGACGTATCTATTAATCCATATAATTTCTCATTGTCTTTTATAATTCCAGAAAAATCAAAACTTTTACTTATAGGTAATAATTTGTTAGGGATTAATTCTCCATTAACAATTTCTAATATATTTTCCATTTCTTGATTATTTAATTTTTGATTAACTGATATAAAATCATTTTGTAAAGGATTAAATATAATATTAATATCATCTAGCTGTTTTATAGGTTTATCATATTTCAATTGATCTTCGACTATTTTTTGTTGTATATCATCAACTTGTGGTAATTTATCAACAATATTTTTAAGATTATCAGTAAAATCTTTTACAACTGGTACCCTTTTATTTTTATATATACTTTTTTTTAATCTATATGTTTTACCAGTTTTATCCACATATCCTTTTAACTTTTTTTTATCACCAATAAAAGCTCTTACCGATCCTCTTTTATAAGTTTTTGGTATATCTATAAAGTTTGATGATGGATAAACTATATCTGGATATAATTTAAGTAATTTATTGAAACAACGTTCAGCTGACTTAATATTATATAAACATTTGTGTTTATCTATAACATATTTATCATTTTTTAACTTTTTAAAAGTCCTAGCTGTAGATTTTATCATTCTACTAGTTAATGGATTAATATAAAACTTAGGTCTTTCCATTATATATATTATATATATATATAATTTTTTTTTTTATTACTTTACTTGTAACAATTTTTATATGGTCTATGATAAAAAAGTTTTATCTGAAAACCCCATTTTTTTACACGATGTTTTTTTACAATAATTTTTACTCCATTTTCTTGGAAATTTAAAACCACCTGTTTGAGAAGGTTTCTTTATACTCTTTTTTTTACATAACTCCGTTTCCTAAATTCAAATTGGTGATTTAAAAATTCCAAATCATTTTTAATTTTTCTTTTAATACCGCTTTCTTTTGTAGTTTCTAAAAATGCTATTAATTGTTTTTTAATCGATGATATCGTCAGTCGTTTATCAAATATTAATTTATATAAAGTTTGACGTCTTTGTTTTTGAGCTTCATTAAATAATGTAATATCGATTTTCATATAAATATACTTAAATTATACATATAAAATAAATAATATTAATATTGTATTATTTACTTTATATTATCATTTGCTCTATTAAGAAAACATCTTTATTCAATTAAACAAACAACTTCATTAACCGTTTTTTTTATTTCTTCTTCTATTTCTATTTCAATCGATGTAGATTCATCGTAAAATATATATGTTGAATCATCGTCTGAAATTTCACATTCGGTTTGATGATATCTTTCATAAAATTTTTTACTTTTTATCCTATGAATAGAATCTTTATATTTTTCAAATTCTTCTTTGTTTTCCTGTAATCTTCTAACTAAATCCCAAGTTCTTTTAATTTCATCTTTAACATTAGCAAACCACGTTTTACTTCTATTAATACGCTGATTATAGTATTTTTTTACAAAAAAATAAATAGGAAAAATATCTTGTCTCTCCAAAAGTAAATCATTTTTCCAACTAATATAATCTTCTGTCATTTTAATTTCTACTGGTGGATAAATAAATTTAGGATCTGGACCAGAATCTTTTATTTGAAAAATAATACCCTTTGCCTGATAATTTGAATTTATTTCTTGTTCAATAAATTGTTGTTCAGTTTCTAATTCGTCTATTTCGCATTCAAAAAAATCACAAAAATCTAAATCACATGTTTCCATTTGTATTTGAGTTTGTATATAATAATGAATAGGAACACATGTTTCATCTATTTTTCTACTTTTTGGACATTTTATTTCTAACATTATACCATCTGGTGTTATACCATCAGGGCTAGCAGCAAGCCATTTTAATCTAGGGTGAGAAACTAAACCGAATTCTATAACCTTAGTGTTATTTAATTGACAATATAATATATTTGCAACTTCTTCATATTTTTTACCCCATAATGTATATATAGAATCTCGAAATACATTTTCGCCATTAAATGACGCACATTTTTTTATAATATATTCTTCTCGTGTTTCATAATGGTTTAATGATTCGGTATCTTTGTATTTAAAATTTTGAATATTGAATTCGTTAACATAAGACTCACACGTAGATTTAGATTTATACAAACAACTTGCAGCTTCGCTAGCAGTAATTCTAGTATTACGTGCAGCAAACCAGTCCGTAGAGCGCTGGGGGGGCTGAGGCTTAGCAAGTAAAATCTTAACTCTATTACGATACCATTTTAAGTCTCTTATATTACTCATATATATATAATATAACTTAATTTTAAATTCATTTTTAAATAATAAGACTAGATGCAGACCTTTAGACCTTTAGACTTTTTTGATATTACTTTTTTTAAAGTAATATAACATACGTTAAAAAAAATATTTTTAAAACTATAGAATAATTATAATTTAAATGACATCACTTGATACAAATAATTTAAATCAACTATCTGAATCTAGTTATCTAGAAACCATAACAGATATTGAAACATATTTATCAGAAAATAAATATTTAAAAGAAATTTATGAAAGTGCTCAACAAACATTATTAAATGAAAAACGAATAGACAATAATAAATATATAGAATGTATTAAAAGAACTAATGTATTAATTAAATATTTAGATGAGTTAAATCCTTTTGTTATACAAAGATATAAAGAAGAAATTAAAACTACATATTATATAAGTGCTGAATTATTAACCAGAACTGTAGGACTTCAAATGAATCGTTCTAATTTTAATACAAATGAAAAAAATACATTGTATGTTTCTATTGCTCACTTAAGAAAAACCTTAAGTTTAGAACCATTTCATAAACGAGCTATGGAATTATTTAAATTGATATTCTTATATTTAACCATCTTTAATGCTAACGCAGATGAAAATATTGCTCTTCTTAATCAAATTTTAGTCGTAGATCCTTGTGATTATCAATTACATTATAATCTTGGATTTATGTATCATAGAGTTAATAAATTAGATAGTAGTGTATATCATTATAAATTAGCTATTGGTCTTCTTGATTTGATGTTAGCAAATTGTAAATTAGATAATAAGAAAGACGATGATCCTGGTTTAGTTGTTTTAAAACAATTTAAAGTTAAATGTTTAAATGGAATTGGTAGTGTTTATTTTACTATTCAAGATAGAGACACTTCACTTTATTATTTTAATTTAGCGTATGAAATTGATCCATTGGATCCAGATGTTAATAATCAAATTGGTGTTGTTTATACTGAATTAAGATATACAGACAAAGCTATAGAACATTATATGAAAGGAATTGAAAATTATCAACGAGCTCATATATCAGTTGATAAAGATATGCTTATTGCAAGTATGTATATGAATATGGGTCTTGCAAAATGTTACGAATGTGATTTTATTGGTGCAATCGAAGGTTATAATAGAGCTTTAAAATATAAACCAAGATTATCTTTGGCGTATCAAAACAAATTACTTGATTCTAATTATATTTCTCATTTAATCGAGGATCCTATGTATATTGCAAGAATTCATAAAGCAATTAATAAAATTTACCCCGTTGTAATAGATGATTACAAAATAAGTTGTCCAGATTATAAAGTTAAAACGGAAATCTTAAACTCTAAATCTAGAACAGATTTAATTAAATCAAATGGAAAAATTAATATTGGGTTTGTTTCTGGCGATTTTATTTGTCATCCAGTTGCATATTTCCTTCATAGTATTTTGAAATATATTAATTATGATTTATTTAATGTTACATGTTATTCAGTTAAAATAGTAGAATTAAAAGGTATGTTTCCAAAATGCAATTGGGCGGTTGTTAAAAATTTATCAAATGAAGCTTTTAAACAACGTATTCAAAAAGATAATATTGATATTTTATTCGATATGTCTGCACATACAGGCGATAATAGACTTGACACATTTGTTTTAAAACCAGCACCAATTCAAATTAGTTATTGTGGTTATCCTAATTCTAGCGGTATTAAATCAATGGATTATAGAATTACAGATAAATATTGTGACAGTGAAAAGTCACAAAAATATTATCAAGAAAAGTTCATTTTTATGGATAAAACATTTTTAGCATATACTCCAAGTATGGGTATTGAAAACATTCCAGAATTAACTGAACAACCTCTTGTTAAAAATGATTATATTACATTTGGGTCATTTAATAGATATAATAAAATTAATTCAATGGTTATTGGTGTTTGGGAAAAAATTCTTAAAGCTATTCCTAATGCCCGATTTGTTATTAAAACTAAAGAGTTTTTAACACCAAAATTAAGAAAACAATTCTTAGATACATTTAAAGATAAATCAGTATTAGAAAGAGTTGACATTTTACCATATTCTGATACTTATACAGAACATCTTCCTGATTATAATAAAATGGATATAGCTTTAGATACATTTCCTTATTCCGGAACAACAACAAGTTGTGAAAGTTTAATGATGGGAGTACCTGTATTGACTATTTTTGATAATGTTAGACATTATCATTCACAAAATGTTACAACATCATTAATGAAAAATTGTGGATTAGATGAATATGTTACTATGTCTCAAGAAGAATATATTAATAAAGCTGTATATTTCTCTAAAAATCTAGATAAACTACATAACTTAAAAGCTGATGTAAGACAATCTTTTGTTAATAGTCCTATTTGTAATTACACTGAATTTGTAGATGAATTTGAAGAAAAATTATTTACACTTTATAAAAAACATAAATGGTAAGTCATTTATATTATTATTATATATTTTACCACGAAATATAAATTTGGAAAAATATAAAAATAAATTAACCTAGATGACTAATTTATGGGAGAAAATTAAAAAATAAAAATGTTGTTATACATTATATGAATTTATCTCAATTAAGACGTTATAGATTAAATTTTGAAAAATTTCCATATTACAATGATCAAAATAACGGAATTGCATTATTTGATTTAATAGCGTCATTTGTAGGTGCATATTTATTAGATATCTCATTTAATCTATCAAAAAGACTTCCATTATGTAAAACAAATAAACAACTTGTATATTACTTATTAGTTATTCCATTTGGAATAATTATACATCATATAATAGCACATTTACGTTCTGGAAAACTTTTCCCTGAAGAAATAACTTATCTTAATAAAAAAATCATTTCATTACAACCTAATATCTACCATTTACTACTAATAATATTGATTTTATATATTATGAATTTATGTACTTAACAATTCTACATATATCATATAGTAATGAAACCATATATATATAACTTTTTAATAATTTCCACTAAAAATATTAAAAATTGAAATTTAAAAATAACTTAAATTAATTAAGTAGTATGCCAAAACGGATAGAAGACACTTATCAAAAGTTAACTCAAAGAGAGCATGTTTTGCATCGAAGTGGTATGTATATTGGTTCAATTAAAAAACAAACTGAAGAACTGTGGGTTGCAGATGAAAATTCTGATGGATCTATTAAAATGAAAAAGAAAATGGTTTTATATTCTCCAGGGTTTATGAAAATTTTTGATGAAATTTTAACTAATGCTACTGATCATTCTTTTCGTGATTCTACAGTTAATACTATTAAAGTAGATTATGATAAATCAACAGGGGAAATCAGTGTTTGGAATAATGGTAAAGGTATTCCTGTTAAATTACATAAAGAACATAACATGTATGTACCAGAATTAATTTTTGGACATCTTTTATCTGGTAGTAATTACGACGATAATTCAACACGAACTGGAGCTGGTACGAATGGTCTTGGAAGCAAAGTAGTAGCTATTTATTCAAAAAAATTTATTATTGAAACCATAGATAGTGATGAAAAAATGCGTTTTATTCAAGAATTTACAGATAATATGGAAAATCGTAGTAAACCTAAAATAACAACAAACTCAGGAAAAAGTTTTACAAAAATTACTTTTACTCCAGACTATTCTCGTTTTGAAATGAATGATCTTGAAGATGATACAATTCTTCTTATTAGAAAACGTGTTTTAGATTGTATTGCTTGTACAAATTCAAATGTTCAAATATATTTAAACGGTGAACGATTAAAAGGCAAAGGACTTGTTGATTATATAGGATATTTTTTCGACAATGAAAAGATTATAAACGAATCTTATACTGATCGTATCTGTTATAACAATGGTGAAACTGTAGAATATATTTGGGAATATGCTATTGTACCTTATTCTCAGTATGAACAAGTGTCATTTGTTAATGGTAATGCAACTATTCAAGGTGGTAAACACGTAGATTATATTCTTTATCAAATTATTAACAGATATAAAAAAATGCTTGAAGATAAAAAAAAACTAAAAGAATTAAAACCTAATTTTATCAAAGACAAACTATTCGTATTTTTACGTTCTACTGTAGCTAATCCAAGTTTTAATAGTCAAACAAAAGAACAATTAACTACACCTTCAAAAGATTTTGGTTGTATAATTAATGTCAGTGATCAATTTATTACAAAACTTTATAAAAGCTCAATTACAGATGAAATTGTTGAATTTTGTAAATTTAAAGAAACTTCAGCTTTAAGTCGTCAAACAGACGGTAAAAAAACAAATAAAATTTATATTCCAAAACTTGAAGATGCACTTTGGGCTGGAACTGTACGATCAGATCAATGTACACTAATCTTGACAGAAGGTGATTCTGCCAAAACATTTGCAATGTGGGGAAGATCTGTTGTAGGTCCAGAACGTTATGCTGTTTTTCCATTAAAAGGAAAAGTTTTAAATATTCGTGATGCAACTATATCACAACTAATAGGAAACGAAGAAATTAATAACATCAAACAAATTATTGGACTAAAACAAGACAGTGTTTATAAAAATACATCTGAACTTCGTTATGGTAAAGTAATGTTATTAACAGACTCTGATGTTGATGGATCTCATATTCGAAGTTTATTAGTTAATTTCTTCCATTATTGGTGGCCAAGTCTTATAAAACTCGATTATATTCAAACATTAAGAACACCTATTGTAAAGGCTATAAAAGGAAAGAAAATTATGGAATTTTTTACAGAACAAGATTATCTTAAATGGAAAGAAACAGGTGTTAATTTAAATAGTTATCAAATTAGATATTTTAAAGGTCTTGGTACATCAAAAAAAGAAGATGCCAAAGAAACATTTAGACGTTTAGATGAATTAAAAATAGATTACTACTACAAAGATAAACTATGTGATGAATCTATCTTATTGGCTTTTGAAAAGGATAAAAACATTAAAATAAAATCATCTGATAATAATTCAAATGAAGAAGTTGAAATTGTAAAATGTTCTGATAAACGTAAGGTATGGTTAAGTAAGTATGATAAAAATATTTATTTAGATATGAATCAAAATCGTGTAAGTTATCAAGATCTTATTAATAAAGAACTTATTCATTTTTCTATTTATGACAATTTAAGATCTATTCCAAGTTTATGCGATGGACTTAAACCAAGTCAAAGAAAAATTTTATATTATATGTTAAAGAAAAATAAACGGGATCTTATTAAAGTAGCTCAATTGTCTGGTTATGTTTCTGCAGAAACAAGTTATCATCACGGTGAAGCTTCTCTTCAGGGTGCAATTGTTAACATGGCACAAAATTTTGTTGGATCTAATAATATTAATTTACTTTATGGCGATGGAAATTTTGGATCTAGATATCAATGTGGAAAAGATGCTGCTAGTCCTAGATACATTTTTACACGTCTTTCTGATACAACACAAGATATTTTCAATCCAAACGATACACCTTTATTAAACTTTTTAAACGATGATGGTGTAGTAATTGAACCAGAATGGTACTTACCTATTATTCCAATGGTTCTTGTAAATGGATGTGAAGGTATTGGTACAGGATATTCAACATTTATTCCAACATTTAATCCAGTAGACATCATTCACAATTTGATAAAAATGATTGGTGATGATACTTTTATGCCACTCCCACTGAAACCATATTTCAAAGGCTTTAATGGTATAGTTGAAGAAACTGAATCTGGATCTTATATAACTAAAGGGCGATGGGAAAGACTATCCGATTATCAAATTAAAATTACTGAAATTCCTGTAGGGATGGGTGTTACTAATTATAAAGAATTTTTAGAATCATTTATTGAAAAAACTGTTGTTAAAATAAAGGGTGATAAAATAAAACCAAAAAAGAAAAATTTTGAACTAAAAGATGTTCAAAATAAAACAATAGACGAAAATGATAATATTTGTTTTATTGTAGAATTTAAAAATAAAGCCACATTGGATAATTTAATTAAAACTAAAACATTAGAAAAAGAACTAAAATTAGTTAAATCTTTTAGTACAAATAATATGTATCTTTTTAATGAAAATTTAATTCTTACAAAATACAAAACACCAGTTGATATTTTACTTGAATTTTTTGATCTTCGACTTGATTATTATGTTAAACGAAAAGACTATATTACAAAGCGATTACAACGAGAATTAGAAATTTTAACATCAAAGGCACGTTTTATTAAAGAATATATTAATGGCGACCTTGACATTAATAAACGGTCGAAAGATTATATAGTTTCCGTTCTTGAAAAACTTGATTATGTCAAAGATGAGGCTTCATATGATTATTTACTTAGATTACCAATTTATTCATTAACTTTAGAAAAAATTAAAGAACTAGAAGAACAATGTAACAAAAAAGAATCTGAATTAAAAATTATCCTATCTAAATCACCTGAAGACTTATGGATAATAGATTTAAAAAATATATTAAAAAAATTAATTTAAACAAATATATTAAAAAAATCAATTTAAAAAATTAATTTTTTCATTATTATAAATGTTATATTCTTTAACTATATTATTAATTGGAATATATTTAGGTCAAGAATTCAATTTACCACGAATTAAACAATTATGTGTTCAAGAACATCAAAATTCACAACCTAATTTACAAAATGGTTACATAGAACGATTTGTTAACTTTATTTTAAATTAATAAAAAACACAAAAATAAATTTAAAAATATAATATTTATTAATTATAATAATCGCTAAATAATGTCTAACTATAAAAAACCACTAAAAATCTATATTGTAGATTTTCTTAATATATTTTCAGATTTTAGAGAAATTAAATACAAACGTGATAATATAGACTTTCATCTTATTAAACATACTAATAAAATAAAAGATACATATGATTTTTTTGAATTGTTTTTTACAAAATATATAGATCACGTAAAAATAGATAAAACTAGTCAATTTTATTTTGTAATGAAAAAATTAAATAAATTTGAAACTATATTAGATAATATAATTAAACTTTACAGTACTTTTAATATAAAATTTGTAATTATCGAAGATAAATATCTAAATGAAATTGTAGATAAAAACAAAGATGATTTTTTATGCCAATATTTCTTTTATATTTTAAGTCAAAACAACCATTGTACATTAATCTCAAATGATAAATATAGAGATAAACAAAAATATATAAAATTATTTAATTTTGGTATTTCTTTACAAGTAATAACTTTAAATAAAACCACTAAGACCATGGAAAAATCAATTTTAAAAATAGAATTAACAAAAACAATCGGTGATAAAATGATATCGCAAAAATATAATAGATGTACAATTCCAAAACAAAAATTAAACAATATCCTATAAATTACTTTTAAAAAAGTAACACTAGAAATATTTTAATTGAAATATTTTTTCTATATATTCATAAAAATAACGTTTTGACATTATCTTGAATAATTTAGGATTTATACTTTTTTTATCATCTAAATAATCAGAAAAATATTTAGATTTAATAATTTGATACAACATATACATACAATTTTTAGTGGCATAAATAATATCATACATCTTATTTATGTATATTATATTATTTTTTAAAGGATACATTATCTGCAATGTATTATGCACTTCAAAATATCTGGGATTAAATTGTATTATTATATCTAAATTGTTAATACTTTTAATTACATTTTCTATTAGTTCACTACTTTGTATTAGTTCACTACTTTGTATTAGTTCACTACTCTGTATTGTATTTTCGTTATTATTTTTATTGTCATTAAAAATTATATCTAAATCACTTATTATTTTATCATAAAAAAATTGGGTGTTTTTCTTATTATTAGTCTTTGTTTTTTTATACATAACATTTAATTTATTAATAGATTCTGGATATTCTATTATATTAGTTGTAATATCACTTTCTGTTATAATTAAACTCATTTGATATTGATTTAATAGTAATGTTAATTTATCAATATCTAAAATTGAATTTAAATTATTAAAATATATTGCTATTTTTGGTAATTTAATTTTTAAATTTTTATGTATGTATAAAGTATAATTTATATTTTCATCGATTTCTTTATAAAAATTATTAAAAAAATCACATTTAAAATCAGTTTTAACTTTTATATACGAAATAATATGATTAAATTGTTCAATACTCTTTAATACTTCTTTATTATTAATATCGATATTTAATACTAAATTCTGGATATTTTGAATTTTATATTTATTTATTAGATCTACTAAACTTATTGTGTAAACTAATTCCTTAGTAATATTAAAAAAATTAGTTCCATTTATTGATAAATCACCCCTTTCTAACCAATATTCACCATTCTTTTTATCATTATATAAAACTGTTTCTGATAAACTATTTGTACTAACTAAAACTTTTTTAATTACAATAACATTATCTAATTTTAATTTATTAATTTGATCTATTATATGTTTTCTTGGTTCTATTAAAATAATTTGCGAATCATTATAAGATGATATAAAATCTTCTACATAACCATATATAATATTACAACATTTTATATCATTTGACATAAAGATATAAAGTAATTAATTAATATAAATAAATAAATAAAATTAAAAATATTATCTAAATATAGATTAAATGAATAATGATATAAAAATACCAAGTATATCTAGTTTACACCATGAAAAATCTATTAAAGAAACCTCAAAAATAGATATTTATAATATAGTATTAAATAAATGTATAGAAAAAATCATTTTTACAAATAAAAATACTGATAAAACATTTATTATTTTTGAAATACCAAAAATTCTTATTGGATATCCCAATTATGATATGAAAAATTGTATATTATTTATTATTAATAGATTATCAGAACGAGGGTATCTTATTGAATTTATTGAACCATTTTATTTATATATTGATTGGGGATCAAAACCACAACAACAAAAATTAAAAGATAAAAATTCATTTTCAGTTCAAAAAAAAAATCTATTAAATAAATACCCAGATTTAAGTAAATATCCAGACTCAAAAATAGAATTTGTTTACAGTGAGTCTGTTACGTCAAAACATAATAAAAAAAATAAAAAAAGATATTAAATGAGTTTTTGGTCAAATAAACCATTAAAACTCAATTCTGGTTTAAAAAATGATAACACATATATATTAGATTCAGATTCTTTATTATTAAATATTAATACAGAAATTTCTAATAGTAAATTTTCATTAGACTACTATATCGTTACATCTCCAGATGATTTTTTAAAAACTCAATTATTAGAATTTATAAATAATAATTATAACGGTATAGATTCAAAATTTACTTTAAATTACTCTAAAGAACTTTTTAATCACTATATTACACCAGATACATTATGTATTTTATTTTATCCTTATAATAAAAAACCCAGTAATATAACTACACAAAACATGGTTGGTTTTATATGTGGGCATCCTGAAATTATTTACATTAAAGAAAACAATACATTTAAACAATATAAAACAATAGATGTTAATTATTTATGTTTAATTAAATCCATTAGAAATTTACACTTTTCGTCTTATATGATTAATATTTTAACAAAAAGATGTCTTTTAAAATTTAATAAACAAATAAATTGTGCATTATATACTATTGGTGGTAAACCTATTAAAACTCCTAGTTTTTCAAATAAAACTTTTTATCATAGACCTATTAATGTAGAAAACTTAACAGATTCAAAATTACTCTTATTAGATAAAGACATCTGTGTTTTAAAACAAATGTTTCAAACATTTGACTTTGATAAAAATTTTTTAAAAAATTATAAATTTATACATTTGACAAAACGTTATTTAGATAAAAATCAAGACGTCTTAACACATATAGTAAATGAAATTCATGATAAATTGTTTTATATTAATCAAATTAACTATGATATTTTTGATTATAAATCAAAACATGATATTAGAAATATATTATTAAATGACTCGTTTTATAACTTTTTAATAATTAATCCAGAAACCAATGAAATTAAAGATTTTATTTGTTTATATAACTTAATTACAAAAAATACTATTAATAATATTTCTTCTAGAAATGGATATTTTTATATTTTTATGACTTTAGAAAATGACACGTATAAATTTAATTTAATAGAATATATAAGCAAATACAGTTTTGAAAACGACTTATTTGATATGATAACTGTAATGGATATAATGGAAAATGGCTATTTAAAAGACAAACATTTTAAAATATTAAATAGTTCTACTAAATTATATTATTATATGTATAATCTTCAATTATCACAAATCGAACCATTTAAAAATGGATTAATAACTATTTAAATTATATTCTTTTTTTAAAAACTAATATCATGGAAAAAGAATATTTAATTATAGACAATCATTTGTCTAAAAATGGTAATGTAACTACTGAATTAAAAGAATCTGATGGTAAATTAATAGTTAAACAATTTTCAGGAACTAATACAGATAATTTCATTATTAAAAAGTTTAATAATAAACGTTTAGAATTTTCATTTTTTAAACTTAATGGAATATATTATATAAATATAAATAGTTTTCATATAATTGACTATAAACGTTTTATAAATATCGAACACATAACAAAAGAAGATGAAAATGTCAGAATTAAAAATCCTTTTATTGGTGATATACTATTATTAAATTGCGATGTAGATATTGTTTACAAAGCACTTCGGATTATGGCAGATTGGATGAAAAATAAAAAATCAATATTTAGAGATTTTTTATATTTTTTATTCCATTAAATTTACTTTTTATACAAGATTACTTTTTAATAAAATGATATAATATCAATACTATTATTATAATACAAAATTGAAATGTATATAAAGTCTTTTTATATCCTTCTTCATCGTATCCTAAACCATATAACCTAGTTTTACCATTTGGTTTAAAAAACATACTTGGCTTTAAAAGATATATTATTAAAATAATACCTATTAAATATGGAATTAACGTTTTAACCTTTTCTGATAAAACAATCATATTATTACTTATATTTTATCAAGAAAAAAAATTAACATATTAATTTTTTTTAATGTATCTTCTAATCAAATTCAAAACATAAACGTTTATTTTTAGAAAATAATTAACTTTATTAATATATGGATTTACCACAACAACCTGGTCTTAATCGCCGTTTAGCTTATTCAGATATAATAAGGAATCGTAATCGCAATACTATTAATAACAATACTATTAATCGTAATTTTAATGATATGGTTAGTGGAAATAATATTTATCAATTTTATAAAAAAGGATTATATTTAAATGATTTATTTCAAAAATCTTCTATTTTATTAAAAAACAATTTTGATTGTTCTATTTGCCAAGAAGACAATGACAATGACAATGACAATAATATACATATAATCAGAAAATTAAATTGCAATCATCAATTTCATATTTATTGTATAGAAAAATGGTTATCTAAAGAAACCACTTGTCCAATATGTAGAAAAAATTTATCAAATTTATAAAAATTGAATTTAAATTATATTAATTTAAATTATGATATTACCAATGAACAAAATGTATGTAAAAACCTTAGGAGAAGGTGGGTTTGGAAAATTACAATTATACAAATGTAAAAAACATTGTTCAAATTATAATTGTAATAAATGTGTTGTTGTTAAATCAATGAAAACGGATGATAGTCAATTTGAAAATAATAAAAATTTTTTTATTAACCATTTTTTCAATGAATTTTATATGACAATTAATTTAAATCACTCTAACATTCGCAAAACTTTAAATATTGATAAAAAAAATCATACTATAACATTTGAATACTGTCATGGTATAGATCTTATTGACTATTTATTTTCATATAAAGATAATACTAAATTTTTATTACATTTATATTCTCAAATTTTAGATGGTGTAGAATATCTTCACAATAACAATATTGCACATTTGGATTTAAAATTAGAAAATATTATGGTATACAATAATCACATTAAAATTATTGATTTTGGTGAAGCAATGTTCTATAAAATTGATGGAAAAGAAATTATGTATAGAGGAATTCATGGTACTGATTTATGTATGCCTCCAGAAATGATCCAGAAAAAACTTTATAAACCACATAAAGTAGATATATGGTGTTGTGGTATTTTGTTATATAATATCATTAATCCCTATATACCATGGGAATATGCCGATCATAAGACTGATAAATTATATGCTAGATTTAAATATTCTTTAGAAAATTATAATAAATTAGACGAATATGTATTTAAACCTCTTGACAGTGCAAACTATTCTATTAATGAACAAAAAATAATAATGACAATATTTAAACATACATTTCAAATTAATCCAAACTTGCGTAAACCAGTATCTATGTTAAAATCTATTTTTAATTTAATAGACTGGGAAACAAATAATACAAATTCACAACATAAAAATTGTATTTTACATAAAAGAATTAAATCTATTTCTAATTAAATTAATTAAACTTATTTTATTTTTTATATTATATAGTGTAATGGATACAAAAGAATTTATTTATAGTCAAAACCAACCTCTTTTTCATCCAGAATTATACGAAAGATCAACTGATTTACCAGGAGATAAACGTACTTTATTAACTATTACTGATGAAAGAAGTAAACGATTACCTTCTACAAAAGTTGAAGAATTAAAATCACCTGGAAAGTATAACTTAACTCCAGACGATAAACAAATATCTGGTAGCAATACTAGATTTTTATTTAAAAATTTATATGGTGAAACGCCATTAACATTTTTGTTTTTTTCTGATAAAAATATAAAAAATATTCAAAATCTCATTAAACTAAATGTACATAAACAAATAAATTATATTATAGATGACCAATCAAACAATGAATTAATGATAATTATGAGAAGTATCTTTTTAGAATATAGTCTACACCCTGCTTTAATTAGCGAAGAAATGTCTGAAACGGAACGTCAAATATTATTTAAAAAATATACAAATGAAGTCGATAGATTAAATAAAATTGTTGTTCAAGAAATAGTTCCAAAAATCGTTTCTCAAATTCAACAATACGTCGATTACTTACGAGATGCTAGTCAACAACCATATTATATGGATAAACCTAAAAACGAAAGTGTTAAAGGTCAAAAACAATATCGTAGTGTAACGCAAGTTTTATCAGGTGGTAATTTTTAATTTAACTTTAATTAACATTTATAATAATATAAATGTTAATATCAAAAGGGGCTCACGCCTACAAGAACTAATACTATACAACTGTAATATTTACTTGTAGGCGTGAGCCCCTTTTGATATTAATCTTTATTTTTTCAATAAAAAATAAAGTAATTTTATAAAGCCTTAACTTTTGTAGTATATTCATAATGTATTATTTGTTTACCTCTAGAAATATCCCTTGGATCCTTTACTTTTGATACTTTATATTTAAAAACTTTATCAGATGAATTTTGTGTAGTTTCTTTTATATGTATTTCTAATGACAATTGCCCTGATGTCTTGTGTTGTCTATAATATTGCGAGAATGCTTTTCTTGCAGCTGAACTAGGTGATTTACTTATGTATCTACCACCACTAGTTTTAACTTTTTTACCAGATTTTTTTATTAATGTAACTGTAAATGATCTATCTCCACTTTCCATTATATATTATACAATAAAAAAATTATTTTATAATTTATTCTTTATTGTTAAAATTTTATTTTAAATTAACAAAATTAAACTTGTGTATATTCTGTAATAAGATAACCATCAGAATTTGTACGGTTCCATTGTTTAATAAATGAATCTTTTCTTTCACCAATAACCATCCAAGATATCATAGCATTACTTGCTGTATTATTTGATACAATTGTAAGTATATTTCCAGAAATGCTTCCTATAATTTGATCAAAAGAACTTTTGTTTTGTAAAAATATATCCGGATTTGTTACCAAGGCTTCGAATGTTCCTTGACTCATAGCAGATTCTGGTTTACAAACACAGTCACTATCAATATTAACTGTTGTTGTACCATTTTCAAGTTGAACTGTTCCTCTATAAATGAGATCACAACGAGGGCCTTCTATGAAACTATGTATTAATCTTTTTTTAGGATCATTTTTTGTTGGGTGTATAATATCAAATGTACCACCGGTTTTTGCAATACTACCCCCAGGATATACCTTAAAACTTTGTGTATCATAAGACATTCCATTGAATCCTATAAAATAATAATTAGATGTACTTCCAGAACCTGCATAATAATAACCTTGTACAGCTACACCATAATTAGTTTCTTCGGTTTTACCTAATAAAGTAACTACCCATGGTTGGTAACCTCCTATATTTGGAGCGTATACACCCAATGGAATAACATTTCCTGAAGCATAATTGTTTATATAAGTTCTTGTATTTATTACAGTGATGGATGGAGTTAAAGTAAGTACTTCTGAACCACCACAAAATAAACGCATATTGTCGTCAGTTTTTATACGAAGATCACCATCATCATAAATTTGACTAAAATTACTACCCCAATTTAACCCAGCTCCATTATTAGTAAATTGGATAGTACCAGATCCCATACCAATATTGTTATTATTTGTAGTAATATCATTACAATTAAGTGTTCCACAAAGAAATGAAGATCTATCAGGAAATGTTCTAACCCATGTTGTATCGTTTGCATATATACCTTTACCGTATGTTTGGTTATACCAACCGGTTGCACCACTAGAACGAAGCCAATCTGAACATATAATAGATCCATTAACATCTAACTTAAAACTTGGATTAGAAGTACCTATACCTACATTACCTCCATATCCTTGTAAAGCTAAATTCTGCACAGCTGGTGCACCATAATCGTAAGCAAATATATTACCTACATTACCAGTATTGTTAAACGCTAATCTTTTATGAGATGCTGCACTTGCAACATATAAACTGTGACCAAAAGTATCTGCTCCTGTAATTAATAAAGATCCATTACTACCAACACCACCAGGACCAGTAATACTCACACTTCCTGTACTATTTAATATTAGGGGTGTTGCAGATCCGTTTACTTGAAATTGCAAACTTCTGTTATTATTAAAATGAATAATTCTTGATATAAAATCAATACCAGAATAACCAAAATCAATATATGAAGAATTTAATGAACCATTTGCTCCACTATTTAATTGTATACCAGAATTACCATCACCACCAACACCTATAGATATACCGTTTCCTGGTGTACCATTAAGTAATCCAGTTACATGCAATGCTGATCCAGGAGAGGTTGTACCAATACCTACATTACCTGCCCCATTAATAGCCATTGTTCTTGAACCAAATAATCCTAATCCTAAAAAATTCGATGTTGATCCTGTTGTAACATTACAAAAAGATAATTCAGACTGGTTATTTGTACTAGCTGCTCTACCAAATGTAATATATCTTTCAGCATTATTACCTGCCATCCCAGAATCTAAAGCTGATATTAATCTACCTGCGCCTAAATCTGTACTACTACCAATTAAAACACCTCTAGTAGTATTAATTCTAGCTATACCAGTAACGTCTAAAGTGTAAGCTGGACTAGTAGTACCTATACCTACATTACCACCAGTTGTGAAGATATTACCGATAGTATTTGAATTTCCTATGGCTGAAAAAAGAGTACTTGCTACAACTACACCTGCACTTATATTTGTTGCTGTTATATTGGAAATATTTGCGGTTCCAGAATTAACATATAAGGACTTAGCAATAGTAACACCTCCAGCCACATATAATGCACCATTATTAACACCAATATTTACATCTTGTGTATTTAATATTTGCATAGTATTTGTAATTAATGTACCTTGAGTTTCTAAACCACTTCTATCATATGTGCCAGTATTTGTTATTTCATTTACATTATATCTTAATATACTATTACTATAATTTGTAATATTTGTTGATGTATATTGGATTTGACCAAGTGAAGTTATAGTAAAATTAAATCCAGATATATCACCCATACTTGACACTAATAACTCCCAACTAGAGTCTTTTTGATTGCCTTCTAAAGTAAACGATTCGTATAAATTTCCTCCAATTGTACGAGTAATACTTGCAGTTAAATTTATAATAAAAGATCTAATATCAGAATTATTAAAATATAGTGCTGTTACATTAGATGCTACTGGTACATTATTACTAGGCGTAAAAGATCCAGAAAACATATTAGATACACCTAAATTAATACTATTTGCAATTATATTTCCAGCTGTTGTAGCACTACCACCACCACCACCACCACCACCTAAAGACCCCCATGTACTTCCAGTACCATATCCTTCAAACTCATCTGTATCAGAATTATATCTTATAAAACCTTGTTCAGCAGAAACTGGACGTTCAGCTGTTGTTCCTTTAGGAACTTTTAACGTTTGACTATCTATATAAACATCACCTAACATAGATACCCTGCCACTATATGTAGAATATAATACATTACCAAATTGTGAATTTGCAAGTGCAAAATTTCCAGAACTAACTGAATTAACATTTTGACCTAATGTCCATGAAGATCCAGTATTACTTGATGATGCAAAGTTATTTTTACTATAAAAACAAATACTAGTTTCAGATTTTTCAGTTGTGGGTGATAATTTAATTTGCGGTGCTGAATCTGTTCTTAATAATATATTACTATTAATCCCTAACCCACCATATAATACTACACTTGCATTTTCTGAACTTGTAGCTACAGTTGAATTTAAAATATTAAGTTTACCACCAATATATACATCTTTACCAATTGCTGCACCACCGGCTACACTTAATCCACCACCAGCAGTAACACTACTTGAATTTACTGTATTAGAAATACCCATACCTCCAGTTAAAACAATAGCTCCAGATGAATAACTAGTACTAGAATTAGAACTACTAAAATTCAAATTACCAGTAGATGTGGTTGTAAGGCTCAACGATCCTTGTATATATACACTACCAGTAATACCCATTCCACCAGAAACTGTTAATGCACCTGTTGTTGCATTAGTACTTGCTGTACCACTTGATAAAATTACATCATTTGTAAAAGTAGAACTTGTGTTATTTATAATTAATCTACTTGTTATACCATCTGGTAACACATTTACAGTTCCATTGTTTAATATTTGAAAACGCATTTTATCATCACCTGTAAATAAATTAATAGTTCCATTAGCAGTATTCCCAGCATACAGATTTAATTTACCATCAATTTCATTTCCATACAAAATTATACGACTTCCTGTTGTATTTAAAGAAGATGATCCTGCTAATCCTAAATAACCATCATTACTTCCTGTTGTTGTATTTATACCTATAAAATTGTTTTTATTTAATGTCAATATCGAATTCATATTTGTTGTTGTATTAAACCCAATACCTAATTTTGATCCAATAATAACACCACTAGAATTTCCATTAACATTAAAAAATGTATAACTATTATTAGACTCACTATTTAAGATCAAATCACCAAATGCAGAATTTATTTTAACATTATTTAGATTATCTAATGATATAATATTTGAGCGTGATGTTCCAGTTATATCTAACCATTTTAAATATTTATTATTATCTATTGTTAAATTATCCTTAAAATTATATGAACTTGACATCTATTATAAATAATAAAGAAAATAATATCTTGTAACATTAATTCTAATTAAATTAATTAAAAATTTCTATAAAAAAAAATTATTTATATATATAAAATATAAAATGAATACTCAAATGCTTATGACAGCTATATCTTTACTATTGGTTGGAATTTTTTCTATTGCCACTTCATCCATTGCCATTGAATGTTATGATTATAAAGACACTACAAAAACAATAAAAGAAGCCAAAGAAGGCAATTATACTTTTGTAATTGTTAACTTAGTTTTTGCAATTATAATGGTGATTGTTTCATTTGCAAGTGCATACTTTGCCACCCAAGGATAATAATATTAAAAAATAAACTTACTAATATAAATTCTATTACTTTTTAAATTAAATAAACTTTTTAAGAATTTTATTTAATTTAAAAATAACATTTATTATTCAATATATAATGTCAACTAGAATTTTTGAAATTAAAACTTTAAAAAGTGTTATTGTAAAAAACTTATTTGAAGTTATTAAACCATATATTAAAGAAACAAATATACTTATAAATAAAGATTGTATTAAAATTTCTACTATGGATACATCAAAAGTATCATTAACATATGTAAAATTAGATGCGAATAAATTTGAAAGTTATCAATGTTCAAAAGCTGTTGTAATTGGAATTGATACTAATACATTTTTTAAAACTATAAAATCTGCTAATAGAAGAGAAACAATTACATTATATATGAATGCTGATGAAGAAGATAAGCTAGGAATAGAATTGGCCGATCCATTTATGGGTAAAATTAAAGATTATAAAATACCATTATTAGTATTAGATGATAAGGTTATTAATATATCAGAAATGATGTTTGATTATGTAATTAATATGCCATCTATTCAATTTCAACAAATTATTAAGGATATACAATTATTAGAAGGTAAAGTTGTTGAAATAAAAAGTATTGGTAAACAATTAATTTTTAGTTGCGATGATGGTCTAGCTGATTTTAAAACGGCCATAAGTGAAATAGATGATAAATTAAACAAAGATCAAAAAACTTTATTACAACAAAATGGCGAAGATATAAGGTCTATTAAATTTGAAAAAACACATGATAAAATAGTACAAGGTAAATTTAAATTAAGTCATCTTATGAATTTTATTAAAGCATCACATTTGTGTGAAAACATGAATATTTTATTAACAAATGATAAACCATTAATATTAGAATATTTTGTGGCTGATCTAGGTGTGTTAAGATTCCTATTGATGGGCCATATCGATTAATTGCTAAAATCAAACCATAAATAGATACTTTTTGATAATTTTAAAAATTATTTGTTACCATAAAAAATTTTTAAAATAATTAATTTTATTAAAAATCTTAGAAATCCTAATTAGGTTAATTTAAAGATAATAATATATGTATAATAAACATGAAAAAGTATAATTTCGATCAAGTTATTGAAATTTTTAAAAATAACAATTGTGAATTACTGTCAAAAGAATATAAAAATAATACAAGTATATTAGAATATAAATGTAAATGTAACAATAAAATAGAAATGACTTTTAAAAAATATCTTGTACAACTTTGTTGCAATGAGTGTCATAAAAAAACATTACAAAGAATATATAAATATGATTTTGATCAAGTTAAACAATATTTCGAAAACAAGAATTGTGAATTAATTTCAACAGAATATATAAATAATAAAACAGATTTAGAATATATTTGCGAATGTAAAAATCGATCTAAAATTACTTTTAAATCTTTTTTAGATGGTCAGAGATGCTCTAAATGCGCAATTGAAAAACGTAAAATTACAAATTTAAATATATACGGAAATGAATGTTCAATGAATTCAAAAGAAAAGATAGAACAAAGAAAACAAAATCAAACAGAACTTACTAAGAAAAGAAAATCAACAAATTTAAAAAAATACGGTGTAGAAATAGCAACGCAAAATCCTTTAATTAATCAAAAAAGAGAAGAAACAAATTTAGAAAAATATGGTGTAATTTGTCCTTCAAAATTAAAAGAATGTGAAGATAAACGAAAATGTACAAATTTAGAAAGATATGGTTTTGAACACGCAATTCAAAATAATGATGTATATCAAAAACAATTAAACCATAGAAAACAATTTAAAGAACATACTTTACCATCAGGGAAAATTGTAAAAATTCAAGGTTATGAAGGTATAGCATTAGATATGCTTATAAATAAATACAATTATAAAGAAGAAGACGTACTTATTGATAGAAAATTATTCCCCAAAATCCTTTACAAATATAAAAATAAAAATAGAAGATATTTTGTTGATATATTTATTCCACATGAGAATAAAATAATAGAAGTAAAAAGTAAATTTACTTTTAGAATTAATATTGTACAAAATATGATTAAAGCTTTATATGCGCGTAAATTAGGTTACGAATTTGAATTTTGGATTATTGATCGTAACGAATTACTTTGTATAATTTAATTAAATTTAATAATGTTAATTGTTTTTGTTTAAAATTAACATTTATATTATTATAAATATATATAATATGAATGATTCTGACAAAAAAACATTTAGTTCAATAAAAAGTGCAAAGTCTTCAAATTCAAGACGTTCGCAATCTAAAAGTAAATTAGAAAAGGTAGATGTAGAATCAGAAGATATTTCATTGTCTCAATTAGAATTAATGGCGAATAAAAAAAAAATAAATAAACAGGAAAAAGAATTAACAGAAAAAAATTCTAATTCTAAAAGTGAAAATGAATTTAAAAAATCACGCACATCTTCATCTAATAGTTCATCAAGTTCCTTAGATGATATAAGAGACAGAAGAAGAAAAGACCGTTTTGTTACAAAGGAAAATAAAAATGATATGATAAGACAAGAGAAAAGTGAATTGTTATTTAAGTTTAACAAATTAAACATTAAAGGCCAATGGAGTTCTTTACGTTTAGACATGAACAGTAGTCTAGATGAAATAAAAAACGAATACGAAAGAGTACGTAATGAAATTCAAACTGAACGTTCTGTTGCATTCTTTAAAAGAATGTTATTATTGGGTGTTCAGGGTATAGAAATGATGAATACTAAGTTTGATCCTTTAGGTGTTGATTTAGATGGATGGAGTGAAGCTATGGGATATTCTATGGAAAATCAAGAATATGATGAAGTAATGGCTGAGCTATATGAAAAATATAAAGGTAAAGGTCAAATGTCACCAGAAATGAGATTAATCTTTATGATTATTAGTTCAGCTACAATGTTTACTATTTCTAAAAAAATAACAAAAATGGATAGTGGTAGCCCATTTAAATCATTTATTGGTGGCTTAATGAGTAATCAACAACAACCTAAAACTACATATGTACCAAGTGCAAATGATTTAAGAAATGACAATATATCAGAAACATCAGATGATAATATGCCTTCTCGTATAAATGGTCCTAATTCCCAATATATTAACGGTAATGAAATAGATATTAATAATATTTTAAAAACTATGAATGATAGAAAATTAGAAAAACAACAACAATCAGAAGATGACATTTTTAAAAATATCCCTATGAATAAAACTAAACGTAAAGGTCGTCCAAGAAAAACAAATAATAGTATACGTATGCAATAATAATATTTAATATCAAAACTAGGCTTGTGCCTGCAAGTAAGTTCTTGTTTGCAGGAGCGAGCCCTATTTTGATATTAATTACTTTAAGTAATATTTTTTATGGTTTCTTTTTTTCGTATACGTTCGTCGACTAGTGTAAATACTGTTTTTGATAAAAATGCACTAGTTATAACATTAGGATCTATATTTGTTAATTGTGCACCAATTATCATAGAAATATAAAAAGAAGTAAACATTACTATATTTTTTAAATTTGTATCATTTGTTTTTGTAAATTCAAAATATAATACAGCTATAAATAATCCTTTTATTACATGTTGTAAAATATCATTCATTATTAATATAATATAATATATGAAAAAAAAAGTTTATAATAAAATTAATTAAGGATTTAAAATATATTAATAAAAATTAATTAAGAAATTTAATATAAACTTTTTTTCACATATTATATTAAGAGAATGAGTTATTCATATTTAAAAAACGTTTTTCCTAAATTTGAGGATTCTACAAAAGTATATAATAGTAGTTTGTATACACAGATTGATAATTGTGAATCAAGTATACCTGTACCAGAATCAATTGTAAATGAAAACCAATATCCTATTAAAATTCAGGAACAACAAAATGATATTGTTTTACCACAAACAAAACTATTAGAAAGTTTTAATGCAGAAACTGAATTAGCACCTATAAATATTTTAAATAATAAAAAATCTTCAGACAACTTAAAATTTTATAATTCCCCTTATGTACCAATCTACAATAAAAATTTAGTAGAAAAATTTGAAGACACTAATTCAAAACTAGATTGTGATTTATATATTAAACATATAAATGATTGTAATAAATGTAGATCTATTGTCTTAAAACAATTTGGTATAGAAACAGATAGAATAAAAAACGAAGAAATAATGGAAATCATTTCATATATTATTTTTGGGTTATTTATATTATTATTAATCGATTCTTTAAAAACATCTAAATAATTACTTTATTTTTTATTGAAAAAATAAAGATTAATACGTATATTAATAAATAATAATTTATTAAAATTTATTAATATGGATATAGATGAAAATGACTTATTATTTAGTAATCAATATGTCCCCTATCCAGAACTAGAAAAAGAAGTATCTTCACAATCAAATGAAGAATTTAAAAAATTTTATGAAAAAGAACAATCTTTACAAGAAGAAAAACAAATTAGTGAAAATTTAGAAAAAATTTCAATTAAAAATTTCCGTTTAGATGACGAAACAGATGATCAAAATTTATTAAATACAAATAAATTCGAATTGCAAAATACAAATACAAACGTAAATACAAACGTAAATACTAATGAAAATTTAAAAAGAAGAACAAAAGAAGTTATATCATATGTTAGTGTAGATTCTAGAGATAGAAATAAATCATTATATCCTAAAGCTAGTAATTTTAAAATTTTTTTAGGTAAAACATTTTACAATGTTAAAAATATTAAATTAGCTAGTATGGAATTTCCAAACACAAATGCTGTTATAAATTCAAATAATAATAAAATATATTGGAGAAATAAAGAAGATATTGATATTGATAAAATTAATGATATAACAAAAGAATATCCCATATACGATACTACTCTTAGAATAGGTAGTTATGTTGCTACATCTTTACAAACAGAAATATTTAATAAATTTTCATTAATAAAAAGACAAGATGGCGATTCTGCTGATTATCATTATTTTATTGTAAATTTAGATTTAGATACAGATATAGTAACATTTACATCACTTATTTTAACTCAATTGCCTGTTAATCCTTTATCTACTCTTTCTGGATCTGGTTTAATCACCGTTCATCATCCCAATCATGGATTTAAAACGGATGACCGGATTTATTTAGTTGGAGCACAAACATTAGGCGGAATAACTGCCCAATATTTAAATACACTTCATACTATAACTATAATTCCAAGTACTTCTGGTGGTTCGGATTATTATCAGTTTGAAGTTAATATTAAAGCAGCTTTAGCAGTACAACTTGGCGGTGGTAATACTGTGAAAGCTGGAAAAATAGCTCCTTTTCAACTTTTGTTTGGTAATTACTCAAATATAGTTGCTCAAAATATCGGATTTCCATTAGAAAACAGTTCCCAGTTAATAAAAACGTATATAAAGTCAATTGAAACAATTTATCAAGTGTTAATTACAACAACAGAACCACATCGTTTAATTAACACGTTTGATCATTTAGGTCAGAATTGTACTATAACTGGATCTGGTACTACACCAAATATAGATGGCACTCGTATTATAACTAAAATAATTAATCAGTATAGTTTTTTAATTTTAGTAAATAATCCTTTGTCTATAATAAATCTTACTAATCCTACATTAACATTTAATTTTCCACCTCATACAAACACATTAGAAATTTCATCCATATCTAATTATAATTTTAATACTGTATTAATAACAAGCTTTACAGACCATAATTATGATGTATCTCATATTGGATCAAATGTTACATTATACGAAACAAAAACAGTACCTATTTTAGATAATATACATCAAATAGATGGTATTTTTGCACAAGATAGTTTCACTATAATCGAAACTATATTAGCAGAATCTAATACTAATACTATTGGCGAAGGTGGATATATATCTAGAAATCACCCTATAACTACACATACTGTAAATATTACCGGTATAACATCTGGGTCAATAACAACACTTCTGTGCCCCAATCACAACCTAAGACCCAATGATAGAATACAAATTAATAATATTATATCTAGTCCAAATATTAACGGGTCTCATTCTATATACACAACACCTAATTCTAACACTATAACTATAAATTACACCACAAACAGCGCATCTTTATCGACAGAAAGTGAGACCCAATCATATATTGGAACAGGATTATATACAGTTTCCTTTCCCAGTCACAATTTTAATAATATAATAAGTATTCAAAACACATCAGGATATCCAACTGGTTTTACATCTGGTAATTTATTTGTTGTACAAACACAATTACCACATGGATTATCTGATAATCAAAAAATACGTTTTTCACAAACTCAAACCTCTGCAAATGTTAATTTAAATACTGGTCATACAATTACTACGATAGATTCTGATGAATTTATAATTGGAACAACAACTGGTTCTGGATTATTATCGCCTATTACATCTGGTATTGTTGGATTTAATCAAGAATTTAAATTATATAATATAAATGATATTGGTGGTATTCAAGGTCAAAATTTAAATAATAAAAATTTTTCAATTAGAAATATTATAGATGAAAATACTTTTAATTTTTATACAAATGATTTTTTGGCTAGTAACACAGAATCAGGTGGTGGAAGTTCTGCTTATATAAGTAGTTTAATTCATGGTTTTAATGGTATACAACAAAATACTAAAGATAATATTTTAAATAGATCTATTAATTTACAAGGCGAAAATTATAGTTTCTTATGTTGTCCACAACTTTCTACTATGATGAACACAGGAGATGTTCGAAATATTTTTGCAAGAGTCATTTTAGATCAATCTCCTGGTAGCATGGTTTTTTCTTATTTGAGTAATCCAAAAACATTTGATAAAGTACCACTAGATAAATTAGACGAATTGGAATTTTCAATGTTAAATCACAATGGTACTTTATACGAATTCAATGACCTCGATTATTCATTTACATTACAAATCACTGAAAGTATAGATGTCACTGATAGTTTTAATGTATCAAGTAAAAGAGGAATAGTTGATAATTAATATTTATTATGTCATTTACTTATAATTATATCCCCTTATTTATTATTCAATTTACAAATAATGTAATGATTAATTCATTTACATAACTTTTTGAAACCATACGATATACTTTAAATTTTTTAATTGTATATATCTAATTGTTTTAAAGCTTCAATAGGAGCTTCTATACCAGAACAATCTGTTCCTATACGTAACATTAATATATATAAATAAAAAAATTATACTCGTTTATCTAAATAGTATAATTCATATGTTTAAAATAAACATTTTTATTATTCTTTAATAATATAAATGTTTAAAAAAACATTTGCTGATACTCTTAAAGAAAATTTGACTCAAGATTCATTTAAACCTCTTCCATCACATATTCAAGTATTTAAATCAATACATAAAGAATCTAGTATTTCATCAAATATAACTGATTGTTTAAAAAACAAGTAAAAAGAATATTTTACTGGTCTGAAGACGAATGACAAGGTAAATTATTTTTTATTTATCTGTATAAACATAATACTAGTGGTTATTTTTGCTCATGTGAAGGTCGTGAAATATCATTTAAAAGAGGAATCGTTGATAACTAATAATTATATTATTTATATCATATATAATACAATGAACGATTTTCATAAAATAAACGAATTTATAGATCTTTTAAAAATAAATGAAAAAACTCAAATAGATCAATTTAAAAAAAAATTAGAACAAGAATTTAATGAACAGCATGATAATATTAATAAAAATTACACAAACTCTAATAATGATAATAACAATGATGATAAAAAATACAATGATATAAATTTACAAAATCAAAATAATAAAAAAATTAATCAAAAAAAAAATACTAAAAAATTATATAACAAAACACAAATAATCATTGATTCTAAAAGCAATAATGATATAATATCACAAGAAGATAAATTGAAACACGACATTGAAAACAATTCTGTTGAAAACAATTCTGTTGAAAACAATTCTATTGAAAACAATTCTATTGAAAATAATTCTATTGAAAACAATTCTATTGAAAACATTTCTGTTGAAAACAATTCTGTTGAAAACAATTCTGTTGAAAACAATTCTATTGAAAACAATTCTATTGAAAACAATTCTATTGAAAACAATTCTATTGAAAACAATTCTATTGAAAACAATTCTATTGAAAACAATTCTATTGAAAACAATTCTATTGAAAATGAAAAGAATATTAATACACAAACTGAAATTACAAATGGAATTACAAATGGAATTACAAATAGAATGACAAATGAAAATATAAATGAAAATATAAATGAAAATATAAATGAAAATATAAATCAAAATATAAATCAAAATATAAATCAAAATATAAATGAAAAGCACTATCAATATAATATTAAAAAGGATATTGGATTTGTTTTATTTTGTTTCGATCATCGATTCATAAATAATATGCATGAATTACTAAATAGAGATGAAACTATTAAATCATTTGATTATTTCTCTTTAGCAGGTGGTAGTTTAGGATTTTTAAAAAATGAATTAGGATGCTGGGATAAAACTTGTATAGAACATATTGAATTAGCACAAAAACATCATAACATTAAAAAAATAATTATAATAGATCATGAAGATTGTGAAATGTATAGGGATTATTATAATGATTTAAAAAAACACCCAAGAAGAGAAAAAAAACATCATATTAATAATTTAACAGAATTAATTGAAATTCTTGAAAAACAATTTACATTAACTGTAGATGCATTTATATTAAATCTAGATGGATCATTTATTAAAATATAAAAGTATTATTAAAATAAAAATGAAAATATTTTATTTTATTAATTAGTATATGGATGAAAATCACCCAACACCAGTTGGTTCATACTTATCTAAGCGAGGTTATGTTATTAGAAAAGATTCAATATCTGATAAAGAATTAAAATTTTTAAAAACAACTTTAGTTGCACGTCCATTACAAGATGATAAATATACATTTTTTAATAAACAAGATAATTCCTTCTCAATTTATATAGAAACAAAAAATAAAATTTATATTCCAAAAATGTTTGGTATTAATCGTTACGGATTTCCAGAAAGTTTAATGTCCAATTATACAGGAATTAAATGGGATAAAGAAATAACATTTAATGGAAATTTATACAACAATCAACAACAAGCTGTATCAAAATTAGTAAATGAACTAAAAAGTGGGAAAACTGGTGGTATTTTATCTCTAAAAACAGGACAGGGTAAAACGATTTCTGCACTAAATGTTTTATCACAAATTCGAGGTAAAACATTAGTTATAGTTAATAAAATTCCATTAATGAAACAATGGGAGTCTGAAATTAAAAACTTTTTACCAGATGCAGAAATAGGATTTATTCAAGGTCAAAAAAATATATCTGTAGATAATAAAGACATAATAATAGCAATGTTACAAAGTTTAGCTAGAATAGATTATCCAGATTCACTTTTTGAAACCATAAATACGGTAATTGTAGACGAATGTTTCCCATATGATACTCATATAATTACATCAAAAGGTAATATAAATATTGGACAATTATATTATATGAAAGAAAGACTTGAAAATTTACCAATGGTAAAAACTTTTAATGAAATTACAAAAAGATTCGAATATAAAAAAATTATTAATGTTTTTAGAAAACAAAATGATACTCTAATTGAAATAAACTGTAGTAAAATGAAAATTAAATCAACTGAAAATCATAAGTATCTTACATATAACGGATGGAAAGAAGCAAAAGATTTAAATATAAATGATTATATTATTAGTAATTATGATAAAAATACTATAAATTCAGTATGCCCTGCTTTAAACGATGACCAATATCAAATTGTTTTAGGTAGTTTTTTAGGAGATGGTCATATAAGTACGTTAAAAAATGGAAGATATAGATTATGTATGACTCATGGCAAAGACCAATATGAATATTGTAAATGGAAAGCTAATATGTTTAATATTAATAATATTAGATATATAAAAAAAAATGGATATTCTAATAAAGAAGCATATCAATTTTCCACAAGAACTTTTTATTTATTTAATGATTTACCAAAAAAAAAAACATATGTTCCACAATGGATTTTAAATGACTTAGATGAAAGAGGATTATCTATATGGTTCATGGATGATGGTAGTTTAAATAAAAAAAGTTTTTCTTCAAAAATAAATACAGATAGTTTTGATGAAGATTCACAGAAAAGAATAATATTAAAATTAAAATCTATGAATATAGATTGTAAATATGTAAATTATAAAAAATCATATTATCATATTTCTATAAATGAAAAGGGGACAAAAATATTAATTCGACTTATAAGTAAATATATACACAATAATATGTTATACAAATTATTACCACGTCAATATATAAATTATATTCAAGATATGTCTATTAAAATTTTAGATGAAAATACTATTTTTTGTTCACGTGAAAATATAAAAAAAGAATTTTTAATTGAAAATCAAATATATAAAATATATAAAAATTATAATAAAAAAAATAATGAAATAAATTATGTAAAATATTTAAATTGTATAAAATGCAATACTTTAACATTACATTCTAAAATTATTATAAAATCATGTGAATATTGGAGATGTAATCATACATTTAAAAGTAATTTAAAAAATCTACCAATGATTTTTGGAGAATATAATTGGAATACTAAATTTTTAGATTATGGATATTCTAAAATAACAAAAATTATTAAAAATATAAATAATTTTAAAAATTCTAAATATAAAAGAAATTTTGTATTTGATTTAGAAATTGAAGACAATCATAATTATATTGTTAAAAACCCTGATAGTAATAATAATACTCAAAATGGATTTATTGTACATAATTGCCACAATTTATCAAGTAGAGTATTTTCTCAAGTATTATCTAAATTATCTTGTCAATATACAATTGGTTTATCAGCAACACCAAAACGTTCAGATGGTTGCGAATATGTATTTAAATATCATATAGGTGATATAGTTTATCAATCTTCCATTGAAAGATTGGGTTTAAATCCAATTATAAGAACAATTAAAATAGATTCAGAAGATTATACAGAAATTTCTACAACTAATCAAATTACAGGTCAAAATCAAATACAATTTACAAGTATGATATCAGAATTAATTACAATGGAAAAAAGAAATAAACTTATAATTGAATTAATTAAACATCTTGTTCGTTCTGAAAATAGAAGATTATTAATACTAAGTGACCGTCGTGATCATCTTAAAACTCTTAAAACAAAATTAGATAACGATCTGGAAATAACATTTACATATGGTTTATTTTTAGGTCAAATGAAATATAAAGATTTAGAAAGATCTAAATCAAGTCAAGTTATTTTAGCAACATTTAGTGCATTTGGAGAAGGAGTTTCAGAAAAAGACTTGGATACATTAATATTAATAACACCTAAAAAATTCATAGGACACCTAAAAAATTCAATTAAAAATGAAAGTGGACGGCTAGAACAAATTGTTGGTAGAATTTTTAGAAAAGAACATACAGAAAAAAACCCACTCATTATTGATTTACAAGATAATTTTTCAGTATACAAAACACAAAATTCTGGAAGAAATGTTTTTTATAAACAACATTTTCAAAATGCCATCTTCGAAAATCATAATATAAATTTAGATAATTATGATTTAGATAAAATATCAGTTAATTGTATAGAGAAACGGAGTAAACGATTAGTTAAAAAACAGGACGTAAATGAAGATCAAAATACAAAAGAAATGTCTGAAAATTTAAAAAAATTTTGTATAATAGAAGACTAATTAAATTAAATTAGAAATAGATTTAAAGTACTTGTCTAATATATCCATTTGCTCTAAGGTTTTTGAAAATCCTATAGTTTTTGTTATTTCATAAGTTACAACAGAATACTCTTGAAAAATTTCTTGACGTTTTTGTGCTAACTTTGAAAGATCAGTATCTTTTAAAATATCATTTGAGACATTTTCTAATTCCTTATGATATTCATTTGTTATTGTTAAATTATCATATGTATTATTTCCATAATTTTTTATAAATAAATCCGATACTTGTTTATCATATTGATGTAATTTTCTAGAAATTTTATATAATTCAGGATATTCTAATTGTATTTTATTAACTTGGTTATTCATATATAATAATAATATTAAAAATATTATTATTTATTTTAAATTTATTTATTTAGAAAATTCTTGTTGAGCACTATCTCCACTAGATGGTCCAACCTTTGACATATCATAACGTCTAATTGGATAACATTCTGCAGGTTCAGAAACAACAGATTTTGGGACTTCAGTAACAGCTGCAATAACTGGAACTGGCGTTGTTGTTTCAATAATTACTGGAGCTTGCGTTTCCATAGGAGCTGGAGCTAATGTTGTTGATTCAATAATCATTGGAGCTGCTGATTCAGCCATTGGAGCTGCTGATTCAACATTTTCTAAAAATTCCCATAATGCTTTATTTGTAGAATAATTTACTGTTACCATAAAAGCAAGTGCAATCAATATAGATGTAGATGGACTAAATTGCGCAGTCCATAATACTAATGAAAATATAAATAATTTAAAATATTGATTTTCAAATAATATTAAAACTTGTCGAGGTAATGATGGTGCCAATCTAGCTACGTACAAAATAAGAAGTAAATGAACAATACCTCTAATAATAGTAGGTTTTTTAACATATTGGTTCATTAAAGATGAAATTTGATTATCAAATGTAGTAACGTATTGCATTATATAATTTATATAATATAATAAAATAAAATAATTTTTTCATTTTCTATAATATTATTTATTTTCTATAATAGTATTTTATAATTGTTTAGGTGAAATCTTCTTTCTTGATGTTTTCTTCTTTGAAGTCTTTTTTCTTGATGTTTTCTTCTTTGAAGTCTTTTTTCTTGATGTTTTCTTCTTTGAAGTCTTTTTTTGAGAAGTCTTGTTTGGAGAAGTCTTGTTTGGAGAAGTCTTTTTTGGAGAAGTCTTTTTTCTTGAAGTCTTTTTCTTTGATGTCTTTTTTCTTGAAGTCTTTTTTAGAGAAGTCTTTTTTCTTGAAGTCTTTTTCTTTGATGTCTTTTTTCTTGAAGTCTTTTTTGGAGAAGTCTTTTTTCTTGAAGTCTTTTTTGGAGAAGTCTTTTTCTTTGATGTCTTTTTCTTTGATGTCTTTTTTGGAGAAGTCTTTTTCTTTGAAGTCTTTTTTCTTGAAGTCTTTTTTCTTGAAGTCTTTTTCTTTGATGTCTTTTTTGGAGAAGTCTTTTTTCTTGAAGTCTTTTTTCTTGAAGTCTTTTTTCTTGAAGTCTTTTTTCTTGAAGTCTTTTTTAGAGAAGTCTTTTTTGGAGAAAAAGTATCTGATAGTGGTAAATTAGTTTCTAAAGTTGGTAAAGAATCTTCTGTATTTGTGTCCATTGTTTCTAGTCTTTCTAAAAAATCATCTAATAATTCTGAACGTTCAGATCTAGGTGATTCAAATGGTAACTCTTCTAGATAACTATTACGTTCTTTACTTGTTATAGAACTATAACTTGCTATGTCTGAAAATAAGGGCGAATCTGACATTATATTATAATTTATAAAGAAATTAAAAAAGTTGAATTTACTTTTAATATATAATAATAATATATATGAAGCAAATTGAATTAAATAAATTGATACCAAATCACCCGACTAGAAAACATATTTATGAAAAATTTCAGAATTTAATTAGTAAATATATTAATGAAAAAGATTATAATTTGGATGATATAATGAAAATTGCAATTAATTTAGAAAGAGGGATTTTTAATTATACAATTTCTATATATCCAAATAGAAAAATAAATGAAACTTGGAACAATTATTTCAATAATCTTTATATAGATCGAGCTGTAAAAATTTATAATAATTTAAATCCAGATAGTTCACTTCAGAATAAAACATTGTTAAACCGTTTATTATCTAAAGAATTTAACGAATTTGAAATATCATCATTTAATTCTGAACAACTTTTTCCTGAAAGATGGAAAGAATTAATTGACAAACATCTAACAAATATAAATGATGATTTACCTATACAAATAAAATTAGAAGATCGTGCAGATGGGTTATTTAAATGTGGTAAATGTAAAAGTTATAAAACAGAATATAATGAAAAACAAACCAGATCAGCTGACGAACCTACTACAAAATTTTGTTATTGTCATAAGTGTGGTAATAGATGGAAATTCTGTTAATTTTCATATTAAATAAAAAAAAATTGATTATATATTTTTTTACTTTTATTATAAAATGTCTATAAACATTTCATCTAATAATACTTCTTTTTCTACAACAAAAAAAAATTATAATAATATTTCTAGATTAGAACAATCTTTAAAAAATTTACAAAAAAAAATACATAGTCCCAAGGTAGATTTAGTAGAAAGAGATAACTCTTATTTAGTTAGAATTGAATTGCCAGGAATAACACTTGATTCTCTTAATATTGAAATTAAAGAATCACAAATCTTATTAATCTCTGGTAATAAAACTACTAATAATTTATACGAAACTGACAGAGTAGTATATAAAGAATCTAAATATGATAAATTTATGCGTAGAGTTAAATTACCAGGAAAAATTAAAGCTATTGATTTTAATAAAGATAATTTAGACTTTGTAAATGGTGTTTTAAATTTAACTTTTGAAAAGGATCTAAATGTTTTAGTTAACAATTTGTCATTTGAAACAATTAATCTTAATGAAAATTGGGCAGATGTAAATTAATTTAGTTAAACATTTTATTATATTAAATAAAATAATTGCGTTATTTGTATTAAATTAATTTCTAGGTAATATGTATAGCTGCAATCAAAAAAATATTTGATTGCCTCTATGATGTAATAGTAAGCATGACAGGCTGTTAACCTGTTCGCGACCGTGCAAATCGGTCTAGAGGCGTTTATCATTTTATTTTTTTAAAGTATATATATATAATTTAAAAATATTATATTAATTTACATAATATTCTAATCGTTTAAATTTATAGGATTTTATATTTATTAATATTATTATAACATTTATGGATAAATTAACAGATATGTTAAGTAGTTTTTTTGTTAGTTCATCTAAAAAAAACGAACAAAAAAAAAATAACCAAGACGAAAAACAAAGTGAAAAACAAAGTGAAAAAGAAGAACGAAACGATGAAAATGAAGTAACTGAAAAACAAAGTGAAAAAGAAGAACGAAACGATGAAAAAGTAACTGAAAAACAAAGTGAAAAAGAAGAACGAAACGATGAAAACGAAGTAACTGAAAAACAAAGTGAAAAAGAAGAACGAAACGATAAAAATGAAATAACTGAAAAACAAAGTGAAAATAAAAGTCAATTAAAAAAAGATAAATTAGATAAAGAAAAAGTTGTATTTACAATTACAACATCTGATAAATTGTCAGAATCGGAAAATACAAATGAAAAAAGTTTATTCAGTTCTTTATCATCAAAATCGTTAACTAAAAATAAAAATAGTGTTACTTCTGAAAGTAATTCTGAAAGTAATTCTGAAAGTACTTCTGAAAGTACTTCTAAAAACATTATTTCTAAAAAAAATATAAAAAAATATATTTTAAGACCATCTAATTTTTATAAAAGTAATATATTAATAGTAAACGATGACATTAAAGATAGTATTGACATTTTAAGTGATTTATTTTATAAATTAGGTTTAATGAAGGATGTTAATAATATATACGATAACAATATTCATGTAATCACAAGTTTAGAAAATAAAAAAGTTTTTACAAAAATGTTATTAGATAATCCTTATTTATTTTTTACAAATTTTGATGTTAAAAAACAATTATCTAGAGAAAAGATAAAAAATTTAGATAATCTAGAAAAAAGAACTATATATATCATAGATAATAAAACATTAACTAAACCATTAAAACATAAAGATTTACAATCTTTAGTTTCTAAAAACGTTCATGTAATCATTATAGCTGGAGAAGAATACAATTTAGATAGAACTTTTAATGTAATGGGTAATAATAAATTATTAATTCATAAATTAAATAAATCTAAAAATATGCAAAAACATTTTTATAAAACAACTATTAAAAATTTATCTTTACCTAATAAATTAGCGTTTGATGACTATTATAATATAATAAATAATGAAGATATAGATATTAAATATATAATATTAAAAAATGATCAAATAAGATACAATTAATTATAACTAGCAAGTGTTTAATATTAAATAATTAATTATTATTTAATAATATATGGGAGCAATTTATTTTTGTATTCACAATTTTAAAACTTCACCAATAGATATAACTTTTACTAAAAGTTTTATGAATATGAAAAATAGAGGTCAAGATGATACTCAATTAATATATGATCAAGGTCCTATTTTAAATAATCTTAATACAAATCAAATAAAGATGCATTTATCAAGAAGAGAGATGTCTGAATATAATCCATTACATTTTATGTATGGATTTCATAGATCAAGTATTAATGATTTAACTATTGATGGATCTCAACCATTTGAAGATCCGTTAATATGGAAAACTTCAAAATATCCAGAATTAAGATTAAGACCTAAAAGACGTTTATTATGTAATGGTGAAATATATAATTATACAGATTTATTAACAAAGTATAATTTCAATGATAAAGATTTACAATCAACTAGCGATGTAGAAATAATATTACCTTTATATATTAATCAAACGTCAGACACATCAGAAGAAAAATTAAAAAAAACATTAGATGAATTAGATGGCGAATTTTCCTTTATTTTAACAGAAAATACATCAACATTTGATTTGAAAACATTAAATATATTTGCAGTAAGGGACCGTTTTGGAACACGTCCATTATACATGGTAAAATATACTCCATTTAATACATCAAATGATATATTTTATTTGTTTACAAGTGAAATTAAAAGTATTCCAGCAAAATTATTAAATAATCCAGAATATATTATTCACGAAATTCCACCTGGAACATATTGGTCATATAATAATTCTGTAATTAATAAATCTGAAACGGAGTTTATAAATTATTATAATTTAGATAAATATAAAACACTTGATTCGTGTATTGTAAATCGAGCAGATCAAAATACAATTTCATTAATTTATGAAACAATAAAAAGAACATTATCAAATAGCGTAATTACAAAATGGGGACTAACAGAACGAAAAATAGGATTATTATTGTCTGGTGGCTTTGATAGTTGTATTATATTAAGTATTTTATGTAAACATTTAATTGAATCTAAGGGAATTCGATCTTTACACGTTTTTACTATTGGTAACAAAAATGGATCTGATGTTATTTATGCTAAAAAACATGTAGAATTTTTAGAAAATACCTTTTCTATTGATATTCATCATCATATAATCGATATATGCGATTTAAATATTATTATTCCAGAAATCAATGACACTATTAATTGTTTAGAAACATTTGACAAAGTTACTATTCGCAAAAGTATACCGTTATTATTTTTATTAAAATATATTAAAGAAAATACAGATATTAAAGTATTATTAAGCGGTGAAGGATTAGATGAATTATGTGGATATAAAGAGTTTAATAATTTAAATGATTCTGATTTTCAATCTAAAAGCGTAGAATTAATTTCTAATTTACATAAATATGATTTATTACGTTCTGATAAAATAGCTGGTAAATATGGGTTAGAAATAAGATATCCCTTTTTAAACAATGAATTTATAGAATTTATTTTATCGATCCATCCTAAATTAAAAAGACCTCAAATTTACGGATTTTCAAAAGATCCAATCGAAAAATATATTATTAGAAAAGCATTTGATTATATAGATGATAATAACGAAAATAATATTTCTTTATATATAGATAAAGATGTTTTATGGAATTCTCGTGAAGATATAAATAATTGCATTGATGAATTAAACAATTACTTACATAATTATTTTGAATCAAAATATTCCGATATTGCATTTTTTGATTATACACAACGATTAAAAAGTATATGTTTTAATTGTTTACCACAAACAAAAGAAGAAATGTATTACCAAATAACATTTAATAAATATTTTCCAAACTCGGAAAACATAATAAATAAATTTTGGAAAGACTTATGGTAAAGTTACGTTTGATTATTTTTAACAATATGAAATATTTCATCATATTTTTCAAAAATTTTTATTTTATCATTTATAGTTAATCTTTTTATTTTTAATTTTAATTTAATTTTCTCGGCAAATGCTTCCTTATCTTCTTTTGTAGAAGTTTCTACACCATTCCGTAAACGATCTACTATAAAATATAACAAATCTTCATTTATAATTTTCTCAGATTCTTTTGTAATAATTGTTCTAAATGATAACTTTTTTTTTGTCAAATTATTGTCACCTTCTCGTTTTTCCATAATCTGTTTTGTATATTTTAAAACAAATCCTAATTCTTTATCGTACTGTAATATCTTTACTAATTCTATTATTCCTTTTGTAGTATTCCATCTTATATCTCTATAAATCATTTTTTTTGAAACGTATGCTGATTTCAATAATTCTGATAACGTATTTACTGTATCATCTCTTTGAGAAATATCTATAATATCTTTTCCCAATAAAAACACATGAACATAATACAAAGAATAAGATTCAAAACGTTCTAAACGCTCTTCTTGAGATAAAAGAATCCATCTTTTAAAATATTTTCCAACCTGAACATAACTAGATTCATTTTTGTCACTAGTATTTAAATTCTTATTACTATTACTATTATTTGTTAAAAATATACATAAATCTTGTTTTAAATTTTTTATTGTATTCGTTATAAATTTTGATTTTGTTTTTATATTTTCAATTATATCTTGGTATTCAGTAATATATTCGTCAAATTGATCACTTAATACAACATTTTTAGAATTCGATTCATTTTTAGATGTTAAATTATTTACATCTATGTGGTAATCATATTTTAATGTTAAATATTTATGAAAATTAATATTAACTTCAGAATATAAAATAGATAAATCATGTGTAAAAATTTTAAAACTTTCTTTTAATCGTTTTGTTTTTATATTATATTCTACATATTTTTCCATAAAATTTACACATTTCTCCCATAACGTGTATTGATTATCTGTTAATATGTCTTCTATAAACTTATTTATCTTTGTCTCTGATTCTAATTTAGCATCTTTTACTAATGTTAACTCCTTTCTATTAATTAATGTATCGTATAAATTATAATACAACACACCATTATCATTCTGTGAACTTAACCATTCTAATCTTTTATTATAAATCAAATCTGTTAAATTGTTTTCATTTACATTGTTTTCATTTAATTTGTTTTCATTTAAATTATTTTCATGTTTAATATATGGACAAATACCATATTCTCTAATGATTTTTTGATTTAAAAAAAGTATTCCTGGTAAAGCTTGTGGATCAATTTGATAATACATTTTTTCTAATTCTAAATATTCTAAATATTTTTCATGCGCATTTTGTCTAATTTCTTTAGCTATTTTAGCTTTTGTTTTATCACTATTTTTTTTTGCATTTCTAAAATCTAAATTATCTAACTGTCTACCTACTAATTCCAGTTCAGTTTTTATTTGTTTTTCTTCACGTTCTCGTTTATAAATAGCTTTTAATTGTTCTGTATATCGTTTTAATTGATCCATTTTAATTTGTTTATCTTCATCATATTTTTTTATAATAAATTTATTGTCAGATCCTTTTTTATCATTAATTAAATTCTGAATATCTCGTTTTAAGTTACTTATTTCTTGAATAATGAAATTTTTATTATTATTCATTTAAAAATAATTAATTTAATTATTTTATTAAATTAATCTATTTTCAATTTTTTATATTAATTTTATTTTAAAATCAATAAAATTTTAAAATTCATCGCATTTCACAATTTCTATATTATTTAATTTTAAAATATCTATTGTTATTTTATCTAATTCTTCTGAATAATTATTTATATAAACTACACGTTTAATTTGACATTGTAATATTTTTTTTACACAACTTATACATGGTATTAATGTTATATAAATAGTAGAATCTTTTAAATCTGTTTTTGACACAAATAAAATCGCATTTTCTTCTGCATGTAAACACATACATAAATCTAAATGTTTAGCTGCAATTTTATCAGATTCGTTATATTGATCCATACATCTTTTACAACCACCCTGATAACAATTTAATGTATTAGCTGGTGTCCCATTATACCCTAATGATAATATTCTTTTATCTTTTACAATTACACATCCTACACGACGTTTTATACAATTACTCCTTTCACTTGTTAATTTTGCAATATTAATAAAATACTGGTCCCAATTTGGTCTATTAAATTCTTCACTTTCTTCCATTATTTTAATTATTTTAATTAAAATAATTATTATTTATTTTATGTTCAATTATTTTTAAAAAAGTAATTTATTATATTATATTATAATATGATTCCTGATAAACTATTAATTAACTTAAAAATTATTAGTAAAATACAAAAAAATGGGAGAATATCTAGAAGTTACGATGGTATAATATCATTGGAATCAGATGTAATTTACCAATCTATAAAACGTTTTGTATGTAATGATTCTAGAAAGCAAGCTATTTTTGAAATTAATAGTGTTATAACAGAAAGTATCGATATGTTAAATCATATCATTAACTCTAAACACATGAATAAAAATTATTCACAAACATCCGAATATATTAAAAATTGCGAAAATATAAATTTAATTATTACAGAAATGGAATTTGCTAAATCAGGTATTGAAAATTTAAAATTTACATATCAAAATGATCATAACATAGCATCGCAATTAGATATTCTTATTTTAAAAATAAATACAACATTAAAAGATATCGGTCAAAAATTATTTTATTTTCAAAGTTTTTTAACTAATCAAAATACAATTAATAAAGAATCTTATCAAGAATCTTATCAAGATACTTATCTAACATCAATAAAAATTGAAACAGGTGTTAACCAATCAGAAGAAGATCCTTATCTAAATATGGAAAATATATAAAATAATCAATTAAAAAAAGTAATTATTTTATATTGTTATTATAATATGATTATTAATATACAAAACCCAGTTCCAATATTGCAACAAAAACCTAGTTCTATAACAACAAATACACTTATACCTACTAATTTTCAACAAACAACTGATAAACAAATTGTAAAAATTAACAAAATTACAAAAAACAATAATAATATCAATCAAAAAATTTCATCTGATATTATAGATTTTTTTGATGATTTTTATAAAAAACCTGATAATGAACCTTGGTCAAAATATATTATAGAAATATCAAGGAAAAAAAATAGATTTATGTATATTGGTATATTTTTTATCTTAATTGCTATTTATATTTTTCTGGAATTATATAATTAATTGTACATTTGCAAATAACTCCTATCATTATTATGTGTTTTAATAATTTTATCTATATATGATCTTGTTATAATTAATGTTGTATCTTCTGAATCTTGTACGGTTTCCTTTTTAACTAAATCTAAATTGTCTATTAAAATATCATAATTTAATCGATTAAAAATTTTTTCTATATTTTTTTTTAATTGTCTAACACCTTTATCATCTTGTGTTTTACATGATATTATATACTCTATTAGTTCCCGTTCTATTATTATATTAAATCCACTTTTCAATTTAATAGTTTTCAATATATTAGGAATTAATTTAGTTTGACAAATGGTTATTTTGTCTTCTATACTAGGAGGATCTATATAAATAACTTTTAAACGATTTAATAAAATACTATCAACTTTTGATATATCGTTAAATGCAATAACAAAAAATACCTTTGATAAATCTATTTTAATATTAGACAAATAATTATCTTCAAATTCTGCATTTTGTTCTTCATCTAGTAAATGAGTTAAAATTCCAAAAATTTCAGTAGCCCTTGTCTCACTTATTTTATCTATTTCATCTAAATATATTATAGGATTCATATAATTACTACATGTTAAAATTTCAACAAGTTTACCTGGTTTAGAACCTATATATGTTTCACTATGACCTGTTAAAACTGATACATCATTTAATCCTCCAAAATTAATCTGATAAAATGGTAAATCTAATGCCTCTGCTAAAGATTTTATTATTTTAGTTTTTCCAATACCTCCACTTCCATAAAGTGCTAAAACATGACCTTTACTATTTGGATTTGTAATTTTTCTTGCTACAAATTCTAAAATTTCATCTTTTACATTTTCTAATCCATAAATATTTTCATCTAATTTATCTTTAACCCTTTTAAAAAACATCTTTAATTTATCACTATTGTCTGCAGATTTTACATCCATTTCTTTACATTTTCCATAAGGAATTTTAACAATTGTATTTAACCAATTTAAAGCTTTTGAATTATCGCTACTACTTGAACCCCTAATACTTTCATATTTATCTAATAAAAAAGATTTAGTTTCTATATTTAAATCCATACATAACAACTTATTTTTTAAATTATCCATCAAATCATCTCCATAATTTTTCTTACGTTTATAATTTATAATCTCATCTTCTACCATTCTTAATTTACGCTTTAATTCATTTCTCTTATTACATTCTTTATACGATGTTGATCTTTTTAAATATATAGGACTTCTTTTTTTTATCTCATTTAAACTACTATTATCATTTTCTTGTTTGTTATTATTTAATTCTTTTTTATTATTGTTATTGTTATTGTATTTTGGCTCTGGTATATTATCCGTTTTATCGATAGTTTTAAAAAAATTTAAAAAATTATTTGGAATATACATCCAATATATATCTTCTTTGTTAGGAAAAGTTAATCTACCAGAAGTATGTTCATTAATACAAATATAATATTCTGCCAAAGTACATACGTATATTACATCACCTTTGTTATAATTTTTATTTATTTCCCAATATCCACTATACATATTTTAAGACTTATTATTAAAATATATATTCTTTTTTAATTCATTTTTTATTTATCAAGTAAAAACTAGGCAAGTACTACTAATAATAATTATTTGCAGGCGTAAGCCTAATTTTTGATATCACTTTTTCTTAAAAAGTGATTGTAATTATTTATAAGGAGGTTGGCAATCACCTTTAATATTATACCCATAGTTTACCAATAAAGTAGCAATATAAGGAGCAGTTTCTGGCTTATCAAAAGATAAATTATAAGGTAATCCTGCAGCATAAGCTATCTTTATCAATAAGTCCTTTGAATTTTCTGATTTTGTCTTTGTCATTAATTGTTTAAATGTATATTGAACTGCAGATTGCATTTTTAATTGGTCTCCCTCAAATGCTTTATACAAATCATCCATAGTTATATCGTGACATCCAGGATAAATCATTGTTTTTGGTTCAATTAATGTAAATCCTCCCTCTGGAACATATTTCCCAGTATAATCAGCAAAGCTTTCAAACATTCCTCTTCCTGATAAAGCATTCATTGATAAAACATAAACTACAGCAATTATTATAGCCAATTGGAAATCCTTTTCACTTAGATAAACGATTACAAAAATTAAAAAGATTTTAGCATAAACGTTTGAAAAAAATGTTTGTAAAGCATCTGGTGCCTTTGGTGCAATCTGAGCAGCATAAAGAGCCAATGTTACTTTAACTACAGCCATTATGTAAGGATTTGCTAAAACTTGATTAACTCCAATTTCAGTCTTTAGTTGTATAGTTTTTAAATAGTCCATTATTATTTTTATATTATATAATAAATAAATAAAAAAATAATATTAATTAAAATTAAATAACAGTTTAAACTATTATTAAGTTTAAAGTAATATTAAGTTTAAACTGTTATTTAATTTTAATTTTAAACTTTATGGAAACTGTAAATTATAGTTTAATTAATGACAAAATTTATATCATAAAAACAAATGATGTATTTAATAAAAATGTCAATACAGAACAAAAATATAAAAATACACATTTATTTGATAAACATTGTATAGAATTATATGGAAATAAAAGTTGTATTTTATTTCATATAGATTCATTTAATATAGAAGTGCGATTACTTGATCATATTAAATACAGCCCAGTAAGATATATTAATAAAAATTCCTTATATAATGAAATACCAAATTTATTAAAAAATAATTATACAGTAATCTTAGTTGAACATATATTAAATACTAATACCACAGAAATAACATCCATTCATTTACCACCAAAGTAATTTAAAAATAAATAATTTAATTATATCAAGATGCCTCATGATATGATTGACGAATATTTTAATATTTATAAAGAATGCATTGAAGAATATGGTGAGAACGTATGTGTTTTTTATGCATGTGGAAGTTTCTATGAAGTATATAGTATTAGTAATGAAAATGAAAAGTTAGGAAATGGAGAAAAAATATCAGAAATAATCAGATGTGAATTTTCTAATAAAAATAAATCTAAAAAGAATGAATTAGGATATTCTACAAGAGATAATCCAGATTTTTGTGGATTCGGAATACCATATTTATCTAAATACTTGAATCCACTATTAGAAAATAATTATACTGTAATAATAGTTGATCAGTTAGAATCTAGTCAAAATTCTAAGGGTAAATTAGTTAAAAGAGGTATTACAGCTGTTCATTCTCCTTGTTTAAAATCACCTGATTATGAAAATCTTTTTGATACCGAATACAATTTATTATCGGTTTTTATTGAAATAATCCCCTTAAATTATAAATTAAGTGGTATTTTAAGTACACATCATACTTTAATCTATTCAGTTTGTAGCATAAATAATACTACTAATGAAATTGAAATTTCTGAAAATTTTACAAGATTTAAAAACAATGAATTTCAGCTTGGGTTAGATGAAATCAGTCGTGTTTTGTTAAGATATAATATAGGAGAAATGAGGGGTTTTTTTAAATGCGATGACCAAAATAATTCCGATTGGTATAAATCAATTATTAAATATTTAGACGATTTATCAAACTACAGTAATTTTAATTATAAATGTGATATAGTAACTAAAGATTCGGATAAATATAAAGAATATATAGATATAACATTTCAAAACACTTATTTAAAAAAAATTTACCAAAACATTAATTTTAGTATGTTAACACCTATTGAATATTTAGCTTTATCAGATAAAGAATTATCTATTTTAAATTTTATGTTTGTTTTAGATTTCATGGCAAAACATGATCATAAATATATTACTAACTTATCCTTACCTAAAATAATAAGAGATTCTGAAAATTTAGTTTTAGAATTAAATACATTAACACAATTATCAATATTGCCAAATAATTTAAATACAAATTCAAAAATTTCTAGTGTATTTGACGTTATTAATTTTACTAAAACAGCTATTGGTAAACGTCATTTAAAAAATATTTTATCAAAACCATTTAAAACACCAGAAATTATTGAACAACGATATAATTTAACAGAAGAATTAGATAATTATTCTTTGTTAAATGACACTAGTAAATTTTTAACGAATTTAATAGATTTTGAAAGATTACATAGAAAAATGGGTTTACAAGCATTACATCCTTATGAATTTGAAAAATTAAATCTTAATTACATTAAAATTATAGAATTATTTAATTTAATATTAAATCACAAAGACCTTTATTATTTAAAACAAATTGTTCCAGAAGACCAAATATTAAATAATTTTAAGGAATATATTACGGATTACCGTAGTTGTTTTGATTTAGAACAAATGAGAACTATTAGTTTATATACAAATAAAGATGAAATAGTAAATTTTTTTAAAAAAGATGTAGTTAAAGAATTAGATGTTATTCAAAACAATATAAAAGATCTTGAAAACAGTATAGAACTATTGAAACGAGAATACGAAGATATTATTAATCAACCTATTAAAGTCGGATTTACAGATAACGATGGGTATTTTTTTACATGTACAAAGATTCGTTATCAAAAACTAATTAATGAATTAGAAAAGCGCAATGTTTCTACAAAAAATTTTAACATGCGTGCAACTAGTAATACTGTAAAATTTTACACTACTGAATTTACAAAACATTCAAATAATTTAATAAATACACGAGAATTATTAGTAAAAAAAGTTAAAATAAATTATCTTTTGAAATTATCAGAATATACAGCTAAATACAATAACGTTTTTTCAAATTTAACTAAATTTATTGAAATTATAGATGTTGTTCAAAGTAATTTAATATGTGCTAAACGTTATAAATATTGCAAACCTCATTTATATAAGAATAAATCACCATCTGTACAAGCTATAGCAATGAGACATCCTATAATAGAAATAATAATAGATGATACAGAATATATCTCAAATGACATTAATCTTGAAGATGACAACTTAGGTATATTATTATATGGTTTAAATTCTTCTGGTAAAAGTAGTTTATTAAGAGCACTCGGTATTAATCTTATTTTAGCACAATGTGGACTATATGTCCCATGTAAAAGTTTTATATTTTCACCATTTAGTACACTTATATCACAAGTAGATTTAACTGACAATTTATTTGCCAACAAATCTAGTTTTATAAGTGAAATGTGTGGTTTAAAAAAAATATTAAATTGCTGTAAAGAATCTACATTGGTTTTATCAGACGAATTGTGTAGAGGAACTGAAGTTAATAGTAGTACAGCAATTGTTGCTTCTACTATCTTAGAACTAATTAAAACAAACACAAAATTTTTCTTTACCACTCATCTTCATCTTTTACCAAATATTAAATCTATACAAAATCAATCTAAACTAAATATTTGTCACTTAAGTGTTGGTATCGAAAATGATAAAATTATATTTGAACGATATTTAAAACCAGGTTCTGGTAGCACATTATATGGTCTAGAAGTTTGTTCTAGTATAATACAAAATTCTAATTTTATAGATACGTCTTTTGAAATAAGAAATGAAATTTTAAATAATAATACAAATATATTAAATAATAAACGAAGTAACTATAATAAAAAAAAAATCACAAATCATTGTGAAACGTGTGGATATATTCCCACAAAAAATTCATTACCATTAGATACACACCATATCCAAGAACAAAAAAATTGCGACGAAAATGGTTTTGTCAAAGATAAATCTTATCATAAAAACAAATGCTTTAATTTAGTTAGCTTATGTAAAAGCTGTCATTTAAAAATAGATACTGGAGAATTAGTAATTCATGGGTATAAACAAACAACAAATGGTATTATCTTAGATTATTACTTTTTTGAAAAGTAATATCAAAACTAGGCTCCGCCTGCAAGTAAATTGTTATAGTTTATATAGTAGTAATTATTGCAGGCGTAAGGTGACCCTAGTTTTGATATTAATTATTTAAATGTAATGTTTTGATATTAATTATTATTAGAAATAATGTAATGTTTATTTCTAATATTTAATTTTTTTACTTATATTAATATAATATGACAAAACCTGTTGTAAACAATAAAATAATATACCAAAATATTAATGGATTAGTTTCGCGTCATGACAGTTTACTTGATCAAAGTGTTAAAGCAGGATCTTCTCCTACATTTGGTAATTTAACATTAAATGGCGATGGTCTTATTAAGGGAAATCTTTATGTAGAAGGTAATACAACTATTTTAAATACTAATGTTATAGAATTTGAAGATAATATTTTGTTATTAAATCGTTTAGAATCAGGTAGTGGAGTTACATTAAATCAATCTGGTTTGGAAATAGAAAGAGGAACTCTTGAAAATTATAGAATTATTTATAATGAATCAGATAGCACATTTAAAATTGGACTTATTAGTAATCTTCAAGCTGCAGCTACAAGACAAGATACTCCTTTATATAATGGAGTTATGACATGGAACAATACAGAACGGAGATTAGATTCTTCAAATGATATTTCCATAGATTTATCTTTAAGTTCTACACAAAATGCTACAAGTTTAACACAAGCATCATTAATTTTATCTGGTGGTTTATCTGTACAAAAAGATATTCGCACCCCAGGACAATTATATTTAGTCGGTTCAAACCATTCTACATCTAGTGTTTTATATACAGATCAAACATCTAACAGTTTAAATATAACAAGTCCTAATGACATTTATTTAACACCAACATCAAAAATTTTAATACCAAACGATAAATCTGTTCAAATTGGAGATAATTTAATTGTATCGCAAAGTGTAAGTAATGATTTGAATTTTACTAATTATGGCCATGTTAATTTCACACTTAATGCAGGTAAAAGAATAAATATTCCTAATCAAATTCCTATAACCTTTTCTACATCTACAGAAAAAGTGTTTGCAGATGGTTCTAATAATATGGTTGTCGCAAGTAGTCAAAATGTTAATTTAGAACCAGGTATTAATAAAAAAGTATATATTCCACAAGATATTGGACTCATTTTTTCTAATAATAATCAACAAATATCTGCAAATTTAAGTAATGATTTAACTATTCGATCAGGTAATAAAATATTTTTAACACCATCATTGTTAGAAAATGTTTGTATACCAACTGATAACGGTATTAAATTTGGTAATAGTGGATATCAACGTATAAGTAGTGACAGTACCAATTTGCTCACTATTAATTCTGATTCTAATATAAATTTAACTACAATCAGTAATAAATCTGTAGTAATAACAAATACCACTAGATCTACGTCTATTACATCAGGTGCATTGGTAATAAATGGCGGTGTAGGTATTGCGAAAAATGTAATAATCGGTGAAAGTTTAACGTGTGCATCAATATATGTTTCGGGAAATATTAATGTTGCTGGTACTCTTACTGTTGTAAATATTACTACAACTAATTTAGTTGATACTAATTTAACAGCAGGTATTGCTAGAATAACTACACATTTATCTGCAATAGGTGACTCAAATACAATCGGGAATATATTTACAAATTCTGGAAATGTAGGTATTGGAGTAACAAATCCAAATTTCAGTTTAGAAGTCGATGGCACTGCCGCGTTTAGTACAAGTATATCTTCAGCTAATATAATAGGACAAAATAGTACTATTACAAATACAATGGTAACAAATTTCAGTGCTGGACAAGTTAATACAGATATATTAAATACACGTGTATTAACTATATATTCTACAGAAGACGCTGTTTCTATAACTAATGGAGGAAGTTTTACAATATATGGAGGGGCTTCTATAGCAAAAAAAGTATTAATTGGTGGTATAACAGAAATTTTGGATACTACACCATCAGATTCTTACACTACAGGTTCTTTATTATTACATGGAGGATTGTCTATACAATCTAGTCAAAATTCTGTTAATTCTAGTAATGGTGGTAGTTTAAGTGTAAAAGGTGGTGCTGCAATTGGTAGTGATTTATATGTTGGTGGATTTATCACTTGTAGCGAAAGTACATCCAGTCGTTATTTAACAATAACTGCAAGTGATAACTCTATAAATTCAAGTACAGGTTCAATTGTTACATTTGGCGGAATTACTATCAAATGCTCATCTAATGCAACAAATATTTCAAATGGAGGATCATTTTTAACATTAGGTGGAGCTAGTATAGGTAGTGATTTACATGTAGGTGGATCATTAAATGTACAAAATACAATTATAGATAATATTACAAATACACATGGATCAAATTATATGTGGAATTATTTTGGCATAATTAATGACATTACAACTATATCATTTTGCGAAATTGATTTTTGTAATGGTGTAATTCAAAATTCTACAGGATCTCTTAATTACGGACTTAAATTAATTGTTACAATTAATGGTACAAATTGTTCTGTATCTCACAATTATTATGGTAATGTTGAATCTAGTAGTATTGACAAAATTTCATGTTATGTTTACAATGACTCGTCTGATAAATTCCATTTGTTTTTAAAATCTCCAGCTAATACTACTACAAACATTAATGTTCGTGGAAAATTAGGAACTACTTTTAACATTATTGATGAAGGATATAATACAACTCCAAATGGAGATGTAAGTAATTATAACATTTCTTGGACTGAAATTTATTCAACAAATAGAGAAAGTAATATCAAATATACATTTGGTAATGTTGATATACAAGGGCAAGATTTAACTATAACAGACTATTTCCCAATTATAGGTAAAAATAATATTAATACTACATCCACAAGAGATCTTGGTTTAGCCTTTCAACTTTATCAAAAATCTAACGATACTGGATTAGGTGAAATAGTATCAGGTGACTACATTTTATTAGACACTTTACCTAATCAAAGTTCTGCGAGTAGTACTCAAATTAAATTTAGTAGTTCAGCTGATTCTAATAATGATTATTATAATGGATGGTGGATTAAAGTTGGTTCAGGAGCTGATGCAAATCAAGTTAGACAAATTATAAGTTATAATGGTCTACAACGTATAGCAGAAATCGATCTAGCTTGGACATCTCAAAACCCAAGTGAAAGTGACACTGTATATTTATATAATAAACAATTTGTATCATTTTATTTTGATAATACTAATAAAACCTTTAAACTTGTTAATAATACAAGGGACTCTACGACTAAAAATATTACTTATTATAATTATGCTAATTTAGCTATAGGTCATTTATCCTTAAATGATACTACACCAAGTCTTAATTCTACTACTGGTAGTATTACTTCTGTTGGTGGAATTAGTATTCTAAATTCTACAGATGCACAATCAGTTACAAATGGTGGCAGTATTACTACATTAGGTGGAGCGAGCATTGGTAAAAAATTATATGTATCAGATAATATTATACTAAGTGACACCTATATTACACCAGATTCTTCATTACATATTAAACACGATACCTCTACAGTTATTTTAGAAAACGACAATAATCTTTATTCTTATATAGATTTTATTGAACATGGAACATCACAACGTTTTGGTATTTTTTCTGATAGTAATAACAGTCAATTTTCATTAACTTGTTCTACTTCTGGAAATACACCTGATGATTCTAATAAAGCATTAACTATAAATTCGTCAGGTTTTATTGGAATAAATACAACATCAAATATAAATACAGCATTAACCGTTAAAACTAACAATTTAATATCTACAGATACAAATTCTGGATATATTGGATTAATAGCTGGTAATACGTCTTCTATGGATCCATTAATTTCTTCAAACCTAGTTTTATACGGAAACGACGCAAATGGTAGTAATGGAAATATTAATATAGCTTCTGGTACATCTGGATCTATCCAATTTTACACTAATTTAGATACTAAACGTTTAGAAATAAATGCAAACGGAATAGTAGATATATTAACTACAACCCCTTCAAATAGTAGTACACAAGGTACATTAATTGTAGCAGGTGGTGTTGGAATATCAAATTCAGTTAATGCTAGTAGTTATACTTCAGGTGGAGCACTTACAGTTGCTGGTGGTGCAAGTATCGAAAAAGATTGTTTTTTAGGTGGTGATATATATATTAATGGAAAAATAAATTCATCTGGGTCATCTACTTCACCAACTATAAATTTTAGTAACAATGTTAATTGTACACTTACTAGTTATAGTAATAATAGATTGATTACAATTTCACAAGAATCAATGTTATCATTTGGAGTCTGGATTACACCTAATTCTGCAAGTCAAAATTGCCAAATAGAATTTTCATTACCTAATAGATCAACGATTTTTGATAAAAGAATCGATTTAGTTGCATCAGCTATTGGATATACAGATGATGATGATCTGGTGTCATTATTTAATGTATTATGCGTAGGTGTTAAAAATGAAACTAGAGGTTTATTAAAATTCCAAAGTGTTTCCACTGCTGTTCATTATTTCAGTATAATATGTCGATACACTATCGACGTTTAAAAGTAATGTATAATAGCAAAATAATTAGTAAAATGTTGTCTTTTATAAAATAATAATATTTAACTAAATTATTTTCATATTTTGAATTCCATGATGCTTCGTAATAATGAATACCAATGGCATTTTCTGGTATTTTACATTTATCACTTTTTATTTCACCTAAATCGCATGCTTCAAAATAACTTTGATGTAATATTTCTATTTCATTTGATCTGTATTTATTTTTATTTGTATAATCAATTAACGAATTTGATAATGCTAAAGGTCCAGTTGAATAAAAAATATATAAAAAGTTACTTTTATTTTTAAAAAAATTGTCTATATTTTGATGCCCGTATTTCATAGTGTTTAATATAATTTCATGTTTAGGTTCACACATTATAATACCATTATTAACAAGATTTTTTACATTGTAATTACCACTTAATAAAAAAATAATTCTTTGTGTTAAATCATATGTTAAATTAGATACAACTATTTTTTTAGTCTTTATATTTGATAATTCTAATAAAATATTAAGGGATTTTAAACATTTCATATCCATATCAATATAAATTCCTCCTATATAATATAAAATAACGTATTTTGCAAAATCTATTTTTTGAATCATCAGAGGAAAATTGTTGTATGTTTCAGTTATCCAATAAATGTTTACTCTTTTAATTAACTCTTTTATAGAATTTGTATCCCAAAACATATATTGATAATCCTGATTCTTTTCTTTCCAACTATTCTGATAGTTAACTAAATGCTTTGGGATATATTCTGTACCTTGAAACCAAATTTGATGAATGATTTTTGGAATCATTATATCTTTTTATATAATTTATGATATAAATATTATAAATAATTTATTTATATATAATAATGAAAACATTTATAATATTTATTATATATATTTTATACAATTCTTATATATCTGACAAAATGGAAAATGTAGCAGATAATTATTATGATACACGTGAAAAAAACAATAAAACAACACCAAAAGTGTACGATATTTCACATAAATATTTGCCCAATTTACATAAATATAACAATATTCATCATATTATTACAATTATATTTGTTTTACCTATATTATTTGATTTTAATATATTACAAGAATTTTTAGGGTACTTCATCGTTATATTCATAATAAGATCAATAACAATTTTAGTTACTATATTACCAAAATATAAAGAATGTAAATATAATGGAAAAACATTATTTCACGGTTTATTCGGCGGATGTTATGATAAAATATTCAGTGGACATTTCGCAAGTGTATTTTTAGCTACTTTATTGTATTTAAAATATAATTGGATTAATTTACCAATGTTAATATTAATTAATTTTATAAACTCTATCGGTATACTTTTAAGTAGAAGTCATTACACTATAGACTTAATTGTAGCATTATTTATTACATTATTTATATACCAAAACAATTTACGTGTAAAATAAAAATTGAATCTTTTAATATATATCTTTTAATAATAAATGTATGGTATTTTAAATGAAGTTTTAGATATAAGATATTTAGACAAAAACAATGAATATCAAAATAAAACAATAACAATTAATAAAAAAATAATATCCGATAATAATAACGTAAATGTATTAAAAAAAAATTTTGAAAGTTATTTAACTATTATTTATGATAACAATAGTTACTTAAACGAAGCATCAAAACAAAATTATGAATACATTATCAATTTTAACTTAGATAAAGATTGTATATTAAAATATGTTACAAAATATTTTTATTTAGATTATTACTAATGTTGGACGTTTGCCAATAGAACTAATTAAATCTGATATCGTTTCTTTTGTTTTATTTGTTTTGACATGAACTAATTGTTCGTCAAAAATAATATTAACATTATTTATTTTATTTTCACTAAACATTTTAATCATATCAACTACACAATTATAACAATGCAATTTAACCTTAAAAGTATAACTATTCATATTTATTTAAATATTATTATTTTTAAATAAATTATTTAAATATTATTATTTTTAAATAAATTTTAAATTTTAGTTACCTTATTTGCTTGTATAGAATTATTATGTAGTTTATTTATTAAATCTCTTTTACCTGTTAATCGAATTTCTGATAATTTAGGACAACTATGGCTTTCCGGATATCTATGTATAGAACAAAATTTCTTATCACAAGATTTACAATGACCAATAATTTTTAAAATTTTATTATTACAATTAGTCGTTTCACAATTAATCATCATTTCTTATTATATATATTTATTTTAACTTTAAATAAAAACAATTTTTTATTTACCTGTACTACCAAATCCACCACTCCCTCTAGACGTATTACGATGTTTTTCTACAATTGTAAAAGTAACTTCTTCGAGATTAGGTGCAACTAATTGTACATAACGATCACCTGTCTTTAATTGAAATGGTTTATCACTAGTATTATATAATGGTGCTTTTAACTCTCCAGTGTAGCTAGCATCACATAGGCCAATTGAATTAGCCATTCTAAGTGGTGTTTTACTAATGCTACTTCTTGGAAACATCATATAACTATTATATTTTTTAGCCCATGGACAATACCATTTAGATGACTGTAATTGACAACTAATTCCTAAACCTACCAATTTCATTTCTCCAGGTTCAATAGTTGTGTCCTCAGTTATATACAAATCTAAACCTGAGTCTCCTTTATGAAATATAGAATGATTCTTATACATTTGTTTAACGTTATCATTTTTGCATTTAATAAGAAATTTCATTTTTGTTTTGTTTTGTAATATATTTATTTATTAATTTATTCAATTATTTTTAATTTTTATTTTCTTCTATAATATTAAATCGTCGTTATCATGTCAAGACCTTTAGTTACATTTTTCGTCATTAATAGTGTTACAACATTTGTTATCAGCTATTTATATAATTATTATAATATATTATTTAATAAAAAACAACAAAAAGATCAAAATCTTAATAAAGACGGTGATTTAGAATTTATAATTAATAAAATTAAAAATTTAGAACAATCTATTTTTTTATTACAACAAAATATTGATGATATTAAAATAACATTTGAAGAAAAAAATAATAAAGTAATAGAAAGTAGTACTATTCTTAATAATAAATTAGAAGAATTTATACATATCAATTATGAAGTATTTGATTAACAAGGAACATAGGTATTATCCAGATATATGGATAAAATCTATAAACAAAATAATTAAAGTTAAAAGTTGTTATACTTATAGAAAAGAATTAATTAAAAATATTAATAAAGCATTAGCTACAAGAAAATTAAAATTTGATTTCGAATGTTGGATTTATACACATAATAGTAAAAATATTTATAATAAAGTTATTATTTAATTATTATCATCATTTCGTTTTAAAAATACCATCAAATTTGGAGTATTTTTAGGATTACCTTCAATTGTATCTTTAGTAGCATCGCTAAGGATTTTCTCTTTTAATTGTTTCATATTTAGATGTGGATACATATCTAAATAATGGTTCATAATACCAGCTAAAATAGGTGTAGAAAATGAAGTTCCTGATTCTACTGCATATTTATTATCCAAAACAGCACCGTAGTTAGAAACACCTGGAGAATAAATATCAGTACAAGAACCATAATTACTAAAGTAAGCTCTTTTGTCGTTTCTATCCATCGCATTAGCTGTTAAAATACCTCTAGCTGACGCAGGACTTGTATTTTTGGCATCTTGAGCTTCATTCCCTGAAGCAACTACTATATAAAATGTATCACTTGTTTTAACCATCTTTTCAACAACACGATTCATGATTCTGGAATAACCACCACCTAAACTCATCGACATAATAGAACGTACTTTTGGATTTTCTTTTTCTCTTTGAAGATGTCGTTTAAATACATAGTCCATACCAGCTATAACGCCTGAGGTACTTCCACTACCTTCGCATGTAAGAACTTTTACAGCAAATAGTTTTGAATCCTTACATACACCAGCATTTAATCCACCAATTTGACTTGAACAAAAAGTTCCATGTGAATTACAATCTTCATTAATATTATCTCCACTAAAATTTTCTAAAAATGTTGGTTGGTTATTACCAAATTCAGTATGTAATTGAACACCTGTATCTACAACATATGTTTCAATTTCAACTTCAGAATTTCTATGACAACTTCTAGGTTCAGAGTAAGCATAACTTCCATTTAATGGTAAATGCCGCTTACTAATTCTATCTAAATGCCAAGGAACAGATTCTTGAACCTTGAATTCAAATTCTCCAGGCTGTTGAACAAATATAACATTTTCATTTTCAACAAACTTAGGGTTAACTGAATAATCTTGTTCTTCTTCAATATCAAAAAGTTCTTCAAAAGTATCTGTAAATAAATCATAAATAATAGAATGAGTTTTATATAATATCAAATCATCAATTGTAGCTAAAACCTCTAAATAATGTTCTTTTGCAAAAGAATTGTAATTAAAAGTATAAACATGATGTTCTTTTGGAATAAGAATATAATTTTTAGGTTGAGCAAATCCAATAAGTAAAATAGACAAAAAAGAAAAAGTAAAAGATGTCATGTTTTGAATTAAAATTATTTTTATACATTTCAATTTTTTTTAAAAAATAAACATTAATAATAAATTAATGTTTGTTTATATATATTACAATTGTTTCACATTATCAATCCATCCCCATGCAATAATTGATATTCTACCTAAATCTTGTTCTTGTTTATCTTGTAAAATTCCGTGTCTCCAAATACCATTGGTTTCATTTGTAAACGAATATACAGTACCATCACTTTGTGGCATACTTATAACAGTTTTTGTAGTTGCATGTTCAAATGCTGCATCTTTAGTAATACCAAATGAAACGGCTACTGTAAAATTTTGAGTTAACGCTTTTTCTGATTTAACAGCAGATGCGTCAAAATGAAATGCTTTCCAATGATCTGGATCACGGTACCAATTAAGTCTTGTTGCTTTAATATCCATTTTAAACACGTCTTTTAATCTTGAAATTACCATATTAAATGTTGGACAGCGTTCTTTCCAATTTGAACGGTCATTTGCTATCAAATGAGTTCCTTCAATTTTATCATTACCGTGCCACATTTTTAATAACTGTTCTTCTGGAATTCCACAATTTTTAATTTCAGAGACTAATTTATTATAAATTTCATATTTATCAAAATCATCAAAAAGCTTAGGAGAAAGTAATACATCTCTACTAGTTAATTCAGGAATATCACTAATATAATTATGTTTAACAGAACGTGAATCTAAAACAATACGCATATCTACTGGTGCTGTCATTGGTTCAAAACATACAGTATTTTTTACCCGTTTATTTTTATTATATTTATCTTTATTACGTTTTGGTTTACCTTTTGTGTCATTAAATTTTGTGTCATTGTAATTATTTTTTTTGTTAGCCATTAGTCTCTGATTATGAGATCTTGTACAGTTATCACCATTTCGACACTCACCATTTTTCCAATAATAAAAACATACAGTATTATCGTGCAAAAATTTACAATTATTCTTTTCACATTTTCTATGCATGTAATCATTACACAAACGTGAATCTTTATAATTTACCAATGAAGTCTTAACTGTGTCTTCCATACTAATATTAATATAATGTTTATAATAATATTATTTTTAAATTTATTTTAATTATCGTCAACTTCTACATAATATTGTCTTTTTCGTCTAAAAAATACAATTCTTTTTATTACGAAATCAAAAATTATTAAATAAACGTATACTAAAATTGTTATTAATAAAACTGTTATAAAGTCCAATAGACTTTCAATTTGAGGTGACATTTTATCAAATGTTACTTGTAATGTTACAGTAGGAATATCTATATCTTCAATATTCATTTTATATTAACGCATTTATTGATTTTTTCATTTTTTTATTATATATTGTGATAAAAAATCTTTTGCAAGTTTAAAATTTTTTTCTAACAAATTAATTTCAATACTAAATTTTGTAAAAATATCTTCTGGTGCTAAATTGATTGATTGATTTTTCCACAAATATTCAATTCTTCCACCACATAAAGCTATATCATTTAAACCAATACTTGAACTCGATCCTTTTAACATATGTCCTATTTTACTACATTCTTCAAAATCTTTAATAGTTATAAGATCATTTAATTTATCAATAGAATTAAATGTTTGATCTAAATATATTTTTATAATAGATTCTAAAAATCCACCATCTTCATTATCTATTATTATTAATTCATTGAAAATTTCTGTATTAATAAAAATAGGGTGCATTATATATTTAATTAATATATTTTTTTTATTAATCAACTTTAATTTCTATATAAATAATAAGAGATTAGAGATTAATAATGGACAATTTAAAAAACTTATTTACAAAACAACACGGATCATTTTTTAAATCGTTACAATTTGAGACAATCGTTCTCTTTTTATTTATTATATTCTTTTTTACATATTATTTTAAAAATTCATATGGATTTGTAATTATATTAATTGTATTCGCATTATTTATATCAAGTTCTTACGTTGATGTTAAAAAAGAAGAACTTAGTGACTTTAATCAAATAACTTTAGCTAAATTACAAAAATTACAAAATTTTATAAATTCTGTATTAACAAATAAATTACGATCAATAAATAAAAAAATGTTAACACCACTAGAAAAACAAAAATTATACCAATCAAATGTTTTAGATTCACTTTATATCGATGCAAATATGATTCACTTTTTAGAATCTATATTACCGATGGCAAAATATAATGAAACACAATTCTTATTAATATTAAATGGTACAAATAATATACTTAAAATAAAAAATGAAATTGATACATATTACGAATCCAATAAAACATACCCAGAAAATACTAGCGAATTATTTCAAATGGCTAATAACTTGAAAATTAATGTCATTAATGATATTCATGAATTTATATATACTATTCCAAAAAATCAAATCATGAGAAATTATTTACGCGATATAATCGATAGATACTCTGTTCTTATTGGTAGAATATCTGATTCTATTCATGAAAGTTATAAAAATAATATTAAACAACGCGGTATCAATGTTTCCACGAATTTTGTATCATATGACGAAACTAAACCATTTGATCAACTATCTAACCATTCAACTATACCAGAATTAAATAATAATAAATTACAAAGATTCTATATATAGTTACTTTTAAAAAAGTAACATCAAAACCAATATGTTTTAAACGATTAATGAAATAAATCTTTTTATAATATCTTCTGACATGTAATTTTGTATTAAATTTTCTAAATATACCAAATTCTCTAAATCATTTTTTAAAAACATTTTCAAAGATACATACAATGTAAAAAAATCCCAATAAATATAAAATTCATTTGATGTTTTTTTATCATATTCTCCAATAAATGAGGTCCTGGAGTATCTTGGACAACTAGTAACACCTTTTCTATTTGTCTCAAATATATATGAATTACTAAAATCAATTATATAAAAACGACCTTTACTTAAAAATTTATCAGGATCAATAAATATATTGTGCAAATGAAGATTTCCATGTAAAAAATTATTTTTATTAAATTTCTTCACAAAACTATACAATTCATTTAACACAAATTTTGTATATGTTTTATTTTTCAACAAATAATTATAAACTGAAATTTTATCTGATACTATATATGTTAAATACTTATCTTGCTCAATCCTTATCTCTGGTGTAATTTTTTTATTTAATAATTTCATGTAAACTTCTATTTCCCAGTCATAAATATCTCTATCTATAAAATATTTACTTATATTATTATTACTGTCCTTTTCACAATAACATTGTTGTAAACAATATTTATTTAAATGCATACATTCTGAATCATTACTCCGTATAGAATCCCATGATTTAAATACATTTCTATTTACACTCTTATTATAATTCTTAAACATTTAAATTAATGTTTAAAAATTCTTATCTTTAAATTAAAAAATAATATTTCGTTTATTCTGTACAAAACGCGTATAACGGGTTATATAGTATTTAATTGTTATTAATTTACTAAAGCTCTAGCTTTAAATATACATGATACGAATCCGCTAATATTGGGTGTTGTATATTGTAATTGTCCACCTGTAGTTATATAAAATTCAATACCAGTATCGTCACCAACATATGTTTTTATAATTTCCCAAGATGTTCCTTTATTAACTCCTCTTATATGAAAATGCGTATATAGATTTGTAGTAGCTACAACACGCGCAGTTAAATAACAATCAAATCCCCAATAACCAGAAAACAATAATCCTGTTATATTACTAGCCACCGATTGATTATTATTTGCATTAAAACTAATAGATGTAAAAATATCACCATTATTTGGTGTCATATTTACCCCATTAACATTTAATGTTTGACAATACAGTGTTTTACCAATACTTGCCCCACCTAATGTTGTAAAAGTACCACCGTTTGTAATAGACCCCGCATCTGTACTATTTGAAATACTAACACCTCCAGCAATTAATACACTCCCAGATGTTACACTAGATGAATTACTGGTAGATACACTTGATGCTGAAGAAAATGTAATGGGAATGTAATCTGTAAAACTGACATTTGTTTTACCTGGATCTTGTACTGTTGACCCAAATTCAAATCTATCATTTAATTCATTAAAAATAATTCCAACAATTGGTTTATTATAAATATAAACATAATCTCCACCAGATGGATTTTGAGTTGTCCAAGTAGAAGAAATTGTTGCAATTTTAGTACTACCAGAATAACTTGTAATTTTTCTAACTTGATCATTACTAAAACCAGATGTCACTTTTATCCACCAATTAGTATAGTAATTGTCACTTGCACTTGCACTTGAATGTAATTTAATTTCCGTAGATGTTAACCCAACTTGACTTGGAATAGTCATTACTAAAGGATCTGTTGCATTTACTATATCACCACTAGCTGTATCATTATCCTGTTGATATCTACTAATTATAATACCAGAATCATTTGATCCAGCTGGAGCAGAATTTAATACTAACAAATTGTCCTTGATAACAGTATTTGTTGTATTTATTGATGTGGTTAACCCATTTACCGTTAAATTTCCAACGATTAATGTATTACCTAATACATTTAAATTTTTTGAAATAGCTACTCCACCATTAATTATTAATGACCCTGTACTTACATCCACACTTTCTGTTGTAGATTTCATAAAAACATCTCCACCTATATATAAATTCGAACCTATACCTACACCTCCAGCTATAGTTAATGCACCACCATCACTTTCAGATTGTGCTAATCGAGTAGTTTGTATAGAAATTCCACCTTTTATTATTATAGCAGCCGATAGAACACTAGAACTTGCAATTGTATTATTAAATGTTATAGCACCAGTCAAATATGAAATATTAAACGGTTTTTCTAGTTCATTACCTAAAGAATTATAACGTGATATAGAGAAATCATGTGAAGATAAATCTTTATCTAATGAAAAACGCTTAAAATTTGATGCGTCATATAAATTTATTACATTGTTACTATCACTATTGTAATTAGTCACACCAGATACATATTGATTTCCACCAATGTAAATATCATTTGTTATTCTTGCCCCACCAGAAGTTAATGCAGTATTTAATAAATTACTATTAGTTAGATTTGTTGCAAATAAGTTTGTTATTATAGCACTAGCAACTGTTATATTTGTATTAACAAAATTTGTACTTGTCGAATTTGTCACAGACAAATTACTTACAATTAGATTAGTTGAAGTAATATTTGTATTTAATAAATTACTATTTGTTTGATTTGTTGAAACAACATTTGTAATAACACCTCCACCTGAAGTAAATGTAGTATTTACAATATTTGAAATCGTAGAATTTGTTACATCAGCATTTGTGATAATTGCATTTGTAGAACTTATATTTGTATTTAATAAATTGCTATTTGTTTGATTTGTTGAAAAGATATCAGTAATTACAGCTCCAGAAGATGTTATATTTGTATTAACAATATTTGTATTTGTTCCATTAGTAATTAGCCCGTTTGTTATAACAGAATTCGTTGAAGTAATCGTTGTATTTAATATATTTGTAATTACACCAACACTAGAACTTATATTTGTATTTAACAAATTAGTATTTGTTTGGTTTGTAGAAAAAATATTAGTAATCATACCAACACTAGAACTCATATTTGTATTAACAAAATTTGTATTTGTACAGTTTGTCACAGCCAAATTACTTACAATAGCATTACTAGTAGTAACGTTAGTATTTAATAAATTAGTTACAACAGCATTAGTTGAAGTAATATTTGTCGTTACTAAATTACTATTAGTCGCATTAGTTAAAACGACATTTGTTATAACACCTCCACCTGAAGTAAAAGCTGTATTTATTAAATTACTATTAGTCGCATTTGTAGAAACTATATCTGTTACAACTACTCCACTAGATGTTATATTTGTCGTTACTAAATTTGTATTAGTCGAATTTGTTATAACTGCATTGTTTATTATAGTATTTGAAACCGTAATATTTGTTGCATTTATATTTTCAACAGCCAAAGATCCAGTTGTTAATGATTCTGATATAATAGTATTTCCACCAACACGTAAATTTTTACCAATACCAACACCTCCAGCTACAGTAAAAGCACCACCATTTGAACTATTTGTAACATTTTCTGTAGTATTTATACTTATACCACCATCTACACATAAAGAACCTGTTGATGAATTTAAACTAGATGTTGTAATATTTATATATAATGTTGAATCATATAAATCAAACCGTCTATTTATACCATCTGGACTAATATAAAAATGTTTATTACTGATATTATCTAAATACATTCTATTTTCAGTTACACCACCTACTACTATTATTCCATTTGATGTATCCATATTTAAATTTTTACCTATAAATATACTTTTCATAATACCTACACCACCACCTACAGTTAAAGAACCACCAGCTGTCATACTAGATGCCTCATAAGTACTATTAATACTTATACCTCCATTACTTACCAAACTTCCATTTAATATACTATTAGATATAGTTGTATTTAAAATAGACACGTCACCATTTTGTATTATTAAGGGTGAACTTTCAACAGTTATTTTTTTTAAACGTATATCACTCATAATTTAATTATAATATATAAAGATATTTTATTTTAAAATCTTACACGTTTTTGTTCGTATAGTAATAAAAAAAAAAATAATAATAATTTATAAAATAATAATTATTTATATAATGTTTGAAAGACCCATATTATTTTATAGTAATTATTGTATACATTCCACAAATTTTATAAATTCTCTAATAAAACATTTAGAAATTTACGAATCGTTTATTCGTATAAACATCGACGTTGACCCAGAAACAAAACGTCGACCCGAAGCCTTTTATGAAATTCAATCCGTATTAAATATAAAAATTTCAGAAATACCTACAATAATAGTTGACAATGGTAAATATGTATTAACAGGAAAAGAAGCTTTTAAATGGTTAAAACATCAAATTGATAAAATTGAAGCTGATAGAGAATTAACTCCATTTAATCCTGTTGAAATGGGATCATTTTCTGATTCGTATTCTAATTATGGTTCTAATGATATGAATAATGCAAGAGAACAAAGTTTTAAATTTTTAAATAATACAGATGATAAAATAAATACTCCTCCAGAAAGTTCTGATAAAATTTCAAAAGACGATTATACAAAAAAACAATCTGAAAGAGAAAACTTTAGTAATATTATACCACAAAATCAAAAAGTTTCAACACCACAACAAATACAACAAAAACAATTTGATAAATCATACACTTCTAACAAAAGAGGTGGTAAAATGTCAGAAAAACAAAAAGATTTCGATCAAAGATACCAACAAATGATGATGGACCGTGAAGCGCCACTAATTTAAAAGTTAATCAATATATTCTAGTTAAATTAATTTCTAATTGCGATTTTAATATTATATAAAAATATTTTATTTTATTATTATATAATAAATAATGAAATTTTCTGCAAAAAAATATAACTCACGCAAAAAACAATCTCCTAAATATACTTCAATTAAAAAAAAGATTTCTGTTAAAAAAACATCGCCTAAAAAAAGGACTTCTGTTAAGAAAAGGACTTCTGTTAAGAAAAGGACTTCTGTTAAGAAAAGGACTTCTGTTAAAAAAAGAAGTTCTGTTAAGAAAAGAAAAGTTAAATCACATTATCGTATGAGAGGAATGGGTGTTCTTCTTAGTATGTACGGAGGAGCAGGTGAAGCTTTAGAAATGGAAGTAGCTGAAAAGAAAAAAGAATTATCAGAATTACAAGCTCAATTAGCTGCAGAAAAAAGTGAAGAACGACGACAAAAAATTAAAGAAGCTATGGGTAAAGTAGAAAATGCAATCAAATCATCAAAAGAAAAAATGAAACAATTATTACAAAGTGCATCCGAAACTGCATCTAAAGCAGCAGCAGCTTTAAGTCCTGGATTTAAATCATTAGCTGCAAAACTAAGTTCGGGAATTAAATCATTTGGATCTAAAATAGGAGAAAAAGTAGATGAATTTAAAGAACGTCAAGATATTAAAAATCTTTATGCTGAAAAAGCTAAAAGAGATATTTCACAACTTAAATCCGATAAATTACTAGAAAAAATTCAAGCACGTAAATCTCCTAATCCACCTGCTTATTCTTAATTACATTACTTTTAAAAAAGTAATATCAAAACAGGGCTCACCTTACAGAGCTGAAGCTCTGCTTCGGCGAAGGTCACGCCTGCAACCAAACTACTATATACACTACTATATACATTTTAATAGTTTGGTTGCAGGCGTGACCTTCGCCGAAGCAGAGCTTCAGCTCTGTAAGGTGAGCCCTGTTTTGATATTACTTTTTTAAAAGTAATGTAATTTAACAAGTTTCTATATCTTTTGTTTGTACACTAGAATAAATACCCTTATAATTAGGTAATTCATATCTATAATGTACATGTCTTCTTAACAATTTCTTTTTTATACCAAATTTACTTACATAATAAGGTGATGGGCAAGAAATCTTTATATTAGCATTTCCTAGTTGGTCACTAGTTGCAATACCTGAATTTAGATAATCTTTGTATGCAATTATCGGATTTTCAAATGCCACTTCTGAGTTTTGTGATGCCCAATAAATAACAGTTGTATTAGGTGGTAAATTATTTAAATTCACATTTACCATATTTTCTTGCCATTGCTGATCTTTTTTTGCAATAGGAATAACAGCTGGACCTAAAAATGGAAGATAAAAATCTCTATTAAATAAATAATATAACGCTATACCAATAAGACCAATATTAAATACATTTGATATAGTTTTATTCGTTATAATATAATCCATTAAATCATCGTTATACATTTTTGCATAGCTGTAATTTAAGACAATTAATAATATCAACAATTTTGAAAAGATTTCGAAATACATATATAATATATAATATACAAAATTAAAAAAATATTTTTATAATACAAATGTATTATTTATATCCATGTAATTTTAGAAAATCTTAGATTATTATATATTTTTTAAATCAATTTTAATTTAATTTTTTTTAGAAATTTAAAAAATTGTTTATTAATAATATATCAGAAATGTCTAATGAAAATAATAAAACTAAAAATTTCATTATAAAAGATCAAATTCAAAACTATTTAGATTTAGAAAAATGGTCTCTTTTAAGAGACATTATACTGGCTGTTTTTATTTATTTATTCTATATTAATGCTGATTTTAGTATATCCATAACTGTTATAAAATATTACATAACTTTACTAATAATAAGATATTTAATATCTATAACTACAATACATAAAAATAAAAACGATAATACAAAATATTTTCAAATCAGTGGTCATTTGAGTTTATTTATGCTCTTAATTTTACTTTCTATACAAGTTAATTTATTTAATTTAAATATAAATAAAGATATGGCTTGGATATTAATATTTTCATATGCGTTATTAAATATAACTGTACATAAACATTATTCATCAGATATTTTGTTTACTATGTTATTAGTATATTATTTATACACAAGCACTTATTTTAAACAACTTTTTATAGAATAAACATTACTTTTGTTACTATTACTTTTATAAAATTTATAAAAGTAATTAAAATTAATTAAAATTAATTAAAATTTCGTTTAGATATTTTATTATTTATTGTAGTTTTTCTAAAGTTACTTTATATCTCACTGAATTTTCTTCGTGAAATGTACTTAATTTATGAACACCACCATGTAAATTCAATACAATTTTTATTTCTTGTATTTTGCTATTAATATAATCTTGAAAAGCTTGGGATTTATCAGGTGCGTCTGATTGTAAAATAACGTTTGCGTCAAAATCATTTGTAAAATAAAATTCGTAATCAAAATCAAATTGGGACATTTTATTTATAATATAAATCAATATAAAAAAATTTTGATTTAACAATAATATATATATTATTAAATTACATTAAATTGCATTAATTTGCATTAATTTACATCAAATTACACCAAAATTTAATTGTATAGTATATATAAGGACATTAAATGACAGATATTACAAATTTAATTTTTGATAATATTCCATTAGGTATTCTTAATTTTAATTCAAAAGGAAAATGCTTTTATGCAAATAAATTCATGTATAATATATTTGGATTAAATTTCTTAAAAGATATAAATATAAATTTTTGTAAATTATTTAAAGAATCAATACACAAAGATGATATACAAAAAGAATTAAATATATGTGATAATTTTTTATTTAGTTTACAAAATACAGAAAGCATTTCTAGAATTTACAATAAACAAAAATCCGAATATCGTTATACCCTTATTAAACGCGTTTTTTTAAAACAGATAGAAGAAAAATTACATTATATCTATGTATTTCAGGATATCCATGAAAAAAAACAATTAGAATCACAACTAAAAACACAAAATTTAAAAAATACAACATTACATAAAGACGATTTATCTTTACTCTTAAATATGAGTCATCAAATAAGAACACCATTAAATGGTATTATAGGAATGTTAACATTATTGGAAGACACAAATCTTTCTACAAATCAATTAGATTATATATCTATGGTAAAAGAATGTTCATTTAATTTAATAACTATAATTAATGATATTTTAGATTTTTCTAAATTACAAAATAATAAAATTACATTAAATATAGATCAAGTTAATATCAAAGAATGTATAAGTATTGTAAATAATATTGTTTTACCTAAAATTTATGAAAAAGGATTAAAATACAATTTTAAAATAGATAGTAGTATTCCACATTATATAAATGTAGATCAAATTCGCCTTGAACAAATTATATTAAATCTTTTAACAAATGCTATAAAATTTACAAACACTGGTAATATATCAATTAATATTTATACAATTTCCTTAGATAAATATACGTTTTTAAAAGATAAATATTGTTTAGATTATAATACAATTGATGGCATACAAAATATCAAATTGTATATACGTTTTGATATTAATGATACAGGATGTGGGATAGATTCTAGTGATTATAATAAACTGTTCAAGTCTTTTAATCAATTCAATCTTAATAATATTTCATCACAAATATATGATAGTACTGGTTTAGGATTAACTTTATGTAAAGAATTATTAAAATTAATGAATGGATTTATATGGCTTGATAATTCTTCTTTAAATAAAGGTTCAACTTTTTCATTTGTTATACCTATTGAACATAAATATATAAATGAATCCATAAATGAACAAATAAACGAATCGATAGACGATTCTATTTTAAAAGATCTCTGTGTATTAATAATAGATGATAATTTACATAATAGAATTTCACTTACAGGTATGGTAACAAAATGGGGTATGAAGGCTTATGCATTTGGTAATTGTGAAGAAGCTTTGTGTTATACACAATTATATAAATTTGATATTGGTTTAATTGATAGTTACATGCCAGAAATGAATGGTATAAATTTTGCCATCAAACTTAGAGAACAAAAAGAATCGTTTAACAATAACATACCATTAATCTCTTTATCATCTTCTGATGATAACATCACAAATAGTTTAAATTATTTTAAAGCATTTTTATTAAAACCAATTAAAGAAAGTGAACTTAAAAATAAATGTATGTCTGTTATAAATTCTCTCCACCAACATACACAATCTCAACATAAACAAGACAATAATATAGAAGAATATTATAAAGATCAAATAAAAATTTTAGTTGTAGAAGATAATTTAGTAAATTCAAGAATACTTGTTAAATTCATAGAAAAATTAGGATATAACAACATTACTACTGCTAGAAATGGCCAACAATGTTTAGATTTATTTTTAACAAATGATTATGACATAATTTTCATGGATATTAAAATGCCTATAATGGATGGAGATGTAGCTTTACAAAAAATATTACAATATGAAAAAGATAATACAAATAAAAAAAACCCATTTATTGTATCTATATCAGCATATAGTAACAAAGAAGATAAAGATAAATATTTACAAATTGGATTTAACGATTATATAATTAAACCTATAAATATGTCTAATTTAGAAAGTATTTTTACTAATTATTTTAATAATTCATTATTGTAAACATTTTTTAAAATTACACCACATTTCTTGATCTAAATATAATTTATACATATTTTTACAATTTAAATCTTCACATACTTTTTCAAACTCTATATTATATATATTACATATAAATTCTAAAACACATTTATTCTGTTTTATTGTTAATGTATTATTTTTAATATCACCACACGCATCTATTAATCCTGATATCCACATTTTTGTAAAATTTAAATTATCTTTTATTATCATTGGTATTTTACCTTTATCATTTAATACATTCCATAATTTTAAATTTTCTATAATGAATGGATTATAAATACTTATACTATTTATATTATTAATATTATAATTACTCTTCAATTCATCTTTTACATATTTTAATCGTAATACATTATCGTTTTCAATAATTAATACATTATGTTTAATACAAACATTTGAACCATTAAAAAACCCTAATAAATAAACAGTATTTTCATTTAAATACAAAAAAGATTGAGATCTTAATTTATTACTTACAAATGATTCAATTTTAATACCAGTATTTCTTTTTTGTAAATAATCAACCCATTTTTGTATTAAATCTTTTTTATCCATAGTATTCATTATAATTTTATCATTGAAAAAACTCCAATTTAATTGTGTTTCTGATATATGATTAGATATATTTAATTGATTTGGTCTAATAATAAACCAACATTCTCCACCTAAATTCTCAATCATCTTTTTTTCATTTAAAAAACGACAATCTCCTATACAAAACTTCGTATCTTTATTCTTTTCTAAATGTATCATTGTTTTATTAACATGCCAATTTGGATTATATCGTCTTATAATATCAGTACCTAATATTTGTAATATTTCTCTAATTGACTTAAATGAACTTAAATCACCTACATCCTTTGTATTTATTTGTAATTCTTTAGCAATATATTCCGTTTGATTTGATAAATCAAATTCCATTTCTTTATCTTTTAACTTTTCTAAAGTATCTCTATTAATATCTAAACATTTACATATTATATCTTTTAAATTATCTGCAAAATAAATCACCTTGTAACTATATTTAGAACAAACGTCTGCCAATTCTGTTTTACCACTTCCCTTTCTACCACTAAAACTAATTATTCTAGGTAAATTCATCCTATCCTACTATTTATATTAGAAAAGAAATTAATATAATTAATATAATTAATATAATTAAAATAACTAATATACGCATTATTTTAAATTTTTTATTATTTTATTTGTTATTTTATTTGTTATTTTATCGAGTCTTCTAAAATTTCTTTAATTGTAATTAATTCCAATTCTGCTTTTAATAATATGTCTTTTCTATTTACAATATCTCGTTCCGATTTTTGTATCAATTTAATTATATAATCCACTAATACAGAACATCCAGAATAATTTTTTACAAGTTTATTATATTTTTCATTTAATAATGTAAATTTATAAGTCGGAACTGTTGTTTTTATCATAATATCATATCTCGTTTTCATTTCGTTCATACTCTGAATTATAATATTTTCACTATATTCCGTCTGTAAATTTACAAATTCAGTTTCTAAACAATTGTATTGTTCTTTTAAACTATTTAACGATTTTTGTAATTTTTCATTTTCTCTTTTCAATTCAACCAATTCTTTATTTCTATCCATATTTAATTTAATTAAACATAATTAAATTATTTAATTAATATCAATTACAAATATTTAATTTATAATTTTTATTATATTTTATATTCAATTCTTTAGCTTTTTCATCGTAAGCTTTAGCAGCATCTATTTCGTTTTCGAAATTTCCTAATCTTATAACTTTTTTATTTAACATAATCTGCGTATTAAATGTTCCATTTTTACATTTCACAACACCTACATATCTACTTGATTTTATGTCTTTATAAGATTTTTTTAATTCACTGTATATATTTTTTTCAATGGTTACGTAATTAGGTATATCATTTAGTATATAATTTGTGTCATAATTATTATTAAAATACAAAGCTTGTTGATTATACATTTTAGCACATTCTATTTCGTTGTCATTACTTCCTAGTGTAATATGTTTGAATTTAAATCTCATATTCGCCACAAATGTTTTTCTAGTATTATCATAATATACACCTATATATTTTGAAGATTTTTTCTCAAATACCAAATTTTTATTCTCTTCTGGAATATCTCTAGGATTTGGAATATAACTATTAATTTTATTTAAATTATAATTTCTATTATCATTTATATTTAAATAACTTGCGTAATCATTATAAGCTTTTGCTCCATCTATCTCATTATCGTAGTAACCTAAAAAATAAGATTTATAATCTCTTACAAGATCAGCTCTCCACTTTTTTCTTCTTTCTTCCCAAAAAACTCCAGTATAAATTCCAATTTTTTCAGTTTCTGAAATTTTATTCTCTATTTCATTTTCTTCATTATTTTCAGGTTCTTGATTATTTATATCAACAAAATTATCACCACTTTTATATTGTTTTATAAATTCTAAACATTTAATAATAGTATTTACTGCATTATCTAATTCAGTTTGATCTTTAAAAAAAAACCACTCTGCACGTTTTTTAATTCTATATGGTTTTAACATCAAATGTATAGTTTTTTCAGCAGAATCCACATCAACAGTTTCAAATTGTCTATCTATTAACAAAGATTTTTCACTTGAACTTACATTTAAACCACTAATTCTATCTATGGGGTTTTTAGATTTACCAATTTTATATCTACCTAATTTAGCAGTTTCTTTTATAATATAAATATATCCAGATTCTCTAAAAAAGCCTTCTGTTTCTGGTTTAGTTTCTAACATTTCTATTTTTTTTTGTTGTTCTTCTAATTGTCGTTTTAATTTATTTGATTCATTGAAAATAATATCATCTAAAATATTTCCTGCCCATTTACGAAACTTTTTAGCTATTTCCTTTTTACTATTGTAAAGTAAACGATAAACTCCTTGTGAAGTTAAAAATAAAGCCTGTTGAGTACCACCTTCTGGGGTATAAGCTTTCCTTAACCCCCGCTCATCTTCATCATAATTTTGTATAGAAACATTAATATTAGACAATTTCAAAGCATTACCTATATCACTTGCTCTGAACCAATAAATTTTTTTATTATCTATATTTTCCTCTATAATAGATATAGGATTATTTTCAAAAGCTTTTACTATACAATTTGGATTATTCTTTTCTGTCATAGGCTCTAACTGGTTATACCCTTGTATGATATTATATGTTTAAATTAAAAACGCATTTAATTTAAATAAATTAATTATTCTTTATACCATTCCATATTATTATTTTTATAATTTCTTGATTTATACAAGTTCATAAACATCTTTTTAAGAGCAGAATAATGTGGTTTTTCATTGAAATCTAAATTTTTTACATATTTTAAAAAAACTACAAATTCTTTAGACATACCTGAACATAAATCTTCTTCCTTTGTCGATTCCTTTTTCTCACCTATTAATCTATATTTTTCTTTTTTGTCTTTATGCTTGATTCCCATCCATGGTAATCGTCCCTTATATAGATAAACCAATATATATGCTATGGATTCTAAATCATCCTTTCTAGATTGTTCTTTTTGCCTATGCGAAGCTATGCTACTATATCTCGCAGTTCCAACGAATTTTCTAGTATTTACCAATGGTATATGTTCATTATTTTTTGTAAGATATCTTTTTGATAATCCAAAATCTATACAATATAATTTATTTAAATCTTTGTATCCAATAGCAAAATTATCTGGTTTTATATCTCTATGTATATACCCATGATTATGAACATGCTTTATTATATCTATCATTGTCACCGCTAATAAAACAATGGTTTTCATTGCTATCTTTTTATGTTTTTCTAATAAACTTTCTAAACTTGGACCTAATAAATCCATTACTATTATTTTTCTGTCATTTTCATTGTCTTTTATAATTTTCATTTCTGCTATTCCATTTTCTCTACTCATAATTTTTTTATAAATAGCTGCTTCTTCTATTAATGACTTTTGACCATCTCTTTCATCGTTTTTTATTGGGATTTTTAAAGCAACTAATTCCCCTGTCCGTTTATTTTTAGCTTCAAAAACATCTCCAAAAGAACCAGAACTAATATATTTTGTAATAGTGTAATTATTAATATCTGTACCGATTAACTTAGTTATCGTATTAATATTATCTTGATTATCCATTACATATAGCTATATAAAAAAATATAAAAATCAACCACATTTAAATTTTTTGTTAATTAATATTAGTAAGCAGAATTAACACTTGGAGAATAAATAAACATATTACCAATAAACAAAGTTGGCTGCATATTATTATGTGCAAGACTATTTCCTGCAGTAACAGTAGTAATACCTGTTGTATTTGAATTTACTGTAATATCAGTAGTTGAATTTCCTGTAGTTTGATTATATTCATCATTATCAGCTCCATCACTAAATCCACTGGGACCATTATCACCTGCTTGATTTTGATAACCATGAGTATGTCCTGGATCCGTAATACTATGTGCGTGACCTGGATCAGTTACTCCGTGATTATGAGTTGGCATTTCTCCTACTGTAAGTGTATGTTCTTCTTCACCAAGAGATGTTCCTAATGGTCTATTAGTAGTGCTTGGCCCATCACCAATACCACCAGCAACTCTACCTCTCATATCTGGAATTTTAAATGTACTAGAATGATTTGACCCAAATTGTATTCCAATTATATCATACAATTCTTCGTAATCAGTTCTTGATAAACTTCTACCATCACATATCATCCACCCATGATGATCTAATTCATGTGCTGAAAATTTCAAATCACCAATTTGATGTGTTTGTAACGTTATCCATTTGTCTCTAATATCATCGTATACATTAACACTACCATAACTCTTTTTAATAAATGCCGATTGGGGACTATATTTATTTTGATTCATTGTATATAATACATCAATATTTTTTTTACACATAAATCAAAAATTAATACAAATATATTAATTTACGGTGTGGTTTTACATTTTTTATACATTTTTTGTTTAATGTATAAAAAATATACATTCCGGATTTTTTGATCGAATAAATTTACATTAATATTATTATGGACAAAATAATCTATTAAAATCCTTAACCTTTCCCATTGATAACTGAGGTCTTTGATTAAACCCAGATATTACTAATCTGCAATTTATCTCTTTTAGCATATCACTTAATTTTATTTTATTGGTATTAAATTTCATCTTATTGTTGGCGTCCTTTGTAGAATTATTATTAACGAATTCAAAAAAACACGATGTAAAAGCACCTTGACTTTGATTTCGAATGAACGCATCTGCAGAAGTTTGAGGATCCAAACAACCTGAAAAATTAAAAGCATCTGCTTGTGAAGTTTTAGATTTTTCATTTGTTAACCCAAATTGATTTGACCATTCAGAACCATTGTATTTAATAGCTTTATTAATCTGACCATTTTTATAAGTAGAATTAGATTGTAAATTAAATTGTAAATCAAGCATAGTTCCACTATGACAACAATCAGTAAATGTCCATAACAGTACACCAGCTGGTAAACAATTAACCATATTTGCAAATAACCAATCATCACGAATTACACCAGATGTTTTATAATCAGCTGGTACTAATACACTATCTTTACCATCAGATTCATCTCCGTTATTATCACTTAACTGTGATCCATGACCCGAATAATAAAAAAACAAGGTATCTCCTGATTTACACCCCGTAACAAATTTTTTAATATTACTTTCCATATTCTGTTTTGTAGGTTTTAAAACGGATTTATGGTCGTCTGTTAATACTGTTATTGAATCTTTACTGTAACCACTAACGTTTTCTAATAAAAATTTATTAATATTTGAGATGTCATTTATACACCCATTTAAAGCACTATCTGTTCCAGCATAATTTATACCTATCAATAATGCGCGTTTCATTTGATTTTATACAAAGAGTATATAAAAAAATATCCACTAATTTATTACAAATTAACGCAAAAATACGTTTAACTCAAATACGTTTAACGCAAAAAATACGTTTAATAATCCTTTTCGATTTCTTGTATATACTCTAATAAATTAAAACGGTCTCTTAAATTTTCTTTATGATAAACGTCTTTTATTTGTAAAGGACTCCAAATAACTTCAAAAGGCATTAGTAAAAGTAATCGAAAATTACAATTTGGATTAAATTTTGTAATTAAACTTTTAAAGGTGTGTATGTCACTTTCAGTTGTTTTATATGAACCGTGTTCTTCCCTTATAAATAATATCGGTTCATTTGATAAAATGTCGTCTTTAAAACGAGCAACTCTACGATTTAATCTGTCTGGAAAATTATCTAAATTGTAGTGAGCTGATCTAATTTCAGTAGTATCTAAAAATATATCTCTTTCAAATTCAATTCGTTTAGTTATCCTAATTGGTATGTCATTAATTATTTTATCGATTATAAAATTTACGTCTTTAAAACTAACTGATAAAAACCATTCAAAAATGCTGGATTTACCTTTTAAATTTATTTTTTGCATGTTCCAAGATATATTACACCCTTCTCCTAATAGTATTATAATCATTTTATTATAATATTATTCTATATTTTATATTATTGCTATTATTATCTGTTATATTATATTTATTCTACTTTTGTGATTAATATATAATATAATGAACTATACTCTCTTATTGTAATGATTAGTTTATAAGCCAGCAGCAGTTAATCTTGCTTCTAGACTAACTACTCTGGTTTCTAAATTTTGTATTGTAGTCGCTTGTTGTTGCGTTAATGTTTTTTCAGCTTGTAATTGTTCTTTTAATAAAATTATGTCTTTTCTTGATTCTTTTATACCAGCAAAACCTAATGTAAATATATAATCATAATTAAGTTCATGGAAATCATCTACTTGTCTACCATAAATAAAAATTGTTTCTTTTAATCTTTCATCACTTGTTACTTTAAATTTAATTATATCTTCATCTGCATAAATAACTGTTGTATATACACCAGATAGATCATCTTCATCAACCATTATTTTTATGATATCTTTTTCTTTTAAATTGTAATCGTTCTTGACAGTAATTAACGTTTCATTTTTTTCAAGAATATCTACTACTTTCATAATATCAGGAATAACTCCTTGATGTATTGATACTGCTTCTGGGCAATGTTCAAATACATTTTGTGCTATAAAACCTATATTCTTTCGTGGATTTCTGATACTATCTTTATATGTATAAATTTCTGGATTAATATTATCAATGTGATTTAAATTAATTGTTTCATCGCTGAGATTTTTAATACGAATATCAGAAGATGCTAAGAAATTAGTTTGTGTTAAAATAGCAGTACTAGCAAAAATTGATATCGGTTGATTACT